GTAAATTAACTGTCATCGATGGTCTTCATAGACTAGCCAAAGCCGTTAAAAACAAAATAGAAACTTTGCCGGTAAAGTGCATTACCAATGATGAATTACAAAGCGCACATTTGAAGAAAGGTGTGGCAGAGGGATGGAAGGAGGGAGTGGGGTACACTGCTTTAGTAGGTTTGTTAAGTTTTGGTGCAATTAATCGTCTAAGTGATTTGGTTAATTCAGAAATTACAGGTGAACCAACTAATGTCTGGACAAATTGGAACAGTGGGGTTAATCGTAGGAATAACGTAAAAAGTTCAATTGGTCAAGGAATAGAAAGTGTAAAGTCCATATCTAGTGATGGAGACAAAAAATTTGAAATGACTCTAACTGATGGCCGCAAAGTTATTTTTACTGCAAAAGATTTAGAAAAAGCCAAAAGAGTTGCAGCAGCGAGAAAAGCTAGCGAACCTGTCGAAGTTAAAGAGCAAGGGGTAGAGGAAGCTTACCATTATGATCGTGACCGCAATGCCAGTAATTGGGATAATATAGGTGAAGAATATGAGGGGGATGAGGATCATCAAGAAATTGGCTTTTTTGTTGCCATTGGGGACGAAGAGGATGGAGGGTTTATTGGTATGATTAACAAAGAAGGTGGCAAATGGCGTGAGACTGCTATAGCTGGTAATACCCCTTATGCTTGGGGAGGATCTTATATGGGATATTTAAGCCCCAATGATGTCATGCAATGGATAAACCGAGACTATGGTCGTAGTGCAGAAGTTGCTGGCCCATTTGAAACAGAAGAAGAAGCTCGAGAGTATGCTGCTTATAATTTTGGATTGGGTGGCAATCTGTCAGAAGGTAAAAAATACTATACAGTAACAGGCACAACTGATGAATCATTGACAAAAGATTTTGGTCTGACTCAGGACCAGAATGGATGGTTCTTATTAGAAACAGCAAGTAGCAAACAAAAGATTGACGCATATCGTGCATTTGGTAGCCCCAAAATTATTAAAGAAGGCGCAAACTTCTCTGCTTATACAGGATCAGCAAATACACTAGGTGGTGACAGCCCAGTTAGCCCCATTGGCAGTATACCAAAAAAACAACCCAGCTTAGTTAAAGCGCAGCACAAAAAGACAAGGACTAAATAATTATATGAACGATGAACTAATTAAAGCAATGAAAATTGCATTCTCTACAGAATTTTCATTCTATTTAAAATCTGCTTTCTATCATTGGAATGTGGAGGGCCCAGACTTTGCTGAATACCACGAACTATTTGGCAAAATTTATGAAGAAGTCTACGGTAGTATCGACGATTTTGCCGAAAACATTCGCAAATTGGGAAGTTATACTCCCGGCAGTTTTACACGATTAAGCATGCTCACTGAGATCCAGGACGAAACCCAAGTCCCACCAGTGTCAATGATGATAGAAGAATTACTGTCTGACAGCGACAAAACGGTCAAAATACTTAAATTAGTCTATGATCTTTCTGAGTCAGCAGGAGAATATGGGTTATGTAACTTTTTAGCTGATAGAATGGACGCTCATAGAAAACACAGCTGGATGCTTAGGGCAAGCACCAGATAACGATCACACTACCTCTAGGACCGTGTGTGGGCGGCTACCTGCCTCAAGACTGCTGAATTCGCTACTCAGAATCTCGAAAGTGGTAGCACTTTTTTCGACTAAAACAAACACCAAGGTGTTTGACTTTTCATTTTCAATCTGTTAAACTGTTTATTTAGGAGTATATATGTCAGAACGGTCATTTAATGGCGAAGCCAAAATTAAATTAGTTAATTTAGTCAATGAAGGCATGAGTGTTTTGCGAGAAGTAGAAGATTTATCCGCAGGTCTCAGTGATACCATAAAGGCAATAGCAGAAGAACTTGAAATCAAACCGGCTATTTTACGCAAAGCTATTAAAATTGCCCACAAGGCAAACTTGGGGGATACCAATCGAGATCATGAGGAATTGAATTCCATACTTGAAGTTGTTGGAAAAACGTTGTGATCTTGGATGTCACTCGTGGTGTTTTGTCGTGGATAAAAGATGACTACCGCACACACCCTATTAGGTTTGCAATTGAGATCTTTGCCTGGGCCATTAGTATTGGCTGCTCCATAGCGATGTCTCTAACAGTGCCAAATCCTCCACTTATGATTTTATATCCAATTTGGATGCTGGGATGCTGTATGTATGCCTGGGCTGCTTGGACTCGTAAAAGTTTTAGTATGTTGGCTAATTACTGCTTACTGGTGACGATTGACAGCATAGGTCTCATCAGAATGTTAACTACTTAATTGCAGGAGATTTATCATTAGTTATATTGATGCTTTATTAGACAAACAAACAGATATAGTTCATGTCGTTGAACGTGTCAATGGCTTGAGGGTATATCAAGAATACCCTGCCAATTATGTTTTTTATTATTCTGATCCAAAAGGAAAGCATAGAACCATCTTTGATACCCCCGTTACTAAGTTTACTACACGCAGTGGTAAAGAGTTCCAAAAAGAAAAACGCATGCATAGCGGAACACAAATTTGGGAAAGCGACATCAAACCAGTAAACCGATGTCTTGAAACAAATTATTTAAATGCCGATACTCCCAAACTGCATACTGCTTTTTTCGACATTGAATCAAATTTTCACCCTTCACGAGGATTTGCGCCTGCCAGCGACCCCTTTAATAATATAACTGCCATATCTGTGTATCTAGACTGGTTAGACAGACTGGTGACATTGGCTTTGCCACCCAAAACAATAAGTTGGGAAACCGCCCTGGAGATATGCTCAAAGTTCGAAGATTGTTACATCTTTGAGCGTGAAGAAGATATGTTGGATTCCTTTCTAAATTTAATTGATGATGCCGATGTCATCAGTGGTTGGAATTCAGAAACCTATGATATACCCTATACAGTGGGTAGAATTGTTAGAGTGCTCAGCAAAGATGATACTAGACGCTTATGCTTGTGGGACCAATATCCCAAAGCTAGAGAGTTTGAACGTTTTGGCGCTAAGAATATCACCTATGACCTAATAGGTAGGATTCACTTAGACTACATGCAACTCTATAGAAAATATAATTATGAGGAACGGCATAGTTATAGTTTGGATGCCATAGGTGAATATGAATTAAATGAACATAAAGTGCCCTATGAAGGAACATTGGATCAATTGTACAACAGGGACTTTGAAAAATTCCTTGAATACAATAGGCAAGATACTCGTTTGTTGGCAAAGCTAGATAGAAAGCTCCGTTTTTTAGATTTAGTCAACACCATTGCACACGACAATACTGTGTTGTTGCCCACAACAATGGGAGTAGTACAAACCACGGAGCAGGCAATTATAAATGAAGCACACAGCAAAGGATTGGTCGTTCCTGATAGAAAAGGCCGAGACGAAGACGAAACACATGCGGCAGGTGCCTATGTTGCTACTCCCAAAAAGGGAATGCATGAATGGATCGGAGCAATCGACATCAACAGCCTGTACCCATCAACCATACGCGCCCTCAACATGGGGCCTGAAACAATCATTGGGCAATTGAGACAAGACCATACCGAAAAATACATCTCCGACAAAATGCTGGCAGGTGAAACATTTTCTGGTGCTTGGGAGGGGTTGTTTGGTAGTTTGGAGTATGAAGCCGTTATGAACGGTGATAACAGACTAAATTTAACCATTGACTGGGAAGCAGATGGTACTAGCTCATCGGTTACTGCCAACGAAGTCTGGAACATAATATTTAACAGTGGTAAACCCTGGATACTCAGCGCTAATGGGACCATTTTTAGTTATGAAAAACCTGGTATAATACCAGGTTTATTGGCTCGTTGGTATTCTGAACGTAAAGATCTACAAAAGAAACTCAAAGAAGCTCAGGCCGCGGGCAATGCTGAAGATATAGAATACTGGGACAAAAGGCAATTGGTGAAAAAAATTAATTTGAATTCACTGTATGGTGCAATTTTGAATCCAGGTTGTAGATTTTCAGACATAAGAATTGGTCAATCAACTACGTTAACTGGTAGAGCCATAGCCAAGCATATGTCTGCCACAGTTAACGATATCATAACTGGAAATGCTGACCATCGAGGAGAGTCAATTATTTATGGTGACAGCGTTACTGAGGACACAAAAATTAAAACCGACTCAGGAGAAATAACTATCAAGGAGTTATTTAATCAATGTCAACATCATTCCATTATAGAAGGCAAAGAATATGGCACACACTCCTTTGCTAAAGTAATTGGGTTTAATGCGTTTGAAGATTCTCCGGTGATGAGTGAAATTACTTATGTTATGCGTCATAAAACTAAAAAGAATATTTATGAAATAACACTAGAAAACGGAAAAATAGTCAAAGTAACTGAAGATCATAGTGTAATGGTCGATAGAGATGGTTTTCTAATAGAAGTTAAACCAACTGAAATTTTAGACAATGATCTAATTATTTGTTTATGTCATTCAAAAGGTGACAAAATAGATGTTGAACGCACAACGGTAAAAAGTGTAGTATGTATTGGGGAAATAGATGATTATGTTTATGATATCAGTATAGATAAACAAGACCCATTTTTCTTTGGAAATGATATACTTTTACATAATACAGACTCGGTCTATTTCAGTGCGTGGCCTGTAGTCAAATCTGAGGTTGCGGCTGGCACAATGCCCTGGGACAAAGAAACTTGCATTCAAGTCTACGATAACATTGCAGACCAAGTAAATGCCAGTTTTCCTGGATTTATGGAACGTGCGTTTCATTGCCCTCGCAGTATGGGTGAAATAATCCGAGGCGGTAGGGAACTGGTTGCCAGCAAGGGATTGTTTATTAAAAAGAAACGCTATGCTGCAATTATTATTGACAAAGAAGGTAAGCGGTTGGATGTCAATGGTAAACCAGGAAAAGTCAAGGCCATGGGTTTGGACTTGAAACGCAGCGACACTCCCAAAGTAGTCCAAGATTTTCTCAGTGAGATTTTACTAGACGTACTCACTGGTGCTCAACGCGATGAGATCATTGCCAAAGTTCGAGAGTTTAAAATTAAATTTCAGGATAAAAAACCCTGGGAAAAAGGAACACCAAAACGGGTTAATAACTTAACAAATTACACAGAAACAGAACATGTAAAAGGCCGCGCCTCTATGCCAGGTCATGTCAGAGCTGCCATGAATTGGAATAATCTTAGGAGATTACACGGTGACAATCACAGTTTGGCAATCGTAGATGGCATGAAAACCATAGTATGTAAGTTAAAAAATAACCCCATGGGCTATACCAGTGTGGGATACCCCACTGACGAAACTCGTATTCCAAGTTGGTTTAGGGATCTTCCATTCGATGATTCATTGATGGAAGCTGGTATCGTGGATCAAAAGGTCGAGAACCTCTTGGGGGTACTCAACTGGCACATTACAGAGAACACTGACATTGATTCCACTTTTAACTCTCTTTTTACATTTGAATAATAGTCTCTAATAGATGGTGAAATGACGAGAATAAAATTCAGCATTTCTCTTGTAATTTCACCGGCATTTATGCTACAATCATAAAATAACTTTAAGGATAATTATGGTAGATAACCTTCAAGATGTTCTACGCGACATCGTTCAACACACACATGGACTTGGCTTTATTGATTTAGTAAAGGTCACAGGCACTGAAGTTGATACACAGCTTTCGGCACTAGCGGAAGACAGATCTGTTATTGTTCAGGCCAAATTCAATGGCATTATCAGCAACCTCATTGGAGTTTTTGGTATGCCAAACCTAGGCAAACTTAATACAATTTTGAACATATCAGAGTACAAGGAAGGAGCGAAACTCAAAGTTGTAACTCAGATTAAAAATGATGAAAATGTACCAGTGGGCATTCACTTTGAAAACAAAGTTGGAGACTTTAAAAACGATTACAGGTTTATGAGCTCTGAAATCGTCAATGACAAATTGAAAACAATCAAGTTCAAAAATGTAAATTGGAATGTAGACATTGTACCCAGCGCAGCCAGCATTCAACGTTTAAAATTTCAGGCCAGCGCCAACAGTGAAGAAAGCACGTTTGTTGCTAAAACTGAAAATGGCGATCTAAAGTTTTTCTTCGGCGATCACAGCAGCCATGCGGGTAACTTTGTGTTCCAAGCAGGTGTTACTGGAACATTATCCAAGGCTTGGGCTTGGCCTGTGACAGCAGTGCTAAGTATTCTAAGTTTACCCGGAGACAAAACTTTTAAAATCAGCGATGAAGGGGCAGCAATGATTACAGTGGATAGCGGAATGGCCCTGTACAATTACATCTTGCCGGCTCAGACCAAGTGATCAGTATGGATCGCGACAATCTAACTGCCAAGCAACTAGCCGCTGATGGCAAATCTCGTTATGCTGTTTTCTTACCGGCACTTAGCGGGTTTTATTCTACCTTCATTGGCAAACAACGAGTTGAGAACTATGTAGACCCCGCACGTTTACCTGTAAGTTTTGAACACGGAGTAGAAGGGTTAAATTATCTAAATGCCGATCAAGGATATTTTACCTATAAGTGGAGTCTCTACAGCGCAGGTCATGCTAATTTGGACTTATCTATTCCAGATCCATCAGAGGACATGATTAGAAATCGCGATAGGAAAAACACCATGATCTTGGGAGACAGTGGAGGATTCCAAATTGCCAAGGGAGTCTGGGAGGGAAACTGGGCTGACCCCACAGATGTAAAAAGCGAAAAACGCAGAGCCAGTGTGTTAAAATGGCTGGATGGCATCAGTGACTATGCTATGACTTTGGATGTTCCAACTTGGGTAACACACGACAAAGAAGCAGGTAAAAAAGTAGGGATAAAAACCTATGCCGATTGTATTAACACCACATTGTATAATAATGAATACTTTATTCGTAATCGCAATGGTGATGCCAAATTTTTGAATGTACTACAAGGCAGTAATTTCCGTGAAGCCGACGATTGGTATAGCCACGTAAAGAAGTTCTGCGACCCCAAACAATATCCCAATGAACATTTTAATGGCTGGGCCATGGGGGGCAATAATATGAGTGAAATTCACTTGATATTACGCAGACTGGTGGAACTCAGACACGATGGTCTATTAGAAAAAGGAATACACGATTGGATGCACTTCTTGGGAGTGGCTAAATTAGAATGGGCATGCATGTTAACCGACATACAAAATGCCATTAGAAAAAATCATAATGAAAATTGGACCGCTAGTTTTGATGCCGCCAGTGCCTTTTTAGCCACAGCCAATGGTATGATTTATCATCACAATGAATACAAGGATCGAGGTAATTGGACTTATAGAATGACATCTGGTGCTGATGATCGACGTTACTCACTGGATACTAGAAATTGGCGTGAAGCTATTTTACAAGATAAAATTCTTAAAGAACTCATGGCCAGCCCAATAAGTAAGCGTACACAAATGAAGGACATCTGCATATACGGTGCAGGGACCCCTGACTGGAACAAGGTCAACGCTGACGGAATAGATCATGTTAAATTATTCAAAGACCCGTTACTGTTAAACGATCCCAAATATTGGTTGACACTGGGGGATAAAAATAAAATAGGCAAAGTGGGCGCCACAAGTTGGGATAGTTTTAGTTATGCAATACAAATGGGTCACAATATCTGGGCTCATATTGAAGCAGTTCAAGAAGCCAATAGGCTATATGAATCTGGTACTTCTATTCCTGGCATGTTAATACGCGAGACCTTTGACCGAGTTTTATTTAGGGACATCATTAATGCTATATTCGAAACCAGTGATAAACAAAAAAGTTTGGACATCATTGAGGAACACAGCAAATTTTGGATGGGAATAACTGGTACCCGTGGGCTCAGTGGCAAAAAATCTGTTAATTCTCACAGTCAATTTAGAGTCTTATTTGAAGAAGTGGATGAAGACGATCCCAAAGATTCCACTGAGTTAGATGAAAGAAAGCTTGAATCATTGAACGCCGATGAATAATAAAAGTCTAATAGTAGGTATGGGATTTGGTCAAGCAGTCTACAAGTCTGTGCTGGAAGATCAGGGTCGTCAAGTAATCACCGTTGATCCCGTTCGCCCAGCTGATTTTAAGCATATCAATGATGCACTGGCAGAGCACCAGCATTTTGGAACTGTTAATATTTGCACACCAAACTATACACATGAATCAATTGCTAGGTCTCTGGCAGCTCAAACTGATATTATCTTTGTGGAAAAACCCGGTGTAAGAACTGCCACTCACTGGCAAGCATTACATGATGATTTCCCAAAAACTCGGTTTATGATGGTTAAAAATAATCAATACCGAACTGAAATAGAAAAATTTAAAGATCTAGCCCAGCAATCTAATAATGTATATTTACGTTGGAATAATAAAAACAGAATACCCAATCCCGGCAGCTGGTTTACTAATAAATATCTGTCGTTTGGAGGTGTTAGCCGCGATCTAATGCCTCACTTGTTGAGTTATGTCACTGCATTCACTGATTACACGAGTCTTCAAACTACCAGTGTAGTAATGCAAAATTTTACTTTGCCTGATATAACTAGCACAGACTACGGAGTCATCGACCATAATGGAGTATATAATGTAGATGATTATGCAAACTTATCCTTTGTTGTTGGAAAAACTCGTTGGATATTGGAAGCAAACTGGAAAAATAATAGACAAGATGACGCTAGTATTAGCTTTGATCTGGGCAACAGTGCAATTAGATTTGAGCTGGGGTTATGCCCGGAATCCGCGTATAATAAAATGATACAGACAGCTATCGATCAGCAGAACAATGCTGATTTTTGGAAAAATCAATTTGATCAAGATATATGGATACATCAGCAGCTGGAACGAATGTAAATAGAATTTTGATGACTCAGGGTGGTGGTAAATTTGTGGAAACCACATTTGAAATACCAAAGCTGGGCGCAGATGAAATTTTGGTTCAAAGTGTAATGACTGGGGTTTGCCGCAGTGACATTGACATGATGTGTGGTATGTTTGGCCCATTGCCTTTGCATATGCAAGGTCATGAGGGTTTGGGTAAGGTGTTGAGTCTGGGTTCAGCAGTCAAAGATGTCGAGGTCGGTAACTTAGTTGCTACTAGGGGAGAACCAGCCTACGCAGATCGCTATGTTGTAAAACATCGAGAATATGTGATAGTCCCTGAAGCTCATCCTAGATATATATTGGAGCCTGTGGCCTGTGGTATAAACCTTGTACATCAGTCTATTGGTGAATATATCAAGAGATCTGGACCAGGTCGACGAATGCTTATCTTGGGCAGTGGATTTCTTGCTTGGGTAGCATATCATACAGTATTACTCAACAAGTTGGAGTTTGAAATAACAGTGTTGGGAAATAGCAATAAAAATCTTTGGGGTGACATTTTGGTTCAGAGCCATAGCGGCAAATTTGACGTGGTCTTGGATCTCAGCAGCAGGTTAGATGTTTTTGAACAGGATATTATGCAAACAGAGGGTTTGGTTATATTTGGTTCTCAGAAGCAAGTTAAAACCGATTTTGCCAATTTGCTTTGGAAAGCTTGCACCATGGTTTTTCCTAGCCCACGCACTGATAAGTTTTTCTTGGCAATGAATGATGCTGCATATTGGGTAAAAAACGGACAAATGCAAGTTGACAGCTTTTGGTCTAAAGCGTACAATAGAAACACAGAATGGCAACAAGCTTTTCTGGATGGTAGAAGTCGTCCTCCAAACTATAGTAGAGGTTTTATTTACTGGTAAATTAACAACAATGAATCAAGAACAACGAGATAAAATTCAACGTATTATGGCAGCAGCACCTAGATACATTTGGGTCACTTTCCAAAGGCCCGGGTTTCACAAGTATCCAGCAGCAGCCACTGATCCAAAATTAGCTGATGTATCCTATTTAGGTGAGCGTCATAGGCATTTATTTAAATTTTCAGTACATATTGAAATATTTCATAATGACCGTGAGTTGGAGTTTCATCAGGTACTAAACTATTGCGAATCCCTATATCAGGATCGACAATTGGAAATTGACTACAAAAGTGTAGAAATGATGGCAGATGGTTTATATTTGGCACTAGCTGCCAAATATCCAGATCGTTCAATGAAAATCAATGTCAGTGAAGATGGTGAGTGCGGGTGTTTAATTGAGTATAATCGATATCGCCACGCTCGTTCTATTGCAGTTTAAATCAACCGTGTCTTATTAAGGAGTTATCATGGCACAAGAGTGGACTAAAAAGTATTTGCGTATGAAACCAGAAGTTGAGCGTATCTTTCAAGATCTCGAAGATTACAGAGATTATTGCGCCCTTTACATGTTGAAATTTGACGTAAAGGATTTGTATCGCAGTGAGCAATATCGCAAATTTGAAAAATACAAAAATTGGATGAGCCGCCGAGCAGAGACTGAAGCACAATGATTTAGTTATGGCTTTTTCATTTAACCACTAAGAGTTTAATCATCAAATCACACATATGAATAAACCCACAATTTGGATCTTTAGCCTTGAGCCGATTGAGACCAGATATACAGCACAATGGCATGAACACATTCCAAAACTTCTTAATAAGAATGTAGGGGTAAAGTTTAATGTAGTACAGATTGATGGAGTCCAAAAGGACTCGCAACTTACTCCTGGTGCGTTCCTAAACTTTTCGGATACTAACTATTGGAAAAGTTCGCAGTTATGTAATTTTTTAGAACATCACAATAGAGGCGAGACTTCTACCGACGATCACATACTTTTTACAGACGCTTGGAATCCCACCATTATTCAACTCAAATATATGAAGGATTTGCTGGGATTCAACTGGACATTGCACGGGTTATGGCATGCCGGCAGCTATGATCCTCAAGATTTCCTAGGTCGATTAGTCGGCGCTAAACCTTGGGTACGGCATGCTGAAAAGAGTTTCTATCATGCATTTGATTATAACTACTTTGCCACAGACTTTCATATTCAGATGTTTGGTAAAAACTTGTTAGGTTGGCCACAAGAAATGCGATCTGCTAATCATCGAGCGCATAATATTGTCAAGACAGGCTGGCCCATGGAGTATATGAAAGAAACATTGGCGAACTATTGCACTATTCCCAAGCGTGACCTTATTTTGTTTCCGCATCGTATTGCGCCAGAAAAGCAAGTTGAAATCTTCCGTGATCTAGCTAAACAATTACCTCAATATGAATTCGTTGTTTGCCAGGATCAAAATTTATCTAAACACGAATATCATACGTTGCTAGGTCAAGCAAAGATTGTGTTTAGTGCAAGTCTACAGGAAACTTTAGGAATAGGATGTTACGAAGGCGCGTTAGTAGATGCTATCCCCATGGTTCCGGATCGACTCTCATACAGTGAAATGTATTATGAAGGATTTAAATATCCCAGTGTATGGACTGAAAGTTATGATACTTATACTGTTTATAGACCTGACCTATGCCGTAAGCTTATAGAACATATGGTTAATTATACTTCTAGAATTCCCACAATCCGTGAGCAAGCGGAGGATTTAAGCGAGTATTTCTTTAGTGCCCAAGAACTAATTAAAAGGCTACAACAGTGACCAATGATAAAGATGTGGAATATTTGGAAAGACTTCAACTTTGGAAAGACATAGTTGGGCCCAAATACCCCAGTCTCAATGATGTTAATTTGCTTGATCTTAGAAATTATGCCGCCAGTGACTATATTCTAAATGGTGATGACTCAGAATTAGCTCAACTGTTTTCAGAATACTTGGTGCTCAAAGCTCTTAAATTTACAAAATAATTTTGCTATAATTAACGTTCTAAATACATATTATCAATTAGGAAAAACATGAAAGACAACAGCAAACCACTGTCACAAGTGATACGTGAACGAATACAACTAGCTGGTGCTAGGTTTAACAGCAATGACAACATTGCAGACTTTATCAATGATGGTGAAATAGATCTGTTAGTTGATGAAGTTGCCGAGCAATTTCAGGGGGTATTAACTAGTTTAATTATTGACACAGCCAACGATCACAATACCAATGACACTGCCAGGCGGGTGGCTAAAATGTATATCAAAGAAACATTTGCAGGTCGATATAGACCAGTTCCCAAAGTAACAGCTTTTCCTAACTTGGGTTATAAAAGCTTATATACCACTGGACCCATTAGCATAAGATCCACTTGTGCTCACCACTTTCAAAACATTGTGGGTAACTGCTGGGTTGGCATAGTACCAGAAGATGAAGTTATTGGTCTCAGCAAGTTTAATCGCATTGTGCATCATATATGTGAGCGTCCTCAGATTCAAGAGGAAATGACTACACAAATTGCAGAAGCTCTGAGGAAGTATGCCAAAACCGACAACATTGCAGTGGTTTTAAAGGCAGAGCATCACTGCATGTCACAGCGCGGGGTTAGGGAACACAATAGTGATATGTCTACTGCTATTATGTTGGGAGCATTTGATACACATCCACCATTGAAGGCGGAGTTTTATACCCTGCTTAGTACTATGAAAGGCCACAGTGGTAACTAATTATGAAACGATTTAAAAACTGGCTTAGGGATTGGTTATTTAATGATGGCCCAATTCTAAATTCAACTAGACCTGGCAAAATAACAACTCTTTCAAAAGGCCCAGAGATTCGGGAATCATTTAATTTTTCTGTTACAGTGGCTCAGGGCGGAGTAGTATTATCTATTAGACGTTATGACCGAAATCGTGACGAATCCAAAGAAAACGTCTATGTATTACATGATGACGACGACATCGCTCAAAATATTGGCAATATTATAAACATGGAGATGTTGCGTGGCTAGATTAAAAACTAATAATTCTTTGGTGGGTACTTCGGTTGTTGATGTTTGTGAATATGATCGAGAAATCGACGACTATTTGAGGTCGCGTGGTGCAATAGATTTTGAAGGAACAAATCGAGATAAACTGGTTTTTAACGCGATACATTTTCCAGGATGTAAACCAGTTCACCACAATGCGGCTCAAAGACCTGGACGTCCAGGTTCAGCTAGAATATTCTTCCCCAACGATGACGAAGCTTTGCTATTTGTTTTTATTGCTGGGCATAAAATAACTGGCAGCTATGTCAAAGAAATCAATAGTATCTTAGAAGAATCATAAATAATACAGCGGTCTTGGCGCCGTCCCGCTTAATAAACTCCGCCGCCTATGCTAATCATAGGAGAAAAATATGGCATTACAACCTGTAACATACAAATGGACTTCCACCAAGGAATATCACGACGCTTTTCCTTGCGCTTATAGGCAATACAAAGCCAACAGTCATTGTAAATTTCTACACGGATATGCATTTAGTATGAAATTTTATTTTGGAACAGACGACTTAGATGCACGTAGGTGGGCCGCAGATTACGGTGGGTTGAGTGAGTTAAAACAAACACTTGAAAGTCAATTTGATCATACAACATTGGTAGCTGAGTCGGACCCACATTTAGACTGGTATAAAGAAGCAGAACGCCGTGGAATCTTGAAATTAACTATTCTTCCCAATTTAGGTTGCGAAAGTCTTGCCGACATGCTGTATAAGTATGTCAATGGTGTTTATATTCCTGACATGTGGGGACAGAGTGAAGCAGAACGTCTATGGTGCTATAGGGTCGAAGTGCGCGAAACTCAAAATAATATGGCTTTCAGAGAAGGCCATAGATGCTGGAACGAGTCGCTTTTTGATTAACTTTTTAAATAATTGAGTTTTATTATGTATCCAAATTTTGGTCTCCACTGGGTGTGGCTAATACCTGTAATTTTAATAATTAATGCCTATATCAATGTCATTGATTTTTATAAATATCTTCGATATCTAATGAGTATTAAAATATTTTGCAAATGTCACAGTGAATTAAAAACATCTCAAGAACAAATAAGAGATGGAAAAAACAGTTAGTCAGGAAACAATTTTGTTATCTATTCCACTTTGGGATGGATATACAGCACCAGTGATAATTACAGATATACCCATCAATATTAAAAAGAATTCATCTATGTCTAAACTGTGGCGTTTATGGGCACTGGCTTTGGGCGAGAAATCTGGCAAAGATAATCTGGAAGCAAACCAAATAGCTTGTATTCGAAGCACGATTGTGTTAGTATACATAGTTACAAACCTGTTTATCATCGCAGGAGTTATTCACCATTGGTAACAACAACAATCAATTAGGATTTTAGAATCATGGCTAATGTCAATTATACAGAGCTGTTTTACAGCACTCAGGGCGAAGGGCGTTTTATGGGTGTCCCTTCAATATTCCTACGTATGTTTGGATGCAATTTTCGATGCAAAAATTTTGGTCGTCTAGAACAGGATATTCTCAGTGATCAAGAAGTTCACAACCCTGAAGTAGCAGTTATCATTAAGAATTTAGACCAATACAAAACATTTAAAGATTTACCTTTGGTGGCCACAGGTTGTGATAGCTATAGTTCAGTTTACCCTGAGTTTAAACGATTTGTAATCAAAGAAACCACAGATGAACTAACCACTAACATAATCAATCTTTTGCCTCATCGACGCTGGGAAGATGAGCATTTGGTAATCACTGGTGGTGAGCCACTGTTGGGTTGGCAACGAGCATATCCTGACCTACTGTCCAACGAAGACATGTCCTGGCTCAAAGAATTAACATTTGAAACCAATGGCACACAACCGTTATCCGCAGATTTTCAACAATACTTGCTTAATTGGACTTTAAATTCAAAGTACAGCAACCGTGGGTCTGCACGTGGTCGAGATGCTTTGGCCTTTTCAGTGAGTCCAAAATTAAGCGTCAGCGGTGAAAAATGGTCGGATGCTATTTGCCCTGAGATAGTTAAATCTTATGAATTCGTGGGCCACACTTATCTTAAATTTGTGGTAGCTACAGAATCTGACGCCAATGAAGCTTTAAAGGCCATTGACGAATATCGTCAAGCCGGATTTCAAGGGCCAGTATACTTGATGCCTGTGGGTGGGACCAGTGATACTTATTTTATGAATGCCAAACATGTAGCAGAACTTGCCCTAGAACATGGGCTACGGTATAGCGCTAGACTGCACGTCGACCTTTGGAAAAACGCCTGGGGAACATAATTTAGAAAGAATATGTAATGAATAACTTTTTTAAACGTATTTTAGGTGTTTCAGACACACCAAACCTGCCCCCTAACCCTTCCTTAAAGGAACAGGATCTTACTAAACCAGATCAAACACCCACCATTACAAAAGCACGTCGTCAACGTAAACCCAAATCTAACCCAACGAACTTAGCTCTCAGCGAAAAGGACGAGGCAACCAGAAAAGGAGAACCCTGGGTTGGAGTATTGGCAATTGAATTAGACCCCAACAATTTGGGCAATGGCAGCTTTAACTTGGACTTTAATGAGATTTTTGTGGCACGATTGGTAAAGGCGGGGTACAAAGGTAAAACCGATTTTGATATAGTGGATCAATGGTTTAATTCTATTTGTAGAAATGTAATTGCAGAAGCTTTTGAGCAAGAAATGGCAGATCCAGATAAACGTAACGACTGGAATGCCACTGTTGCAAAATAATCTTCTGCCTTTTTAATTGCATTTTATTTAATAATATGCTATTATTAGGTCATGCTTAATTTAATCATTGACACCGCTAATACTTTTACTCGAGCTCGCCATGCTGCACATCGTGGATCTTCTCTGGAAGAAAGAGTAGCATTTGCCACTCATGTAACCCTAGCAAGCGTTCATGCAGCTTGGCGTGATCAAAAAGCCAATCATGTAGTCTTTTGTTTTGAGGGTCGTAGTTGGCGCAAGGATGTGTATCCACCCTATAAAAAAAATCGTAGTGTAGCCAGGGCCGCTTCATCTATTGCAGAGCAAGAGGAAGACCAGTTATTCTGGGACACCTTGGAAAAATTACAGAATTTTATTGTCAATAAAACCAATTGCACCACTTTACAACATTCAGAGCTTGAAGCTGATGATCTCATAGCAGGTTGGGTTCAGAATCACCCCAATGACACACATGTAATTGTCAGTAGCGATACCGACTACTATCAGTTATTGTCAAATACAGTAAAACAATATAATGGTATAACTTGTGAATTGCATACCATAAACGGTATCTTTGATAAAAAAGGCAAATTGGTTATTGATAAGAAAACCAAATTGCCTAAGACCGTACCAGACCCAGGTTGGATGTTATTTGAAAAATGTATGCGCGGCGACTCCAGTGATAATGTCTTCAGTGCTTATCCTGGTGTTCGCACCGTGGGCTCCAAAAATAAAATTGGCTTGAAAGAAGCCTACGCAGATATTGGACGTCAAGGCTTTGCTTGGAATAATTTAATGTTGCAGCAATGGGTTGACCACGAAGGAAAAACTCACAGGGTATTGGATGACTATGAACGAAATAGAACTCTAATAGACCTCACAGCCCAACCAACGCACATTAAAAAACTTATCAATGATACAATACTTGCTGGCCAAGAAATCAAAAATAACCCAATGATTGGCGCACAATTTTTGAAGTTTTGCTCTAAATATCAGTTAGTTAAATTATCAGACAATGCCAACGCCTTTGCAAATATGTTATCTGCTGCTTATCCAGGGAAAAGCTGATGGAAAAAGACAACAATCGTTTAGATTTTAAAACTTGGCTACGTGCAATCTGGGCTGAAAACGTAATTGAGCGTGATGGGTTTAATGAACCACCATATACACAAAAAGAGTATTTTCAAAAGTATAAATACTGGTTGAAGCGTGAATATAGATTTCAACAAAAAAAACCAAATAGGTAAAATCAATGTCTCAACTATTAGCCAAACCCATTTTAAAAAACAAGTTTTGGATTGTAGAATCACAGGGCACTAAAATTGCCACTATTCAAGCCATTGACAATGGTGGTGTAGTGTATGTTGATCAAAACCTAAGTAGAAGTCAATATCCCACTATTAAAATTTTGTCAAAAGAACACAATGTACAATTTGACAAAAAGATATCCAAAAACACTCAACGTCGAACATACGAAAACGGAAACACAGTCTATGGCTATCCTGTGGATCAAAAACCACATAATCCACTGTGGAATGTAAAGTATCAGTTTCCAGTCTATACCAAATCAAGTAAAAGTAAGAGCTTTTTCTGCGCAGGTCATTATGCAATTAAAATCAACGGGTTTTGGTCTGTGGTAAGTTATCCTAAATTGATAACATTAAACCGTTACGAATACCAGGGCCCTTTTAAAACCATTAAACAAGCTCAAGAAAGAATACAAGCTAATGACACCAAATAACCCAATGCTAACAGTTCATTTTAAAATGTTTAACGATAAAGTTAAGCTCATGAATCATCTCAATGGGAAAACACTGACGCTGAGTGCTGCTGAAGCACGTAATTTGCATAGCGACTTGTTTGACCTTTTAAATCAACATGCCGCTGTGGTTGAAAAAACTGTATCAATCCCCACTGTGGAATCAAATACCTTACAAATGGACGGCGGCAACTTTTAATGTTTGTCTCACAGCCACAGGAGAATCGCAATGTCACGCCCTAAACCAGCAATTTTACTTGAGCATGTAAACAAAGTAAATTACAAAAGCGAACAAATATTACTGTCAGAAGGCATTTGGGCTGTTTTTTTTGACAATCAGCCATTTAATTTAAAATCCAGCAATATGTTGGTTAGTTATCCTGGACCAAAATATAAAAAAACCAGTTTTGCCAACAAGGGTCATGCTATCAATTTGAGCAAAAAGCTCAATGCTCTATTTAAAACTGACAAGTTCACAGTGGTATTGTTGACTCAGGGTGATAAAATTTTCCCATGAACAATCTTGATTACTAACTCGGATCTAAAACAATCTTCTTTTACCAAGTCTTTTATTGAAGAAGCTAAATTGCCAGCTCATTTGGTGGCCGACTTTAAATATAAGATCTGGGTTGATCCCACCAACGAAAATAGCCTTAGGCTTAATAGAACAGGATTTATCTTTTTAACCAAACATCTGGGCTTTAAACACTGGGAGTTTAGTTTTTCAGAGCCACTGGTTAATCGTAACTTGCTACAACTTGGGAAGCTATTCCCCAGTATCTATTATTTAGGAGACCAATTCAAAATAACTGTTTTCGACGAGCAAGAAGCCACTATGCTTACACTGCATGATGGCGATTTAACCGCTTATCTCAATCACTTAGCCAAGGTCTCTGGCTATAATTGAAAATCTAATACAGTACATCCTGATCAGTTAAACTAGCAAAATCGTGCATTTTTCCGTCAAAAAGCACTGTGAGTCGCCCTTAAAGGCTCTTTTTTTGATTGACGATAAATCACTGATCTAGTATAATATCTACATTGCAGAAGCAATAGTGCTACTGCAACATTTGACGTTAAATACCGTTTTTGTTATAATTGAAACTTACTAAATGATTGGTACATTTATGAAAGTTGAAGACATTCAGAATAGCATTATCCGTGGATCCTGGACCAATGCTGAACTCAATACTATGGCTGAGGCCATTAGGTGGGCTCGTAGCCAACTTGGCAAAAGTAACAAACGACATCTGTCAATTGGTAGTCGTGTTCAATGGGACAGTAGCCGCTCTGGCATCAAAATGTCTGGCATTGTGGAAAAGGTCGCAATTAAATTTGTGACTGTTCGAACCCCACAATCTGTTTGGCGGGTACCTGCAAGTATGTTGGAAGTTGTGTAAAAACAACAATCGCAGACAAATTACAGACAAATATTCAAGTTTATTGTATAATACAGTTTTATCACAAAGGAGCTCTAATGGCTAAGGAAATCATCAGCGAACATCGCACGATCACTGCAATCACTGCTCGTCGAGCAATTACCAAATGCTTCAAATTGAAGCGACCTGCTTTTATCTGGGGCCCCCCGGGCATTGGCAAAAGCGAGGTTGTAGCCAACATCGCTAAAGATTTGGGGGGCGCAATGATTGACTTGCGTCTTGCACAAATGGAACCCACAGACCTGCGTGGTATTCCTTTTTATAACAAGGATCTCGGCAAAATGGATTGGGCCGCACCAATCGATCTTCCCGACGAAGAATTTGCCAGCAAATATCCTATTGTGGTGTTGTTCCTGGACGAAATGAACTCTGCCTCTCCCAGCATTCAAGCTGCGGCATATCAACTGATTTTGAATCGTCGAATCGGCAAATATCACTTGCCGAATAATGTAGTTGTGATTGCTGCTGGCAATCGTGAAAGCGACAAAGGTGTTACTTTCCGCATGCCTGCACCGTTGGCCAATCGCTTTATCCATTTGGAAATGCGAGTTGATCACGCCTCTTGGGAAATTTGGGCAGTTGAGCATCAACTGCATAAGGATGTCGTTGGTTACTGTGGGTTTGCCAAACAGGATCTATACAATTTTGACCCGCGTAGCTCTAGCCGTAGCTTTGCTACCCCGCGCAGCTGGACCTTTGTATCTGAACTGTTGGCCGATGAAGACTGCTCTGAAAGCGATCTCACTGACCTGATTGCAGGTGCAGTGGGCGAAGGCATTGCCATCAAGTTTATGGCACATCGTAAAATTGCAGGCGAATTGCCCAGCCCCGAAGATGTTTTGTCTGGTAAAGTTACCGAACTCAAAATTAAGGAAATTTCTGCGATGTACAGTTTGGTGATCAGCCTATGCTATCACCTCAAGGAGTACGTTGATAACAACAAGGGCAAGCTGTCACAGGAATGGCACACTATGGCAGATAACTTTTTCAAGTTCATGATGGCAAACTTCAGTACTGAACTCACTGTTATGGGTGCTCGAGTTGCATTGACTACTTACAATTTGCCCTTTGTGCCCGGAAAATTGGAACATATGAAAGAGTTTACTAAACGTTTCGGTAAATATGTTACCGCTGCCGCAGCCAAGAGCTAATCTAAATTAGCTACGAAAACGGGATCTAAGATCCCGTTTTCTATGTTACATAGATCTATTGTTGGTTTTGACTACTGTAGATAAGACATTTAGGTCTTGCATTTAAATACAATGTCTGTTATAATAGTATCATAACGAAAGGAATACAAATGTCGAAAACTGCAACTACCAGTAATACCAAACACAAACTCGGTGGCCGAATAACTGATCAGATTGATACCGCGCTGGATCGAGTTGTGCGTGAAAAATTGATCACTGCTCGAATCGCTTTGCTGCTTCGTGCTCCGTTTTTTGGAAATATGGCCACACGTCTTGAACTGGTAAATGCAGACAGCTGGTTGACCACTGCCGCTACCGATGGGCGTAAGTTTTTCTACAACACGGAATTCATTAACAAGTTGTCACCGCGTGAAACTGAATTTCTTTTTGGTCATGAAGTTTTGCATAATGTCTATGACCACATGGGTCGTACAGAATTTCGAGATCGTATGTTGTTCAACTGTGCGGCAGATTATTGTGTAAATGCCGATCTTATTCAACAAAAGATTGGTAGCAAGATTACCCCGTGTTTGTATGACAGTAAATACGAGGGTTGGAGTGCTGAGGAAGTCTACGATGATCTCTATAAAAATGCACAAAATGATATCTCAGACTTGTTAAACCAAATGCTAGATGAGCACTTTGACGACAGTGACAATGATGGCGACGGTGACAAAGATGGCGACGGTGACGGCGGCCCACGCGGAGAAGAAGGTAAGGGACGCCCACGGTACAGTAAAGAAGATCTCGAAAAGATTAAAAACGAAGTCCGCGAAGCAGTGTTGCAGGCCGCCCAGGCTGTGGGTGCAAGCGATTTACCGGCTAATGTTCGTCGACTGGTTGAGTCAATGACACAACCTGTAGTTAATTGGCGAGAGTTGCTCGAGCAGCAAATCCAAAGCACTATCAAAGATGACTTCAGCTGGATGCGCCCTAATCGTCGTAGTTGGCATATGGATGCAATTATGCCCGGAATGAAACCCGGAACTCAAATTGATGTTTGCATTGCCATTGACACTTCTGGCAGTATTGGCTCTGACGACATCTCGGCCTTTATGGGCGAGATCAAAGGGATTATGGAAGCCTACGACGAATACAGAATACGTGTCTGGAGTTTTGATACTTCGGTGCATAACTATCAGGAATATTCCAGCGATAGTATTGATGATATCTCCAACTATGAGCCTCAGGGAGGCGGAGGAACATTGTTCGAAGCTAACTGGGATTATATGAAAGAAAATGACATTGAACCCAAAAAGTTCATTATGTTTACAGACGGATTCCCTGCACATACTTGGGGAGACCCTGACTACTGCGACACAGTGTTTGTTATCAAAGGCAATGAATCAGCTAAACCCCCATTTGGAGTTTGGGCAATCTACGAAGACGAAGCGAAAAAAGAGCGTTAATCAAAGAAAGTACAGAGATGATTACAATTAAAGATTTTATGGAAACGGTAAACTTCCGTATCAGTGAGGGTAGTAATTATGGTTGGAACTGTTTTGGTTCTAATGCCTATTTACTGACTTACTGGAACAATGTTAACAATGGGCACAGTGTTTGTTTAACCTTTGACACTATCACCCAGGAAGTGTATTCCATGGAGGCCTGTGACTATGCAAATAATCGAGCATATAGGCTACTCAATCCCAATTACAGGCAAGCATACTTCGATGAATGCAAAAGTCGAAATATCGACGACTCAGCCTGGGACGATGTTAAATATATCGACCTTGAAGTCATTGATGATATGCTGGAAAAGACTCGAGCAATCGTTGCCGGCGAAGAATACGATACCCGCGTAAGTGTTACCTTGGATCTCAATGATGATGATCTTTTAAATTTGTTTAAATTGGCGCATGATGCAGATATGTCCTTAAATGATTTTGTAGAAAAGATTTTATATGATTTTATCAGCACCGGGGAGCAATCTTGAAAATTGGTCTTTCTTTTAGTCAATGTATACTAGATATTGACGAGGGTCGAGTCGAAATAGATGATATATTGATTATTATTGCTCGAACTTGTTTCGACATGAATGATTCAAGTCATTGGACTACTCTCTGGAATGGTTATCGACACTCTGTTTGGGCAGGTTTTAAGGAAAGCGACGAAGATAGAATTCGTCGTCTAGTAGAACAGTTATGGGACCGTGGGTTGATACATCAGCCACGAACTTTTGGAGCTATGGTTCACCCCAAATTTGATAATGTTTGGTTGGAGACGGTATTGACCAGCACTGAACTTGAAACCAATCACGTGGCTCGAGAGGCCTGGGATAATTTTCAAGTAATTGCAGGTCTAGCAAATGTAAAGCTAGATGAAAAATATCATTAATCGTCAATGGAATCTCTGACAACAATGACTAGAACTGAGAATACCAGAGTCAAATCCACCGATACATCTGGTGATTTTCTTGACAAGAACCCACTGTGGGAGTTTTTACCCAATGCTTCTCAAATTGATCGAATACTGAATTTATTGGTTAATAACCCATTAGAATTGGTACGGTCTTATAGCCGTTATAATACTATTACTGGTACTTTTGGATTAGGCCCTGGAGTTCGTGACGAAGCTTTGCGATTGACTCGAATACAAATTAATAATTTGGGTAGGGGGTGCGGTTTGGAGCAAAGCATTTACAAAACCGCGGCTCGAAATGTGGTTGGCGCTTCTATTTTCGCACTAATTGCTTATGATGATTGTGCCCACTATCTCGATATGCGCTGTGACCAATTGAGACATGGACGTTATTGAGCGAAGATTCAGCGGCAATTTTGTTGTTGCCTGCGGTGGCTACTTTTGAGAAAATTAGTGAATTGGAGTTGGCATGAGTAACGAATCAGATAAATTTAAAAATTCAAAACGTAGGCTCAATGACGAAAATATTGTTAAAAAGCAAACTAAGATCGCAAAAACCTTTAATTTGCCATTGGCAACACCACATAAATTCTCCAAACGCCACGCACTTAATTGCGGTAATCCCAATTGTGTGATGTGTATGAATCCTAGAAAAGCGTTCAAAGAACTTACCCATCAAGAAAATCGATTGTTTCAAGATTTAGATAAAACAACAGATAGGCGCAGTAACGGATCGAATACCAATGAAGACGACATTTTATAAACGAGTAGGCCGTCGATATGTCGAGGTCCTTGAATACGACACAGAGCTAATAGATAGCTATCCACAGGGTGCACATTTGGTTGTTTGTAAACCTGGTGGGGTAAGCCGTAAATATAATGTAGACCCAAACTATGCTGGATTGATTGCAGCAGGGGAAATTGCTCAAGATGTTATGTGTAATGCAATGGTCAAAGCGTCTGAGCTAAAACCAAACACGGCTCCATTGACACTCGGTCAGAAAAAAGCCTGGGATAATTTAGTTAAAGAGTTTGGTGATCAAGGTCGCACCTTACACGGGGCCAGCGCCTACGAAATAGTTCAAGCTGGGCTGCAAGCGTTGTATGCAGAGGCCCAAAAGAATATGTCAAACCCAAGTGTAAAAGCCGCGTTTGACGAGTTTATTGTTATCAGCAAGCTATGCTCAAAGCACGAAGACATATAAATAGGCGTATGCTTAAAATTTTATTAACCATAATCCTCATGGTAATCATAACTGCTGCCATGATGATACCTTTTGACAGTGAGACCAATGACTACGATCTCACTATTACCTACGATTGCCGTGTTGTATTAGCTATGCCTCCCGGGTATTATTCTGCATTTGTTTATACAACCTGTAGGAAAATGTTAAACTCTAAGACATAATTATGTTAGTTCATGGTGAAATTAACCCATTAAATGTCACTGGTCAAAGAGAATTTTCATATTTGGCACCTCATTTGGTCGCCATATATTTTGATCGAAGATGCACAGAGCTAGATCTTAAAAATTGGATTTGGGCCAACTTATCTGGCAGGTTTTGGATGGGAACTGTTATGACCGATTCAAATGATCTGCAAGCATGTGTTGCCTTTGAAAACCCAGCAGAAGCTGGGTATTTTTCTCTATTGTTGGACAAGATTAATGTACACGACCTAGGAAATATTTAGGTAAGAATTAACTTGATTAAATATCAATGACATTAGGAGTAAAGCATGTCATTGGAGCAGCAAGAGAATCAATTACAATATGGCGATCTAGTATTAGTGCTAGAGGCAATAAATCTAGCCAGTAGCAGGGGTGCATTCGGACCCAAAGAATTTACCAGAATCGGCGGTTGTTACGAGAGAATTTTTAAATTCTTGGAAACACACGGAGTCGTTTCCAACAACGAACCCAAGCAGGCCAAAGAAGCCGGCATTTAAAGGAGAACTAAAATTATTAAACATGTAGGAAAACACAATAACAAGCAAGTGGTGATACTATTTAAAACTGTGCCAAATGAAGATCATATGGCATTAGTAATCTACCCCGAAGTTCTCCCAAGACACATTCATGATGACGTCATGAAAGCCTTGGAATCTGATTCAGGTCAACAAGCCAAAGAATTTGCAGATTATCTATTTAGATATACTCTAGTAGATGGCACCAATGGACTTCACACTCTACATAAAGAGGGTATGATTAAAAAGGTGCCCACTAATCAAATTTTAGTAACCCCCGATGCTAAAAGCAACATTAGGTTAGATGAACTCAACAGTATTTTAGCCAAAATGGCTTTGGGAGAAGAAGCGGTCAAAGAACTAGCTGAGCTTGATTCTAATCGAGGAATGAATGGCAAACGCAAAACGTCTGAAGGAAATATACTAGGTGAAGTTCGTACCCCAGCACAAAGCCGCAGTACCCCAGCTGAGTCACAAAGCAACATCAATATCAGTGATGTTCTGACTGATGAGCAACTTGCTACACAGAGATTAGCTCAGGCGCAAAAACTCGAAAGAGAAGCTCGTGCAATGTTGGCTGAGGCTGCTAGGTTACAACAAGAATCAGAAGCATTTAGCAATACAAATACAAAAATTAAAAATGTCACAGCAAAGCCCAAAAAAGCCAAAGTCAAAGAAGCTTAATCTTAGTACTAAGGCCGCTTGGAAAAATATTCTCAAAGACGTTGAAAAAAGCGAAGTACCCATACAGGTATTGGAAAAATTGGTAGTTTATCTCAAGGATGGTACTACCGTTTTTGTGGACATCAAACAATTGCTAACTGAGGGTCTAGATCCTGATGACATTCAAAATCACTTAAATCAGAGATTAGATGATCTTGGGGATTACATTGAGAACGTGGATTTTTTTGTGGACATAGACGAGGTTGAGAGAACGGTACAGCCCGAAACTGATAGGATTTTATCTAATTTATGATTAAGGCGATATTTGCCTGTGATGTTTGGGGCGGCATGGGATATAAGGGTGGGCTTCCTTGGCCCAGCCACAGTGAAGATTTGCAATACTTCAAATCGCAGACTTTGGGCGGTATAGTAGTAATGGGTAGGAGGACCTGGGACGATCCCAAGTTCCCCAAGCCCCTGCCAGGGCGCATTAATTATGTTGCCACCACTCGACCACTTTTTGGATATAATGTCACCACAATACGAGGTGACATTGCAGATAGATTGAAGAAAATAGAACAGGATCATCCCAATCAAACAATATGGATAATTGGAGGTCCCAAACTACTAATGGAAACTAGATCTTTGGTTGACGAGGTACACATTACACATTTCAAAGGTCAATATAGAACAGATACTCAAATTGATTTGAGAAATTATTTGTCTGTATTTCAAACAAAAAGTGCAGCTACCAGCTCAGACCGTAAATGCAGCTGGCTCGTATACAAAAACATTGACATTTTTAAATCTAAATAATAAATGAAGCAGTATCTTGAAGATCTAAACTACGTGCTTACCCATGGAATCGCCAAGGGAGATAGAACTGGTACAGGTACACTAAGTGTATTTGGTATGCAAACTCGTTATAATTTGCGTTCTGAGTTTCCAGCAGTTACCACTAAAAAGTTGGCCTGGCGCGCTGTGGTAAGTGAATTATTGTGGATGATTGAAGGTTCAGGTGATGAAAGACGTTTGTCTGAAATATTGCATGGTACCAGGGATACTGGTAAAAAAACTGTATGGACTGAAAATGCTCAAGCCCCATATTGGAAAGGACAAGCTAAATTTCCAGGCGATTTGGGTCGAGTCTATGGCGTACAATGGCGCCACTGGAGACGATATATTGAGAAAAAGGAGTTGGGCCACAGTGGAAACAATGTGGTTGAGGTCTTGGCTGAAAAAGATGAAATTGATCAACTAATAGAAATTATCAATGGCATTAAACGAGACCCTGAGGGACGACGACATATTATTAATACTTGGAACGTCGCTGATTTAAAAGAAATGGCGCTCCCACCCTGCCACTCCTTTGCTCAATTTTATGTCGCCAATGATGAATTAAGTTGCCAAATGTATCAACGCAGCGGAGATTTCTTATTGGGGATTCCGTTTAATATTGCCAGCTATTCATTACTAACACACATGATCGCGCAAGTGTGCAACCTAAAAGTTGGTGACTTTATTCACACTATAGGTGATGCACATTTATATAATAACCACATTACACAGGCCAAAGAGCAACTAGCACGACAGCCACTGCCTAGGCCAAAACTTTGGCTTAATCCCGATATTAAAGACATTACTAAGTTCACCATGGATGACATAAAACTCATTGACTATCAGTCACATTCCGCTATATCGGCACCCATGGCTGTTTAATATGAAAAAAGTTGTCTACGAGTTTTTGATTGCCCCTGAAGTCGTGTCAGGTATTGAATTGCATTTTACTAAACATCATAGTTGGCTGCTGGAGGATTTCGGTATGTGGGTCAAAGACAATGCCAAATCAGTGAGTTATCACACATCAACTCATCTTGATAGTATGATGACCAAAGTAAGCATAGTGGCGGATTTCGATGAAGACACAAGCATATTATATGAACTGAAAAAGCCTATATAGATAAACTCTCAATTTTAATCCCGCATTTAATTAGGAATTCTGTTCCCTGTGAATCTTTATAAGTTTGTCGATAAAACACTTCTTTAATTCCGCTTTGATATATGCTTTTTGCACAGTTCATGCAAGGAGCATGAGTAACAAACAAGCTTGCGGATTCTCCTGACTCAACGCTTCTCGCTAACTTCATTAATGCATTCATTTCTGCGTGTAAGACTTCTGGTTTGGTCACTAGTTCTACTACATTTGTTTCTGGATTCAGATATTCAAACTCACAATTGTTGTCCCAGCCGCTGGGAGTGCCATTGTAGCCAACACTGATAATTCTATCATCTTTGACTATAACGCAGCCCACTTGCAATCGACGAGCTCGACTCAATAGTGCAGTTCTATCTGCAATATCCATGTAATATTCTCTAAATCTAGGTTTAATCATTGCAAACCCAGTGATTTTCTAATGTTTGTGGCGCTGATTGCATGAATCTCGTCGGAAAATACTTCTTGAGTTATCTTGTAGCCGACATCTCTACCGTAGACAATTTCTGTAATATTGGGCACCACTTGAATTTCGTAAGTGCCTTGATATTGAGGATCCAAATCACGTCGTATAAAGTTCTTTACTTGCTCTAGCTCAAAAGGATTAGACCCATTCCAACCTTGACAGTCACGTATTTGAATAATCACCTGTCCTGTTTTGCTGAGTGCTCTTTCAAATAACGCACGATGACCAGTGTGCCAGGGCTGAAATCTTCCCAATAGTAACGCACTTTCACGTTTCCATTCAAATATTGGTCGGCGCCGTTGATGCAATATGTGATCACCAATAAAAGCTGCCCATTTTTCTGCCTCTTGTTCGGTTACTCTGAAGTCGTAGTCAGTGGGAGGTACAAAAATTCGATTAGTATCTTCGAATCTACCTGCATCCAAGGTATCAACCCAGATTGTCCAGTCTGCTTTAAAATTATCACGCATCTCAACTAGTGGTGCTACAAAATCACAGATCACATAATCACCAGTGCACTTTAATGCAAACTCAGCCATTCTTAAACTTTGACGAATTCTACCATCTTTGCTAAAATCCCAATCATTAAAACGTTGTCGTATGTCGTCGGCATTAAACCAATCTACCTTTGACGAATAAGATCTGGGCATACTTTCATAATTAGCCAGGCGATTTGCTGGCATAGTGCTAACACTGGAGTTTTCCTCTAGGTAAGATTTCAAAGCCGTTGCTAAAAAGGTCTTGCCCGCCCCGGGTAACCCCATGATTAAGATTTTTTGTGCCACAATGTGATCCTATTCTAATGTTTGTAAGTATTGATGTTCAGCCGTTTTATAAAAATTCTGCAATTCCGGAAATACATCTTCAAATTTTTTATCGCTGGAATTTTGCAACTTCATTATGTGGTGATAGAACTCAACATATTGTAGTTTAGCATATTCTTTTGACTTATTGCAACCTTGATTTAACCAATCCAATAGCGTCTGAACTTGATCTAATTCATCACTGGTAAAAATTGAGTCAGACGTAGATTTCTTCATCATAAAGGCCCAGGCATGTTCAACAATATCATAACTACTAGCTGGCAACAACTGAGCATTAAGGAATTCTGGAGACAGATTGGATAATTCAAAAAATACACGTGGGCGACGTTGTGAATAAATTTGCCTTAGACCAAAAATTAAATTTATTATAGTTTGAAAACTGGCGATAGTCAATATGTTCACTGTGATTTCAATGTAGACATCATTGAGTTCAGACACAGCTAAGTGATTATTAATTTGATCCCATAATTCATCGAATTTTGCACCTGGCGTGATAAATTCGAATTGTTCAAAAATAGCTGAGAGCTGTACTTTCACAGTTTCATTATATATGCTAATGCGTAGTATGGCGGTAAGTTAGCATTGGTAGCTGTCACACCTTGAGTGTCTGATGATGCTGAAATACTGGTTGTAGCGGAATTAACAGATACTGTACCAGCTGGGGTCCCGGCAGATTCAGATGATGTTGTTGTGGTACCCGATGCGGAATTCAAATCTCCGCCACCCAGACCGCCGCCACCGCCAGGTGACAGCCCAGCCCCAAATGTATGGGTGTGGCCAGCTAATGCTGTACCTGAGAACGTTGCAGTGTGACTATGAGAAGGGTTGCTGACAGTGATCGCATGACTATGTGATACTAAAGTTGCATCTTTGCTACCACCGGTAGCTCCAACTGCTGGAGAGGTATTAGCACCAACAACAAATCTATCTACTAGATTGGGAGTACCATTATTTCCATCGCATAATGCCCACCCTGAAGGGATTGTAGCAATTGATCCATACCACAATACAATAACACCCATTGGTACCATGGATATACCAGAGCTTAGTTTAAATCCTGAAGCTGTGACATTGCCGCCTGCAACTACGTTGCCGCCTGCAACTACGTTGCCGGCAATGCCCGCACCACCCGAAACTAATAATGCACCTGTAGTGGTGCTAGTTGAGGCTGTGGTGTTTGAGGTCACAAGTGCGCCACTGGCTGTTATGTTGGCTGACGCCGTAATATTTGAACCGCCAGAAATGTTTCCAGTTGTGCTAATTGCATTTGCAAATGATGCTGCTCCACTGGCACCATTGACAAATATAGCATTAGTGACACTGCCACCGATATTTGCTCTAATAGCAATGTTGGCGTTGTTGACATTATTGGTTATTTGTGCTAGGTTTCCACTTACACTGGCTGTTAGTACGCCGGCATTTCCAATGGTTAAACCTAAATTATTATTGATACTTACAGCATTGGCAAAAGTTTCTGCAATATCTTTTCGAGCATACTTAGCTGCTGCGACATTGCCCAATGTACTGGCATCACTGGCTGTTCCCCAATAAGCAATATTGGAGATTGCGCTGGTGCTGGCCAAATTAAAACCTGGGTTAATAGTTGAGAATCCAGTTATAGGAGTCTGGGGAGTATAACTGGGATCTTTGCTTACCACAGCAACCAAGGTGCTGGAAATATAAACATTGACTGTTATGTGTGGTGCACTAGAAGTATCTAAGATAGTGCCCACCACTGTGCCGTTGGTGCCTGCTGCACTAAACGATGGACCAACTAGTACCCAACTTGAGCCATTGTAAACATTAAATTGTTGATTGACAGTATCCCACCAAGCATTGCCGGTTACTGCGCTGGTGGGAGCAGCGTTGCCCACTGTGGTGCTGCTTAATGTCTTAAAAGTTGACCCTGTATATACTTTTAAATTACCAGCAGTATCCCACCATAATTGTCCAGTCAGTGGTGTCTCTGGGGCGGTACTGTTGCTGCCGTTTTCCAATAATTGTACAAAATTGTCTGCTAAAAAGGCACCATAACCCGAATAGTTTTTTCCCACCAACGTCAATGTTGTTGACGTGTTATTGATAGTGCCGTCATCAATCGTTGTTAATGTTGTACCATTGGTTAAGTTTATAGTATATGACATGTCCAGTAATTCCAGTTATTACAAATTGCTGCTTAGATTAGTAAGTGACTGAATTCTAATTGTGTAATCAATTTGTATTAATCTATTCAATGCTTTTTGTGCAGGGTGAAAAATCACGTGGGTAAGCAATTTCCCGCTGCCACTGACCAGTCCCATTTCATCAAATACATAGGAACCCTGCATAGTAGCGCTGTTGTCAAATGTTTGCTGATCTGCTGGTTCAGCATAGTCTAATAGGCAACTAACAAACAAATCAGTATATATTAACCCCGGAGTATGTCGTACCTCAATATAATTTCTTGCAGGGTCCAGATTTAAGGCGCTGGTGTTATCTACTATTTTAGAATAAGTTTGATTATATAGAGCTGCATTTTGACCATAAGTATTAGCAGGCAAATATGTTATGACCCCAGTGCTGTCCACCGCTGTTCCCCCGTTGCCAAAAGCCATATATTCTATAAAGCCTGTGCCTTTATTGCCCAAACTTTGAGCTAATGCTTCACTGATATTTTCATAATGAATAGCGTTGGGTCTGTCTTGAAAAACTTCCCCTGAGACTGGGTCATATATTTTAATATGGCCTTGAATTATTGTATTATTTTTGTCAAACATTGTTAATCCATTAATTTGATGTTTCTATTAGAACCTCTTTGGTCTCTGGGTCACTGATTTTTAAAAATCCGCGTACATAAATTCCAGTGGATTCATGTGGTCGGTCAGTGGATTCCAGTATCAGTTCAGATTTCTTTTCTTGAGTTTCGTCTTTTGTTTGATTCATAGTATTAATTATTTATCCATTGGATGAAAGCAATGTTTACCTGATGGGTCAAAAATATCTAAGAAGTTAGTACAAATGTACTGTGCTAGGCTATTTCTCCAACCTGCAGGTTGTTTTAGATACCTTTGCAATCTTAAGGTCACCAGTAGTTCTTGTGGCGGATCTAAAAACACTATAGGAGCAATGACTATGTTAGCGATCACATCCATAATTAAACCAGTAAGTATAAATGGTGCTCCCAAAATCATGGTGGTCAATGTCAATCTATTATCCAATTTTGCACGATAAAACCCCATGACAAGTACATAAGCGATCCAAAATAACCAGACATACAGCACCAACCCCAGCGCAACCAATACCAATGGTAAAAAATCATTCATAATATATTCTCGTTGTACATTATTTAGCCTAAGACTGTTTGACAAATATAACCTGCAATTTAGTACTGTTATACAGCCCTGAACCATCGGTTGCTGTGGTAGATCCAGTATTATACCATAGATTACTACGTATATATGGTGTATTTGCTAGGAAAGTATAAGTTGCACCCGATGTGGTTGTTTTAGTCACATTTGCATTTGGAGTCCAAGTATAATTATCACTGCTTGGGACAATCTGGGAAGCCCCGGCGTCCACTACCAAACTACCTATAGCATGTGCTTTGGCACCTGTACCAGCAGTGCCACGCCTTAAATTTGTCATCGTGTTATAAGTAGATTCTTTAGTCCAGTAAGTAATACGTTCCCCGTTGATATAAACCACGCCAGGATTTGCCCCAGTGGGATCAGGTCCTGATAGCACAGAAGCATTAGCCACTTGTAAAAAGTTGTTGGTTAAAGCATCAGTGGTTACCAATGTAGTTGTACCATCGCTGGGTATCTTCAAAAATTGCCAATTATCATTCATGTCTTTAAACAATCGATAATCAAATGTTCCCCAGTCAGTTTGTCCAAGATAGGCTGCTGCTCTAGCCGGGCTTGTATTGGATCCTGTTATTACTACATTTGGAACGGTATAATATCTTTGGCCGTTATAGCCAGGAGCTACCAGTGTTATTGAAGTTATGCTACCATTGGCATCCAAGATTGGGGATGCAGTTGCAATAGTGGTGGGAGACCCGCCTTGTATTGTAACTGCGACATTTCCAGCACTGTAACCCCTACCACCGTCAATTACTGGTACACTTAGCACATAAAATCCTAGGTTATAAATCCAATACGAATAGGCCGCTGATAGTGGATTAACTGCTAGAGTAGTTATTTTCATATCCATTGTGTCATAGACACGGCCCGGTATCAATTCTTCAGGAGCATGACTGCTGTAAGTGCTTACATAGGCATTGCCATCAATGATGATGTCCTCAGATCTAGTACCAAGTGCCAAGTCAGAATATAAGCTGGAAATTGTTGTATCTATGTTAGCAGTTCCAGTATAAGTTGTTCCATCAAGCATCAGACCTGGATACTCTATACCACTTTGCAACAGGCTAAAATCCTTTCCTGGCTGGCCAGTAGTTGGAGAATAGTAGGATTGAATTCTGTCGTTGGCGTTATCCAACTTGTAAGCTGGGTACACTGTGAGATTATCTGCACTAAATGTGCTACCACTGGTAAATGTAGTATCAACAATATATGCTGTTTGATTGTAAGACACCAAACTTCCCTGTGTAAACGCAGTATTTGCTGCCCAAAGCTGGACTGAAGTTCCATAGGTTAATCTGTCATAAACCAAGGTTGTTTTCATTTTACGTGTTGTAGAATTACCAAGTCTAGCATAGAGCGCAGCACCAGATCCACCGCCTCCGGTTACCGTTATAACCGGTTGAGAGGTATAATTGGTCCCAGCGTATAATATTTCTACACCCGTTATAGCCCCATTGTTAATTGTAGCTCGAGCCAAAGCATCATTGCCAATTGTACTGCCAGTTATGGTTATAGTTGGAGCCGAGGTATATCCAGATCCACCATTGGCTATGGTTATTTCACTGATGCTATAAGTATAAGAAAGCAGCCAATCCCTATATTGTAACCCGGTGTTTAGAGCATCAATGTCTTGTAGGAATTCACCGCTGGGACTTCTATACATTTGCAACGTGTTGTCATAATATGCTGGCACATCAAAGTCACCCACATAACCTGTAAAGTTATCAGTTCCCTGATAATCTATCACATATTCACGAATCGTGGTGTGATATGGTTTAACTTCCTCAATGTATTGCCTGTAATAATCTTGATTTTCTTTGGAATAAATTTGAGGCTGAGCGAGACCTTTAATTTTATGAAGCACATCAATAAAACTGGTTTTAAATACCCAGTCTACAAATTTTTGCTCGTCCAAAATGTAATAGATAAAGACAAAGAATAAAGTCAGAAATTTATCTTTGAGTTGATTGATAAAGATATCGTCTCTTAGAGCCTCCATGATAATTCTTATTTCTAAATTGGGATTCTTATCAAATGGGCCCGAATCAAAATTATCATTGCCATAGCCCATACTATAGTTAGATAAATTGTACAAATTAGACTTCAATTCAATCGTTCCGGACTCAATACCAATGGTGTTTATTACATTTGGAAATATTTGTAATAATAACCATTTCCCTTGACCATTGTTTTTAATCTTGACAATGTCCTGAGCCACTAATTTTAAATTGGCTAAATCAGCTAGTGTGTTAACAGTATATGCTGGGCGTACGGTTTTATCAAATCCAGGAGCATACCAATCTATATATTGCCAGTAATCAGTGGTTCGATAGCTTTGGCTTCGAGTTAACAACCAAGTGTTAGATGACTGTTTGGTATATATGGTCCATAATCCACTAACTGAAGTGTCTGTAGCCACTAAAACTTTATATCCGGTGGCCAATGAGGTTATGTCAAGATAACCCAGTTCTTCAATTGTTTGCACTTCAACATCATAAGCACCAGACTCAGACATTGGTATTGGTTCACCTGAACTTAATTTGGTTAAATCAAACCCTTGACTGATAATGTTTTCAGCAAATACCGTATTGACGTAAGAAACCATTTCTTTTAACGCCAGTTTTCGGTTCACAAACATACTTTGTCGTGGTCTAACGCTTATACCATATCTATTTTGCACTGATAGCGCTGGATCTGGTACTGTATTTCCAAATAGATCTATACCACTGGCACTATCTACTAACTTTTTATACAAACTTGTTGGTATCGAAGATACGTTAGTACCAACTTCCGATAATAAAGCATATTCACTGTGAATCAGATTGGAGTTAAGCTCTGTGGCATAGTCTATGTGTAGTATAATGCTTTTTCCTGTGGTTTGTCCCACTACATTGTATACTGCCACAGCATCATCTTTAATTGCTGCCAAATACTTGATACCGCTGTTCTTGGGGTTAGATATATAATCTGCAATAGTCACAATGGGCATAGTTCTATTGGCTAGGCCTAAACTCACTGAAGTTTTGCCGCTGACCCAGAAATAATAGCGCAGTGTTACCACATTGGTTGCAGGATCTACATGTGTCATCAATACATAAGCGGAATCATCGGGGTATTTGGGAATACCGTCCCCACCATTGGTTACATATAAACTTGGTAGGTATAAACTTTCTACCCATTCATAGACATTGATGCTACTACCAGGAAAAACTCTTCCCCAGTTTGCAGTTCTATAACTGTTGGTACCTTGCTCATAATCAATGTACTTTACTGTAGACAGATCCCACCACACTTGTCCAACTTGTGTACTGTTCCAATGAAATTGCTGGTCAAGTGTTGCACTTGAACTAACGGAATAATTATAGAATGCCGGATCATAATCTGTTTTGTAGGTTATATTCTGTTCGGCCTGACCCAATATCTTTCCCTTGGCTGGATCTATATAATCCAAATTGTAAAGAATAGTTTGTGTATCTGTGTTATAGATATATGCTCGCTTTAAGCTATCTATGTCAACTTTGTCTGTTTGAGATCTAACTACGTCCCAGCCCTTTAATTCTTCACTGTTGCTAAACTGATAAATTCTGCCACCGTTGGTAGCTATAGAATTTTCAGCTGAAGCTCCTACCAGTAAGTTAGTATTGGTAAATGCGAAATCGCTGCCAAACTTAACATAGTTGGCTAAACTTATTCCAAGATCTTTAAGAACAGACAATGTTAATTGTTGTACAAAGCTAAATTTACCTGCATGATCTATATTATTCCTAGAATCATTGAGATAACTCAATACCCATACTGCTCCGCTGGGGATAGGATCATTGAATGTGGTAGATGAGGAATCAAATGTGGTAACTTTAGTTGTTAGGTCAAAAGTAGTTGGCACTATTGTGGTGGCTTCAGTACTACCCACACCCAATACATCGCTGTTGGTGTTTATTTTTACCTTTTGGCCAAAGTAATCATAGGCATTACCTGTTGGATTTGAGATTTCCTCAGTTTCAACAAAAGTCTTCAATCCTAAATCTGTAATCGCACTGCCAACACCAGGTAATATCCTAAGTTTATCAGCTGACAAAGTTGATATGCTATCTAATTTCAAATAGCCATTTACTGCTGATGCAGTGACTCCAGGTATTAGGGTGGCATTGATAGCATTTACTACCGATCCCAATGATGTTGTAGTGAAGACCACTTCAAAATTATTAATACGTATAGAATCTCCACTGTTAACAGTTGGGTTACTAACAGTACCAGTTATAGTACCGTAGACTCTGCCCTGATTTAAAAACCTATATGCAGATCCTGTAAAATATTTGGTAGTTGACTTGTATGGTGCTCCAATATATACACTACAGTTATTTGGACATATATCAACACTGTAGCCAAATTGGCTCAGCGCAGTGGGAACCTTGGGGGTGTACTCACCAATTCGATTGAATGAGTTAGTTTCAATAGTAACCACTTGCCCAGCGGTCAGCGGAGTATTGAATTGCACTTTAGTTGACGCCGCTATTATATAATCAACTGCTATAGTTTTTAATACTCCATCTATATAGACTTTGTTAAAATTAGTCAAAGATATAGTAGAGCCGCCAAATATAGTTTGATTTGCTATGGCTATAAAATTATCCACTGACCTATTATATACAATAACTGAGCCTGACTTAGTTAGTGGGGTTGAATTATACGTAACGGTGGCCAATGGCGCACCTATTACAACCTGAGCACCTTCTGTTGAACATGCTAGACTAAAGCCAAAATTGCTGCCAGTTCCAGAATAGGAAATTGTGGTAAAATACTTAAAGCCGGCTCGTTGTCTTATCACAATACTAGATGCTGCAGGAGCAGTAGAAAATACTATGGTGGAGCCTGTTATAGTATAATCAACATAGGGTACATAAGAAGTCAATGATGACGACACATAAAGAAGCTCAGCGCTGGCCGGAGTAAATGACAGGGCGAAAGATGTCAGTACACCATTGGCAATAATAGTCTGTGTTACTGTGCTTATAGTTGAGTCAAATCCGTAGACTGCAACAGTATCAGTACCTGGGCATCCAACAAATGCCCATTGATCATCTTTACTTATGGCTACACTGTAACCAAATTTTCCACTGGATGCTGAACTTGTGGTCAAAATTTGATATGGTGTTAATTGACCAGAAGTTGAACGATTGTACACAAATGCATAGCCGCGGTTTGTTGAGCTGCCTGGTGCACCGGTTATTAAATATTTGTTACCATTGGCTAAACTTGAACCCATGTTCACTGTGGCATTGGCCAATGAAACAAATGTTTGGTCCTCCAATAGATCTCCAGACACAGTTCTTACGTAATTTACAATAGCTCCTACATTGGAACTGAAACCCGGAACACCAGCAGCCGCAAAGTTATTATCTAAACTCAATACCACTGTAGAACCAAATTTGTCATTGCTATATATTGCGCCACGTGGTAGTGCAGATTGTGCAGCCCAGGGAGATGACTTATTATACACTGCCCATTCTACAGTTGATGAATCTTCCCCCACCCAAACTTTATCATCATCTTGCCAGCCTGGGGTAGACATTGGCAATGAGGTAATGTCGCTGGCATATTTTACACGTAGACTGCTTAATTTATACAACGGACACAATAAGGTCACAGTGCTAAATCCAGTCAGAGACCCAGAATACAACACGGTAAATGTGGTCTGTGATTCAACTGTCTGCACTCTATAAAAGCCATTAAATGTGTCAGCATTATTAATAACTATTGCATCATCAATACTTAAAGAGTGAGGGGTATCAGTAACCATCAACAATTTATTGTCTAACCCATTGTAAATCTCAATGACATTGGTTTGATTCTCATTGACTCTAAAAACATTCCATTTTTGGGTATAATCCTTGGCGGCCCATATAATGGACCCCACTCCTATGTTGCTTATGTCCGTACTCAATGATGCGGTATCATTAAGATCAAAGACAGTATAGTCTACGTCGTCGATATTCACAAATCCTGCAGTCTGAATATCATCGCTGCGATTACTATTGCTGTTTCGATTCAGTAGAAAAGGCGGAGCCCAATTTGATTCAGAAGTTTTGAACAAGGCAGTATCATCACTATATATTGATGAATAAACTACAGTATTATTGCTCAGTACCGCTAAACTAGTTGGATTATTTAAAACGTAGTTTTCATCGAGTACCATTTCTACAAATTGATTAGTACCCAAACTGCCATAGTTGCCAACTCTAAATGCCCATTTTTCTGATATCTCAACATTGCTGTCTTGCCCAGTAAAACTGACTTTACCCAAGGCATCAATGGCATTTAGTGTGCCTTTTTCTTTAATAAAGCCCTGATAAAATTTAACTTGACTGGTGTCATCTAACCCAAGGTCATTTAAATAGCTACGATTTCTATACCCTATTAGTCCTAAACTATACAAATCAAATTTGGATTCTAAATTAACTATATCAGTATCATAAAAATTAACCGCCGCGCCTGCATTGGTTGCTAAATTGTTGAGTAACCCAGATTTAATTTTGTTTTTATCCACAGGTAACCAATTATTGGAGTTAAAATCTGTTGTGCCGGGTATATCTGCAATAGCTGTATAGTAAAAATTCTTATATTCTATTAGGTCACCACGCAAATAGTCGGTAGCAGCTCTCCATGATGGAACTCCGGGCTTGTTATACATATAACCCTCAGGGGTCAATGTACCAGTCCAGCCGCCAGTTTTTGCTCCCACCAATTTTAGTCGGAATTGTCGTTGACCCATTGCCGGATCGTAGATAACATCGTTAAATTGAGTTTTATTATTGCAAATTAAAACATGTTCGTATTGAACCAAATTAAAATCAGCAAACGCAATTAGGTCGCCGTTTTTGGTGTCTAGATTAACCCTAAAAACGTTACCGTCACGCAACACACTATAGGAGTCAGAATCTAAGACCACAAAATTTTGAGTCATTATTTTGCTGCCATAGTATGAATTCATTATTTCGTCTACTGCTGCATTTGTATTTGATAGAGTAATTATATCAGCTGCGGGGCCCAGTACAAGTATGCTGGATACTGGCCAATTCTGCTTCTGCCAGAACATAAATTCTTTTATACTCAATTCCCAATTGCGAATTTGACCCAAATCAGAATCATAATAGTCAAATCTAAATCCCTGAGCTATTAGATATCTCTCATATCCTGCCAAAAACCCAGCAATCTGTTGTACATTGGCAAATTCAGTACCATAGGGTATACTTACTTTATAGTTAGTAAAGGTAGTATAGTAGTTAACTGAAGAAGACAATACTTCAATAACTTTATAATCACCAGTAATCGCTGGCTGCACCACTGTAAAGTAAGGGTTTCGATTATCGTAACCACTGAGTTTATAACCTGTAGCTGTTTTTTCCACTATCACCGCACTATATCTAGGATTTGATACAGGGGTAGACTTGTTTAATATTAAATCAAAATCACTGTCAGGTATCAAAATCGATTCATTGATACTATTAGGGCTATTTTGCTCGGCCAATACTTTTAGATATTGTTTACCACTGAATCCCGCCATTCTATATGACAACTGTATTGTATAGTCAGAGATATAGTGTTTTAAATTTGCCTTGGATGTTATACCCAGCGTAGTTAGGTAATCCCCAATCCAATTAATATACCCTGCACTACGTGAAATTATACCCGAGTCAAAATCACCGTTGATTACGATGTCAGACTGATTTAATCTTCTATTAGTTTCAGTATTTAAATACTGTTTCAGTTCAGAATTATAACGATATTTGTCAGGCATTGCAGCTAATGCAAAATACTTTGCGGGCTGAGTAAGCGCCATCATCAATTGCACCGCAAACGGATATTCACTGGAGTTTCGCCAAGCAGTTTCAGTGGGGCTGTATTGCCCAACTGCCCAGTTTCTATTGAAATCACTGGTATTATATTTGGACGTTAACAATCCCTGAGGGGGTATTAATTGACCATTTTCATTTACTGGAATAATGCTTAATAACCCAGGTCGTGCAAATTTAGTATCAATACCAGCACGATCGCCTCCGGCAATATACCCATTTTGCAAATCTGTCCACAAATCAAGATTTCCTGAAGTATATGGGGCTGGCCCATAGGTTTCCTCCCACCATTCAGGTTGCTCACTGAAACCCAACATCTCCCAGGGGTTAGTATTGGGACGTTGAGTATCATAGAAATATTCAAAACACGCACGCCATGATCCCGGCAATTGTTTACCGTCGATGACATCTAACGCTTTGCTATAGTTAAAGGTAAATGCGTTTGTGCTATCATAGGTGCTGTTAGTGCTATAGTCTAATCTATTGAATCCTATCCAGGGCAAGTAACCCTTGGCCACAATGTTATTAAAATCTGATTGGCTGTATCCTGTATCTCTGAATTTTCCAGGCTTGCTGTCAAATATATTAAATGACTTAAAATCATAATTAGATTTGATATTGTTGTAAATTCTTTTTTCTAATTCTAAAATCAAATCGTCACGGAAATCACCAAATGCAGGAGTTAGACTACCATCGTGACCCTGTATCATTGTTTGTGGAGTTAGATATGTATAATCAACATATAACTTGGGAGTAAACTTTGGGTATAGTCCCAATTTTGTAGGAGTTTCAGGAATCCAATTTCCATCTGTGTCATTGTATTCAACAATAGTTATAACGTCTCCCACTGTTAATGACACTTGACTGGTCAATTGCACACCTGGCCCAGTAGTTAAAAATGTATAATCAATTCCGTATAAAAGCTGAATTCCATTTAGATAAACCAAACAGGCTTGATTACTTAATTCAGTATTAGAAAATACATTGGTTATTTCATAGTTAGTCAATAAAGTATTATAAACAGTATAAGTAATGGTGTTTTTGTTATCGCCGTGTGGCACCATATCACTGTAAAACCAAGGAAATGATTTGTTTTTAACTTGATTAATCTGTTTAATAATTAGGTCAACAGAGTCCACTGGGTTTGAGTAATCTATTAAGTTACTTTGACTTGCTGTAGTGATAAATTTATTTTTAAATCTAGTGTACTCCTGAGATGCAGAATTTAAACTATTGACAAAATTCATTGAATCGTCAGTTAGGAACAGTGAAGCTAAACTAGTTGGTGAACTTTGTTGCAGCATCGTACCGCCCTGCGCTTCTACATTAATATCCCTGAGATTACTTGCGCCAGGGTATGTGCCTGAAAATAACACAGAATTTTGTGTAAGCTTGCTTATGTGGTTTCTCAATTCCCCCAATGTTGGTGTGGACAATACTGTATTCTGAGCATTTAAGTTCAAGTTACTGGGAATTTCAAAGAAGCCAATTTTGCTTATTTCTTCACTGTAGACCAATATATCTATTTTATCCCCGTCCTTGATTAATGTTTTATCTATGGCGATATTTTTATTGGACCCCGACAAATTATAAATTTGATAATCAGCAGTCTTCAATAAATTAAAATTAACATAGACTTTTAAATTAGGTATGGTTGCTGTTGGTTGTGGGCTTACATCTATCAAAAATTCGTTGTTTATTCCATCATAGATATAGGATATGTCCTGGTATTGCTTGCTGTCTTCCACCACAGTAGTCCAAACATTTAATTTGGTAGTGGTAGAATCACTGTTATTTCGGTGCAAAAATCCCAAATTGACATTGCTGGTATAGTCCACTGAGTTAACTCTGTAGGAGAACGTGTCAACATCAAAATTGTTCTCAAACAAAATATCCCCAATATTATTAAAATTCTTGTAGCTCAGTGGGAAACCCAAGACCGGATCATCGCTGCCAGTGCCCAACTTGTAGCTAAACAACTTTGTACCAGTAAATGCTAGACTATTGTTGTTTATTTGATACTTGGTTAAGTCGCTGAAACTTACCCCTTCGTTGTCAAATACATCAAATTTAGGCGCCTGGTTTAAACCAGTTTTAGCTTGACCTTCGTCCCACTGTGAATCATGATACCAAAAGCTTTTACCATTGTTAGAGCCATTGAACACACTGACAGTGTCATTATCCTGTACATCTCCGTCGTCGGCCAGAGTTAAATGTATTATAGTTGGGTCTGATGTAGAGGTTCCCACTACATCAATGAAATTAACTACCCAAATTTTACCTCTGGTCAGTGGGTCGGCATCGGCTGCAAAAATAATTCGCATGCCATCGAATAAGTTAATATCATCTATATAATAACTAGAGGCACCTTCTATATCAATAAATGGCTGAGTTATTGTGGTGTCAAATAAATCCACTGGGGCAAGACCACGTTTTCCAAAATCGTACATCTGTAGATTTGGATTGAATTCAATAATTGGCCGTTTGGCTCTGTAGTTTTGATCCAGTATTGCAGTAGTTTTATTGTATTGATTGGAAATTGAGATAACATCGCTGTGGAACCAACGGTTACGTCTGCTCCAGGGATTCAAATCTGTGCTTGACCTATTAGAAATTATATAGTCAGGTTCTAATAAACTTGTGTTTATATCTGCCTCTAAACTCCCATAAAAAGATTGCCCAACAAAATATGGATATACAGGATTGCCCAGTGTATCAACTGTAGCAAAGTAAGCATATGTTTTATTGGGAAAGTCTGGTGTTACTCCGTATCTACCATTGAATTGGTCCAGAGTACCCGAGCCCGGTACATAAGTATAATCCTCTATAAATGCACCGGCCAGAAATTCAAAAGTCAATGATGCACCTGCTGTAACAGTGACGTTTGAACTCAATAACACTTGTGTGGCACCTGCTGTAAACAAGCTGGGGCCCACAGCGGTATGCAACCCATTGTTAAGTATCCAGACTGAGCCAGAGGTTATACCTGCATCATTGATTGTGATACGCATGCCGGGATTCAGACCCACGGTGCTGGAAACAACTATTATATTTCCTGTAGTTCCAGTGGTAACCGTAACGGTTTTACTAACTGGCCGGTAAGCACCAGTATTTGATGCAGTGTATGAACTAGTCATTCTCGTTACACCACCCAATGAACTATTGGCATTGGCATATCCATATGGCCCATATATAGGATATCCGTCTGCCGCAAAACCAATTAACTTACTGTGGCCATCTGTTTCAGTGTAACCACTGGTAAATCCAGTTAAACTACCCCAAGCATTGGCTGTTATAAATTTACTGCTTCTATAATGATAATCACCAGCGTCACCGGTAGATCCGCCATAGATATCTTCACCGTTTATTAAAACTTGTTCGGCATCATAATGCCATGTGCTGCCATTTTGGCCCGGCACATACCATTGATTGCTGACACCATTTATTAAAATGCCTGGTACTGTGACACCAATTGGGTCAGAAGTCAAGGTGGTGCTGGTATGCTCCCCAATAGAATTTAGCCCACCACGATATGGGTAAGTTAACACCAAGGTTTGTTCAACAATATAATTTGTATTAGATGTATTGGGGAATACTCCATGTTTAACCGAAGTGCCATCTGGTACATCGGTAGTAGTTATCACTAGTTCAGTTTTAGTAGTATTCAAATTTGCACTGGTGGCAGCTTGCAAGAAGCGCGACGTTGGGTCAAAATTCGACCTTGACCCAGAGAAAGAAACTATCAAATCATTGACCGCAGTTAAGGTAATGGCGTCCCCCACCCCCTCAACATAAAATTCCGAATTTTGATATTTTGCAGGGATCACATCTGAATCAAATTTAACCTTCAAACCATTGGTAAATTTTATGCCATTGGGACTAATGTAGTTTTGCTTGCCCAGAATTTCAGTTGTAACATTTAATATGTTAGCGCCTGCATCAACTATTTTTATTACACCAAATTGACCAGGGTTAACACCATCTTGGTAATATAGTGTATCTAAATTTGCAGTTATATTGGGAACTATTTCAAGATACTCGCTGCCGTTTTTAAACCACTGAGTATTTGCATAAGTATTGCCTGATTGTACTATTACTTTATTGACCATGGGAATATCTTGAACGTATACTAATGATACGGTAAAATCGCTGCCCACAGGTGTCAATTGAATTCTCCAGATGTCATATCTCTGATTAATTGGAACAGTTATACTGTTTGCTGTCCAGTCTGAAGAATTTGCATAATAAGTACCAAATACCATCAACTTATTATTCAAATTAGAAGTTTGCCCATCAATGCCACCATAAGTAGTGTTTAAAGTACTAAGTAATTGGCCCTGTATCTGAGAATACTTCAATGTAGTTACTAGGTCAATGCTATCCACAACAGGCAAGGAGATATAAACATCCTGGGCTGTTTTATCTGGAACAGTAAAAGTCACTGTGCCTGCATCTTCTCCATTATTTGTAACTCCCAATATTTCTCTACTAGATAAGTTATTACTAGACGTTTGCAAGCCAGAAATTCCAGGATCACTTTGTATCCAAAAAGGTTTGCCTGTTTGATTGACAATGAATTTATAGGTTCCACCACGTGTCAATACCAAGTCGGGATTGGATATTGTACCAAATCCACTTAGATTATATGTGGACAGGCCTGAATCAGGATATACATAAAATGTTTTTTCTAATTCTACTAGGTTACTTATAACAGGCACGGAATCTGGCCCATTGGGCAACCAATAATATTGACCAAAATTTATAAATGCGTCTAAATTTATGTGAGGGGTATAGCTATAATATTCGCTGGACCATAGGTGACCAGGGTTTGCTATATTACCCCCATAATAATTTATTTTCTGCAATACTTCAGGGTAGGTTACGTGAAACTCAACCTCTGCGGTATTGGTATTTTTGACCACAACGCTGGGTTCTAATTGGTAATCTGCTCGAGCAGCATCTGGTTCACGCACATAGTCCGAAATGCTGGAGAAACCCGGAGCAAATTTCCTACCAACATAACCGTTTAGTGGTTTTAAATTGGGTTCAGTAACCAGCTGATCCAGGGTTGCATTTAAGAACTTTTGGTTTGTTACAGTCTGAAAGACCGATGGCAGTAGTGGTGATGTTTTAGTAGTTGGCATGAATCTAAATTATTAATTTATCACAGTATTTACCGATTGATTTTGCAAGTTTAATTGTGCAGCAGTAATTGCACTAATTACTTCTATGTTCTGTACCGTAGCACAGCTGATGAGAATTTCGTTGGGTTCCGAGGAAATCTGCTGTAGAGATCCAAAAGTCTGAGTCTCACTATTGGGCACAATTACTATGCTGCTGATATTGGGAACCAATCCCTGCTGTATGTAAGTGGCCAATTCAGTGAAGTAAAAAGTTTCTCCAAAATCCCAGTTACCTGTATCAAAGAACGCATTAATATAAGCTAAAACTTGGCTGCGAATTTCACTGTCACTTAAATTTATATTAGAGTTCTTAATAACCTTGAAGGTAGCTTGAAGTTCTGATGAGGCCTTGCTACCAAATAATGGTTTAAATTTGGCGCTATTGAAAATTATGGCATCACTGACACTTTTATAATTTTCAAGATCGCTATAAGCTAGACGCAGAGTTTCACTGCTGGGGACTTCTGGTTCTGTTACAGTATTGGTTGTATCCAAAGCCCAAGTTCTGTAGTTGGTCTCAAATTCCTTGGTCAAAATAAACATATCTATTAGGTTGCTGGGGGTTGGGTCTATTCTTCTATCCCCGGGAGCATTATGTCTATATTGAAAATATAAATCCTGACGACCCACATAAGCAGTATAGGTTGTGTCCAAGACCAGTGACCTAGTAGAACCAGTTAATGTTAGCACATAGAATAAGTTAGACTCTGTGGCATAGAATATTTGTCCTATTACATAATTGTTGATATATGGTAATATGGAAGATTTTAGGCCATAGCTAGTATTTACTAACTCATTACTAACAGGAACATATGTTTCAAAATTATTATATCCCAGTACTGATTGTAAAAAAACGTATTTGTTGTTTGAGTTAACACTTGGGGCAACTATAGTATCAAAAATATCAGGATTGTCTGGCACACCGTCGTCATTTGAGTCACTGAATGTAACATTTACACTATTTGTATTAATATACCCATCGGCTTCTTCCTTTTGATTATAAATGTTCCAAATTATGTTTTTAGTTAGGGGGTAGTTGGTATCAGGATCACCATTGACCTTTAATATATTGATATTGTCATTGATCGTTAGGCCAGTGGTCTTATCAAAAACTTTAACTGTTTTGTCAAAATAAAACTTTGTTTGTTTGCTACTTTCAAATATATAATCCAATCCTCGGGTAACTACAGTATAAGTGAGACCGCTGACTGTAAAATGCATTAACCAACTTGCATCTAAATTGGCACCAGTTGACGATCCCTGATTTGCTTGGCTAAATGCACTGGAACTATCTAAATCTTGCTCTAAGACCAACACCCATTCTCTAGTGGACTGATTGTACCTAATTCCAAATTCACTGTATGAAGATATCAATTGAATCAATGTTGTCACAAATGTGGTGCTAAAACTATTACTAAACGCCGGGATAACAGTTATAGCTTGGGCATTGGCTGGTACATTTTCACTCAGTGACACTGGACCATAGCCTGTACTTAAAACTCCCTGATTCCCATTTCCAATTAGATTAGTCACGGCAACATATAACAGTAGCTGTCCATTGCTGGGCAGTAAACCACTTGTTGGCAACGCAACTATTTCGTTCAATGAGTTAAAATAATTCCCTGAGCCAGGGCTAAAAATTACTATGCTACCATTGGTAATATAAGAATTATTCCCAACTACACCATATCCTACTTGCTGTGCTACCCCAGTTCCATTTACAAAATACCCAGTCGAAGAATTTGATCCCACTGTAGTTCTATTCCAATATAAAGTGCTGAGAGCAAACCTAGTAAAATTTTTATAATAAAAATGCTGCAAAGACTTGGACTCTACCTCAGGTATAATTTGATTTTGAATTATGCGATTGATGTCAGCTGTGGTAGTCCAAGTAAAATCTATATTTGGATTAATATTATTTTTGTATAAAATGCCATCCTCACCAAAAATATTCGTACTAGAATAAGTTCCGGTGGAGTCAATTACATCCAAATATCTACTTACCCCGCTACTTGTTCGATTTACCGATTTTACTTTGCTTATAGAGTTGAACTTACTGTAAGGGAAAGTATTGTAGTCCTCTCCTGTAATCATTCGATTTTGTGTGTAGTATTGCTGTGGTGCCTTGGCTTTTATATCTGATATACTTTCCCTGGAAATAGCGTTGACTACTGTATATTTTAAACTGGCAACCACTGTAAGAGTTTCAAGCCTACCCAATCTGCTGACATAGGGTATAGACATAGAAATGTTTTGCATTTCATCTGGAGTTATCTTGTAATCTAAACCTGCGCTGGTTCTAAAATATGCCCTAAATCTACCCTGAGGTATAGCAGCAAATGTACCATCACCGAAAACTAGATTAATCTGGTCATTGTTCCTAGTTGTTACTTGAAAACTTTTCTTAGCTGCGTTACTGTTATAAATGATGTTGACACCACTGACCGCAGGGGTTTGTTCCCATTGAGTTAAAATTGAGTTTAAATTACTGAGTTCGTATAACCAAACATCGGTGTTGTTGATATTATCATAATTTATTGATGCTATATTATTTGGGATATTTTCCGCAAAGCTAAAGTCTAAGTTTTGTAAGTCACCCTGTTTAAAGTAAAAGAAAAACCCTGTGTTGTTGCTGGCATTGCCTAAATTGTCATTCTTGTATAATATGTTTAGTGGTTTTCCTGGGTAAGGTGCGGCCTCATATATGTATTCCTTATCTGCACTTGTACCACTGACAACCTCAAATGACAATGCCGAGTTCTCTACTTGTGTAGAAAACTTATATATGGGCAAGGCCCCAGGAGATATATTTAAATTGTACTCCTCATTAGTTATACCACCGATTACTTTGCTGTTTGCTGGTCTGCCTACTAATTGATTGTTGGGCAATGCTGCATTTATAATGGTAGCGAATTGTTCATACCAATTATTATTTGTGCTGTCGTTCCATTTTACAATTAAATTTGTTAGGTCTAACCCATTGCTGTCAGTTAAACTTTCGGTGGTTTGAACACTGTCAAATTTCAGAAATCCCGAAGCAGTTTGATTACGTTTGGGCACATAGCTAATTAATCTAGCTAATTTTAAAACACTGTCCCTTCTTTCAGCAGTGTCAATAAAATTTTCTCTGGCGTTTAAGTCTGTTCTAAACGCTAGACTTTGACCCAAAAAGGCAATCAAGTCAATTAATGCAATATATTCACTGGACTCGACAAAATCATTGAAATCTTCGGGATAGTAAATTTGCAGATAGTCAACCATACTTTTACGTAGGGTCTGAAAATCATAACTTTGAAAGTCTGCGTTTCTAAAACTCTCGTAGACCCTAGTCCAATCTTGATTGACCAATAGTGAATTTTGACGTGTGGTATTTGCCATTGATTTGCCTTGCTGATATCTTTTTAATATTTAGCACGTCAAAATATGGTACTATTAAAGAGTTCTAGTGATATTACGGGAATCTTGATTAAAGGTCAAAGCCAAGGTACTGGTTTGATTGCTGGAAATGTAAATTAGCTCTATTTCAATCTGTAGACCCTTTTCAAATTGAGTTATAATGATATTTTGAGCGGCAACTCTGGGATCTGAAGCTATAATACGTCTAATATCCTGTGCTATAGTATTTTTTGTATCCTCATCCAATGGCTCAAATAACGTATCCCAGATTATTGTACCAAAATCTGGGTTCATTACTTTTTCACCTTTGCGTACATTGAAATGATTGATTAAATCCTGTTTAACCAATTCAAAATTGGTGATGCGAAAATGTTTATTCCTTCCAACTGTACTAAAACCGTTATATAGCGCCATTGCTTTTTCCTTTTATTAGTTAAATCAGTCCAGGTTTACTGGCATTGCTGGCAATTATAGTACTTACTTGTGTCTGGCTGTATCTACCTTGATTATAGTATTGACTAATACTTGTACCATTGGCGTCTGAAGCATCCAAGCCACCTTTAAACCATTTATTTGTGCCACCAGCACCACCGATATGTGCGGCTGACAAGAGCCCCGCAGTTTCTTCTGCTGATGTTTCTGCGGTTATTAATCCATATTTTTGCAATGCTGAGTAATTGTCTTTGGTATAATTATACATGGCTTGTTCTTGGTAGTCTGGATTTGCCAAAAACTCTTGAAGATTTGCTGGTTTACCAGTTCCACCTATCCAGTTATTGGGATTATTTATTGCGTCAACATTTTGTACTGTTCCCGATTTTACTAACCCTAGGTCGGCAAGTGCTGCGGCTCCAAGCTGATACTTACCCACATACCCAAATTGATTAGTGCCCGGCACCGAAGAATTAGAGTTTGTTGGTATATAATTGCCGCCGCTTTCAGTGTATCCGAGCTGTGCGAGATAGGCTCGGTATTGGTCTTTGTTTAGATTGCCCAGAGATCTTCCTGTGTCTGTCTGATTAATAAACGATGAGGTTGGAGCTGGTCTTTTAACTGCCGCCGACATTGCCCGGCTTGGTCCAGGTGCCGAATAAATTTTGGGTGGTCGTATTACGTTACCATCAATATCCACGCTGGTTCCCTCATCGACAACGGTGGTCTGAGTAGCAGTATCAGTGGTTTGCCTTATATAGGGTTCGTGTGTAGGGATTTTATAATTGATAGAACTTATAGCGTTGGGCTGTATCTGCCAGACAACACTGTTTTTTTGTGCGTTGGGCAAAGAATATTGTTTGAGTTTTTGTGGTGTAGGGATTGATGCTCCTATTGCTCCGCTGTTTAATAGTATAGCAGACCCTGTAACCCCTAGACTTCCTGTGGCTTTTAAACTCATTGTACTTCCTGCATTCATAGTAACACTACTTGCTGCCTTTATCTGAGTTTTTTTACCGTACAGTGTCAATGTTTGCCCTGCATTAGTTTGTATAACCGGAGATTCCATTCTAATTGCTGCACCAGCATGCATGTCAATATTTTTTTGTGCGTTAAAGGAAATATTTTTTGCACTGTGCATCATGATATTCCCCTCGGTATTAATTGCTAGGTCTCGTTTACCATAGATCAATACGTCTCCATCTTTGGTTAATTCCACCCAAGCATTGCCCGAAGCATTGCTGATGTAGACAATACCCTCGGTGTCGTTCATTAATAATTGATGTCCTGCTGAAGTTTTTAATCTTAATAAATTGTCAGTACCAAAAATATCACCATCATCCATAACCAATGTATGACCACCAACTCTGGTGGTTACATCAAATTGTGATGAGTTAAATGACCCGGTTTTTAAAATATCTGCTAAATTTTTAACATTGGCGGGATCTTGTTTTGATATTGGCCTACCAGGTGTACTGAATCCCAGTACTGAACTAATGGGGTCACGTTGTATACTGCTAGATATAGCGCCTCTGACCCTATCACTGTCTAAACCCTGTCGAATAAGATTTAATGTCTGAGGTATATGCAGTGGTTTGGGCCAGTTTACCCAATCAGACTTACTAAAAGGACTAGTTTCATTTTCATTGAATTCTCCCACAGGGTAAAAATTTCCGGGCTGCAATATATCTTTGAGATTTGCAGGTATGCTGGCTTCATTGATTTTGCTTCTATCCACTGCCCCAATTGCTGGTACCATGTATTTGCTTAGATTATGGTTAATGCAGGCAAACCAATATCCTTCATTTTCACCATTGGGGAAACAACACAAAACTGTGCTGCCTACGTCAGGTGGACTCATAAACATACCATAGGTTTGTTTTGTATTGGCAAAGTCATTGACTGTGTTTACAGTCTGCGGGCCAGTTGTAGTACCACCATAGGGACTTGCGTAGGTAACCGCTGACCAGCCCGATGGGTTATCAGGATCGGCACTGCCAGGTCCATCTATATAAACATAAAGCCTACCATTTCTAGTTTCTCGGTCTACTTTTTTAATAATACCCTTGTATATCCCCAGGCGTAGTGGTATTTCAGCCTTAGTTGAGTCTGCGAATGTGGCGCGTTTTGTACCTAAGGTTTTGTCAAACATAAATTAAAATCCAGTTTCTAAGAGAAAAGTGATGTAACAGAATCAAATGCAGAATTAACCAACTGATTTGCTTCGCTAGTCACGGTGTTAATTGCAGTATCCACTAGAGAATTGGGGTCAGCCAATACTAGTTGTATATTTTTAATAGTATTTAACGACGGTAACTGGTCCGAAATATCTTTTAACCCAGTTGTAAGCAACCCTGTGACTTCACCTGTGAATTGGCTTAGTTTACCTTCTACTGCATCCTTTGTAACCTGAGTTAATCTACCTGTTACTGAATTAGCCAATGATGATGCTGCTGCAAATGCATTGTTGGCCGCCGAATTGATTTGATTTTGTAGTACTCGTGGACCTGCACTTCTAGCCAATGGCTCAGTATAATTCAATGAGCTAGTTAAATTTGTCACCGTACTTTCTCTAGCATAGCTGTTCATATTCCTAACATTATCAGTTATAGGTAATTTGACCAAATCCAGTGTTTGTTCAAATTTACCACGTGAGAATAAATTATCTATTGTTATTATTTTGTATACACCGCTGAAACTAGAATAATTAGTTTGGCTATTATCTGAAACTGCTAGCCCTGTGCGTTCATCATAATCTTGGGGGCTTTTGAAATTAACAAAGACATAAAGTTCACCATTGTCCATCCATAGACTGTTATTGCTGTCACTGATCCATTGCGATGTGGTGGCCTCAAGTCCTTGCCCATAAAAAATGTCGTCTTGCTTGATAAGCTGTGGGTCACCTATGATCTTCAGTTTAATATTAATCATGTCCCCTTTGGCAGATAGCATCAATGAATTAGATAAATCTGCACCGTCTACTGCTTGTGCTTGGTTGGGACCTGTTCTATTTGATCGCGTTATATCATTGGCAACAAAATTATTGGTGCGTGGTTGAGCTGGATCCCAGGGAATAGTTGGGTAAGACCCAGCATTGGGGGCATCTCCGTTGCTATTCCCTAGGGCCCCATCATTTTCACGCTGTAACTTTTGATCCCCTGCCGTGTTTTGTGCTGTTTCCCCCAGTCTACCAAAATTTCTAGTGGAAGTAATTTGATTGTAATAATTCATGTTGAATTCTAATTGCAAATCAATTACATCTCTATTGCTGAGGTTTTCACCTGTGACCCTACTTCTGCCGCCAGTAAAAATATAGTTATATTCCTTGACCCAACCTGGGACACGACCCAATGGACCATAGGGATAACTGGACTGCATAATAAAGGGTTTTACATAATAAGTAACTTCCATGGCATATCGACCATTTTTTTCATCGTAATCCAGCAATTTAAGCTGTGGCACAATTTTATAATGTTGCAATGGAGTTTTGAGCTGGGTCGCGCCGGTGACATCTCTACGCTCGCTGCTTGTTGGATCTAAAAGTTGTTTACCTATATATGCGCTATTGCGTATAGCCCAATCTATTAAAACATCTATCTGTGTGCCGGCAGCTACGTTCAATGTTCCACTATTAAAATCTATACGTCCTTTGGTGGCATTGCCAGCTAGCTGAATATCTGTTTTTTTATCAGTTTCGGATTGTCCACCACCAGCCGTGGCCTGTGTAATATTTACAGGTCCCGATTTAGGATGCAATAGCGCATTTCCAATGGATTCATGAAATTTGACGCTGATTTTGTTGACCCCTGAGATTTGCTTTCTATCTTTCAAGGCAGCATAATATGCATTATACGCATCAGTCAAACCAGTCACAGTAAAAACTTTATTGTCCAGAGTTTTACCCAATGACCCACTGGCTTGCCAACTGTCTAATGGGTTGGCGGTGGGTGCACTTCTACTGGTTAAAACATCCCGTTTCGCTTGTTCGTTTTGTTGTTCAAGTCTCTGCTGTTGTTCAAATGATATTACGTCTGTCTTTTGCACTGACCCCAGCCCAAACACCTCAGCCACTGTGGTTGCTTTAACTTGGAAATTCGCAGGGGTCACCACAATTGATTGATTATATGCTTGATGATTAAATGCTGTGGCAGTAAAGCGATATTCGGTGCCTTTGGAACTAATTCTTGACTGCATGTCAATGAGTCTAATGGGCAATATTTTAGTACAGTTGGGTATTTTCCCCATGGTCATATTATCACCACGTGTGCCAAAGAAATCAATTTGCAGTATGTATGGTTGTGCTAGATAGTTCTTAGATGCAACACCCCCATTGGCCACTGAACTATAGGAAGCAGACATGAGTCTATTGATAAAAGTAAACCCATTGGGTTCTATAATTGTAAAACTGCATTCTATTAAGTTGCTGTTTCTAGACCTCTGAGTAGTGTTTATATAAGTTGTCATTTTAAATTCTTCAAAAAAGAAATCTTCTGTGAAAAATTTATTCCTAGCAAATGTGTTGTCATTGTACCTACCTGCACTACTCACCAATACATGTTTGGGTATATATTCCTTTTTGGGATCTTCAATTACAGCTTTAAACTGATCAGTTGATATTAGATGTAGACTCAATGAGTAAGTATAAGTGTCGTAGTCGTGCAGAGGATTTACGCAGGCCACCTGAGGTCTATCAAAATTACTGGAACTTCCATTGTTTGGCAGTGTATTGGATCCCGGAGTTGATGACAAATAGTCAGAATTTAAAAATCTAGGGTCTCCAGGACCAGTCTGTGTTCCTAAATTAGAGCTAGTTCCGGTGGTGGTTATTACCCAAGCATCGAATTCTGCATTATACAATGCATAGCCTAGTTCTTGTTGTAATATAGTCGCCAAAGTTTGACCTAGGGGGGCTAATTTTTTGTTAAGCTCTATTTGTTTAGCAATAGAAGTATTGTCTACGAAAGAAGGATAGCCAGAAATTGACACCTTTCCGATTGTGTTTTTCTGTTCCTGCTCGGTCAAGGGGGCAACATTGACGGCATCTAAGACTGGATCTGATGTGTTGCTAGTGGCCATTAATTAACTCACCAAGGGCATTATAGTTTCTTTTTTAGGAAGGAATATTTGCACACCTATCTCCATACCAAATATAGGATCTTGTATAGTATTGGGGTTACGTAAGGCAAATACCCACCACAATCCCGCATCACCATATAAGTCAAATGCCAGTAAATCTGGACGATATTGATAAGTTTTGTTCACCGAAAAAATCACATCATCATTGAGTCTAGGTATAGTGGGCAGCACTGCTATATCTAAATACTTACCATAGGTGGATGTTTTGGAATATGGGCTATTTTTAGCATATTGAACAGCTTGTGCCATTATAGAAATCCTCCAGTGATGTCAGAACCAGATCTCGCCAATGATCCAGCAGCAAATTTTTCCAATGTAAAATTTCTAGCAACATTATTTTTACTGTAAACTGGTTGTAGGGTAACAGACAACGAACTCATAGTTGGTAAATATGTTTTCTTTGTTAGGTTTGTGTCCAATGCATTGCCCTGAATGTTTTTTAAATCAACTCCGATTGGCACTGCTAGATAATCTACATCTGCGGGCATTGTATGTTGAAAAGACATGACCACACAGGGAATATGTGGCAAATAATGTGACCCATAACCATCTAAAAATACCAATGGAGGCGGGGTCCCAGCTAACGGTTCATTACCATAAAACATTTTGGTGCACGACCTGAAAAATTGTATTACAGCCATTAGATACTGACCTTCAGATATATTTTGTACAGTAAAATCAGCCGCTATAGTGATGGCCGCTACTTCACTACCCTCATAATTGAAACTGGAATAATTGCTGTGAGTTAGCTGTGTGGTACCATACCTAGCATTATGCGTGATCGTAATATTTGGAGTATAGGGGAAGACTACACCATTGGTTTCTACCAATGGACTCATTATTGAGTTATTAGCTGTTGTTGATAACTTGTAAAATGAGGAAAATGGCTGCATACTAATGCGTACACGCCAGTCTGATTCGGGTTTAATTGCACTTGCTGCACTGGATCTTGCATCTATACTGCCTATTACTTGTCCTGCAACACTTTTGAATGCTTGTGTAGCACCACTGAATAGCCCAGACATACTTAATCTAATAGAACTTGGATCATTGGGATTTGCCCCTGTGTTCAGAGGTGCAATACTTTGCGATCTTGAAGTCCCATCAGGGGAGGTCGAATCCGAATTATTAGATAGTGAAAAAAAATCTGATGCTGACATATAAATCTTTGTATTAGATATTTATGCCTTAAATATAAGGTATTATTAAGGTTGACATTTTAGTTCTTAATTGCTATTATTAAAAAACTCAAGGAGATTCAAAATTAGAATCAATTATTTAAACAACAAAGATATTTTGAAAGAAATTCACAAAAGTAAAAATTCCTATTGCTCATATTCAGACCCACTGGATGCCGATTATGATATTATCATCAATGATGTCAGTGAGATCAATAAAAAAACTATACTAGCAGGCAGAAAGCTCAGAGCTGAGCGTTTGAGCAAAGTGGCCTATGATAATGCGGTTTTAGAAACCGGTACTAAACAAAAGCAATCAGATTTTGAAATTAAAATCAGCAAGATTTTACCCTCTGAAGTAGTTTTTAGAGTCATGACCTGGGAGCATATACCTTTAGATGACATAAAAACCCGAAAGGCCAGGGATACGGCCAAGGAACTTTATGAAGATGAAGAAGAACTGGCCCATACCGAATATGATGAAGAAGACCCCAAACATAACAAATACGTAAAGGTTAATTTTCCACCATTTTTACATTACCGGGTGACGGAAAACAATGAACCCATTATGGTTGGAAAAAGCCACTGGCGAGGGGGTTTGCACACTGGTGAATTTAGTAGAGATCATGGCAGTATGACTAAAAAGCTAGCACTTATGTTTATGAAACTCTGTGAGAGATATGCTACTCGCAGTAACTGGAGAGGTTATACATATAATGACGAGATGAGATCGCAAGCCTTAGTGCAATTGTGCCAAATTGGGCTGCAATTTGATGAAAGTAAGAGCCAAAATCCATTTGCTTATTATACTGCTGCTTTGACAAATTCTTTTACCCGAGTGCTTAACATAGAAAAGCGCAATCAGAATTTACGTGATGATATACTTGAAATGGCTGGTTTAAATCCATCATATACAAGGCAGGGTATGAGTTCAGGTGGAGGTTATTCAGATGAGGATTAAAAACTTCTTTCGTTTAGCTAGACTTGTTCAGCCATCTTCACTATAATAAGACAATGAGTAATCTATTCAAAAAAGCAGCAGTTTTTACCGACATACATTTTGGTTTAAAGTCTAATAGTATTCAACACAATGAGGACTGTTGGAATTTTATTCGTTGGGCCACTGCCAAAGCAAAATCTCTGGGCTGTGAAACCTGTTTGTTTTTAGGCGATTATCATAATAATCGAGCTTCGATAAACATTTTGACCTTGAATTATAGCTTAAAAGCTCTAGAACATTTAAACGACAATTTTGATCAAGTATTCTTTATTCCCGGCAACCACGACCTCTACTACCGAGACAAACGTGATGTTCAAAGTGTGGAATGGGCCAAACACTTACCAAATGTACAGATTTGTAATGATTGGTTTTCCCAGGGAGATGTAGTCATTGCGCCTTGGTTGGTGGGCGACGATCATAAACGTATACCAAAACTCAATGGTAAATATATGTTTGGCCATTTTGAGTTACCACACTTTTATATGAATGCCATGGTTGCAATGCCAGATCATGGTGAAATACAACGTGAGCATTTTGGGCATTTTGATCATGTATTCACTGGTCATTTCCATAAACGGCAACAAAATAAGAATATTACGTATATTGGAAATTGTTTCCCACATAACTATGCTGACGCCGGCGACGATGAACGAGGTATGATGATTTTGGAATGGGGGCAGGATCCCGTATTTCATTCTTGGCCAGAACAACCGGTATATAGGGTACTGGGCCTTGGAGCAATATTGGCTAGCCCAGAAACTGTATTGAAACCAGGTATGCATGTACGTGTAAACTTGGATATAGACATCAGTTACGAAGAAGCCAATTTTATCAAAGAGACATTTATATCTGACTACAAAATTAGAGAGATTGCCTTGATACCTCAAAAAAATACAGATTTGGAAAAATACGAAATACAGGGAAATATTGTATTTCAAAGTGTTGATCAAATTGTAACAGAGCAGCTCACTGCCATTAATAGCGATCATTTTGATAACAATTTGTTATTGGACATTTATAGGAACTTGTAATTTGTTTAAAATTAAGTCATTATCTGCTAGGAATTTTCTTAGCATTGGTAACAATACTCAAGCAGTTAACTTTGAACGATCCGATCTAACCTTAGTTTTGGGTGAAAACATAGATCTTGGCGGAGAAGATTCAGGCGCGAAAAATGGCACAGGTAAATGTGTTGGAGTAAACACTAGTGTAAGGTTACGTAATACCATAACAGGGGAAATAACCGAATTAACCATGGGGGAATTATACAATGCTGCGTTGGAACAACACACTAGAAAAAATTGTAAAGACAAAGGTTAAACAATGCATACAATTTCTGACACGGTAACAAGAAAAATTATAGATTTTGTAGACTTGCAAAATCTAGAGATTGAAACCGATTCTGGATGGCATCCTATCTCTAAAATAATGAAAACTATACCATATCAGGTCTGGACTGTGATAACTGAATCTGGCAAAAGATTGGAGTGTGCAGACGATCATATTGTATTTGATGAAAATTTTAACGAGATATTTGTTAAAAATATCAAACCATTATCATATATACAAACTGATTGCGGTTTAGATCGAGTCGTTAGCATAGTAGTATCAGAGACTGAAGAAAACATGTTTGATATTACAGTAAATTCCAATGATCATAGATATTATACTAATGGTATCTTATCCCACAATACAACTCTTATACAAGGGCTATGTTATGGTCTATACGGCCATGCTATAACCAATATTAAAAAAGACAATCTAATCAATAGAACCAATGGCAAAGGTATGCTTGTCACTGTAGATTTTGAATGTTCCGGCATAAACTATAAAATAGAACGTGGAAGAAAACCCAATATATTGAAGTTTTATGTCAATGATCAACTACAAGAAGCCAAAGATGACAACAGTCAGGGAGATAGTAGAGAAACTCAGCAGGACATAGAACGATTATTAAATATGAGCTATGATATGTTTAAGCATATTGTAGTTCTCAACACTTACACTGAGCCATTTTTGGGTCTCCGCGCCCTGGACCAAAGAAATATCATCGAACAATTACTGGGCATTACTTTACTCAGTGAAAAATCTGAGATTCTCAAAGAACAAAATCGTGAAACCAAAGATGCTATCACCCAAGAAGATTTTAGGATTAAATCAGTCAAAGATTCCAATGCCAGGATTTCTGAACAGATAGATGCCCTAATACGTAGACAAAACCTATGGCGTAAAAAGAACACACAGGATATATCAGATTTATCACTGGCTTTAGATGAGTTAAACAAGTTGGATATAGAAAATGAACTCAAAGCTCACAAAGATCTAGCTGTTTACAAACAAAAATCCAAAGATATTTCAGATCTTACTGAACTAATACGTCGCAGTAAATTGGATATGTCTAGAGAACAAAAAGATATTAAAAAGTTAGAATTAGAGATACAAAGCTTGGAAAATCACACTTGCCATAGTTGCGGTCAAGCATTTCATGACGAAAAACAAGAGCAAGTATTATTAGGCAAACAAAAATCACTGGCAGATGCAAAACTTCAAAATTCCAAAACCACCAATGATTTAGCCAAATTAGAGGATGCTTTGAAGTCTATGGGTGAGCTAACAAAAAAACCGCAGGTATATTATGACAATGAATCAGATGCATTCGAGCATAAAAGCAGTATAGCAAATGTAGTTGCTCAATTAAAAGCTAAGAAGGAAGAGATCGACCCCTATGCGGATCAAATCTCTGAGATGAAAGAATATGCCTTGCAGGAAATTAGCTACGATCACATTAATAATTTAACAACGTTCAAGGAACATCAAGAATTTTTATTGAAATTACTAACAAATAAAGATAGTTTTATTAGGAAAAAGATCATTGATCAAAATTTAAGTTATTTAAATGCACGTTTGGGATATTATCTTGACAAGATTGGATTACCTCACACAGTTAAGTTTTTAAATGATTTGACTGTAAGTATCGAGGAATATGGGCGAGAATTAGATTATGGTAATCTAAGTCGTGGGGAAACCACTAGGCTGGTGCTGAGTTTAAGTTGGGCCTTCCGTGATGTTTGGGAAAGCCTTTATCAACCCATTAATTTATTGTTTATTGATGAACTGGTGGACAATGGTTTGGATTCCAATGGCACAGAGAATACACTGGCTATACTTAAAAAAATGAGTCGTGATACAAATAAGTCAATTTGGCTAGTTTCCCACAAAGATGACCTTGTCAGTAGAGTTAGCAACATTTTACGAGTAGTTAAATCCAATGGTTTTACTTCTTATAGTGCTGATGTAGAAATGGCTAATTAAAAATATTTTTATCCCTGGAATATAACATAAGTAACAACATGCCTTCTTCACAAAAATCCAAAGGTTCAGGATTCGAACGAGAAATTGCGAGATTTTTATCTGATCTCTATAAGGAATCGTTTATGCGCGTCCAAAATTCCGGAGCTTATATAGGGGGCAAAAACTCATTTAGAAAAGACTCACTAAGTGAATCGCAGATTCGACATAGCAAAGGTGATATTGTTCCCGGGGAAAGTTTTCCCAGGTTAAATGTCGAATGTAAGTCCTATAAGGATTTTCCGTTTCATCAATTATTTTTAGGGCAAGTTAAAGTTCTAGAAAATTGGATCAATCAGTGTATGGATGTCTCCGACCCCGGCGACTTCAATATCATTTTTATGAAGTTTAATAGAAAAGGCACGTTTGTAGCCGCTCAATTTACAGACACAGACACCACGTCAAATCCACAAATAAATTCATTAATATATAAATCAAATCATCATGGAAACTGGCTCATTATGGGCCAAGAGGAATTTTTTAGGTTAAACGCAGACAAAGTTAAACTTCTTTGTATGTAAACCGCATAGCAACATCAGGCATTGTGTTGGGTGTTTGACCCAACTCCATTGAGGATATGTGAGATACCATATTCGGACTTGGACGCCACAGGATAATACTAACTTAAGGTATAAATGGTCCGGGCTCTGTGAAACAGATACAACCCGAACTTATAGGATTTGGGTCTATTCCGGATTACTAGGGTACCGTTGACACGCGAAGCTAGAGTAGGGGGTACCGGTCAACCGCCTCCGCGCAACTACAATATTTTGCTATGATGTTGTAACTTGTAATCTCTTTTGAATAGATGGCTATACAACTCGGATGAAGTCTTTTTTTCGCCTGGCAACAGGCGAATCATGGCAATTAATCTGGATGAGGTACTTTTTAGAAGACCAAACACCCACTAATAGTAAAGTTACACTATACACAATCATTAATCTAAAAAAGCTAATCCCAATTAATAAAAAAGCTTCGATGGTAATTGCATGAAATGCGAAGCATGAATGCAATTACAAGAAGAAGCGGGAAGAGCCAGGCTCTTCCCCGATAGTATTGGTCTATGATAGTAAATGGTATGTCATGATTTCATTGAAGCTTCCTGCTGCTCATTGATTAACTCAATTAAAATATTTCTATCACTAAATGACATAGCCCAAGCTTCGTTTAGTGTAATACCACCATGCATATGTAAACATAATTTCAAAATTGATTTTGTTAAGGCTTTTGACTCTTTGTCGTAGTTATCAAGCATTTTTGCTATATCCTCATTGCTTTGAGCCAAAAGCCTTAACCGAAAAAATTTGTCAACTCGAATTGAAGTGGTGATGAATACTCTTTAAGACAAGCATCATTGTCGCAGGTTATTGGGATATTTTTAAGACTTGAAGTTTCATTTATATTTGCAATTCTGTCCCTTACTGCATTCCAAATTGGTCGATCGCAATTTGCAAAGAACTCATTTAAAAATTGCCTATTTTCAACGATTCCCTCAGGTGTTTTAATGCCCCCAACATTCATGGCCATTTGTGCAACTGTCAAATTGAGTACATTTTTGAATAAAGCACTAAATTTTTCTAATTTTTCGGTTTCGGATAATTCTTCAGAGCTGACAATGCTCAATAACCTTTGTTCTTCATAATTTTTGATTCCCCTTTGATTTATATCAAAAAAACTTTGCGGTTTTAAATAAACTTCTAAACCCTCTACTGAAACCGGTGTTTTGAAGTCTGGGCAAGACAAATTATGTTGAATAACAGATAAATCTACTGCATTTTCATTTTTTGCCGAGCAATGCGGGCATACACTGACTATCTCCATGCGATTGCCGTAGGTTGCTTGCCTAATAGCTATCAACAATGCATCAATATCCACTGAAGGGGTATGCCAAGCATTCTTGACAGCGGGGACACAGCTTTGAATTATATCAACAGTGGCCTGTCCATTCATTAAGGCGTCTGGTGTTTTTAATGAAAGCTCATCTTTTGCAGTCATTGCATAAATTGGTATCTCTTTGTTTACTGGGAGATCCAGACTTCCTGCTGGCCACCATTCTCCACCACTGGGTAATTTAATATATATCTGTGGTTGTCTGAAGTATTTAGATAGCGGGTTAGAGGTTGCTTCTGTCATTTTTAAATCCAATAAATAATGTTATATACTTATCAAAATTCTCAGGGTTAAAAAAATGATCGACACCGAAGAAACACTTAGACAGATGGCTAGCCAGCTAAATTTAACTACGGCTCAAGCACAGGAGGTGACTAGGGCGTTGGCTTCCATGGCAAGGTCAACCAATAATATGGCCAGTGCTGCTTCAGCCGAAGCAGAGGCTCTGAGTAGGCTATCAAGCAAAACAGATGAGATATCTAAATCTTGGTCAGGGTTCAAATCAGCAGCCAACAGTGTTGCAGGCGGTGTAGCTAGTTTGGGGTATTCAGTTTCGGGATCTACATCGGCTTTTACTGCTATTATTCCAGTTTTGGATTTAGTGGGACACGCATTAAAATCTACAATTGATATTTTCAGCCAAGTTGGAGGTGCGGCCACTGCTTGGATACCTTTTTTAGGAAGTTCTCTGGAAAAAGCGTCAACTGCCACTGGCAAAGCAGCGATGAAGGCAGTAGATATATCATTGGCAGTGGCCAAACAACAATTACAAGCTACACAAACATTGGTATCAAATTATAATAAGTTAACTAATGTTGGTATGATATTTGGTGGAAGTTTGGAAAAGGCACAACAACAAGCAGCCAATGCGGGATTGAGTTTAGAAACTTTTGGGCATTTTGCCAGTAAAAATGCTGCACAATTAGCTGAATTGGCAGGTAATTCTCAGACATCGGCGGTGTCAATTGCGTCAATGACAAAAAAATTGGGACCAGGACTAATAACAATTTATGGTGGATTTGAAAACTTGGGATCTGAATTAGCGGATTACATGGTTGCACAAACTAGAGTCGGTGACAATGCAGTAAAAAGTCAAAGAGATTTGGAAAAAGGTGCGAGGGAATATCTATTGAATCAGAAAGAGTTAAGTGTGATGACAGGTAAAAGTGTTGACGCTTTGAAACGTGAACAAGAAGAGCGAACAAAAGTTGCAGCATATCAAACAGCACTTAATGCCATGGATCTAACTCAACGGCAAAACACAAATACCGCAATAACACAAATTTCACAGCAATACGGTGAACAAGCTGGTAAACTTGCCATGGAAATGGTGGCCCAGGGCGGCAATGTTATAAGCAAGGGTGGGTTACAATTTCAAGCTATGATGCCTGAGATATCAAATGTAGTGACACAACTGTTGTCTACAACCAATCAAGATACTACTAGATCCAAAGAGCAACAGGCAAAAATTATTCAAGACAATACCGAATTAATTAAGGTTGCTGCTGCACAGTATAAGGATCTAAATCAAATTTTTGCTGCGGGTTACGGTCCAGACCTATTAAAAATGATTAATGACACCACAGTAGCAGTAACACGGTCATATTCGGCACAGTCAAATATGGTGGATGCACAACTTCAAGCATCCAAAAGCACTACCGAAGCAGCAGAAAAAGCTCAAAAATCAGTGGTGGGTATAGTAGACCAAGCTGTGATGGGACTGGAAAACTTTAAAATTCAAATGGAAGGGTTAACAATTAAAAATTTAAAATTTGTTAATGAAGCATTGACACTGGGTTACAAATCAGCAGAAAAGTTTGCAGAATCATTGGACATACTGGGGGATATCATAAGGGGGGATTTAGCCGCAATAATTAAAAAATTAGGTATTAAAGAGGATAATTCAACCAATGGGCAGTCCGCCCCGGGGTTCTCGGTTACTGGAGAAAATGACTTATCAGGACCTGGACCCACACCCGAAGAACAAAAACAATATGATAATAAGAAAAATGCTGAAAAATCTTTGACAGCAGAACAAATTTCCACATTGATAGGGATCAAAGAACGCAGTGTACAGAATATTAATCCAGCATTTCAAGATAATAGGGAATATATACAAAAACTTCAGACTGAAATTGATGAACTTAGAAAACAGCTTAATGGATTACCAGCTCGAGCTCAGGGCGGCATCGCTAATACACCCAGCATTGTAGGTGAATCTGGACCAGAGGCAGTTATACCACTTAAAGGTGGCGGAATCCCCATGAACATAGATTTCAGCCCAATGCTGAGAGAAATGCAATCACAAAATGAATTGACTAGAGAACTGTTGGAAGAAATGAGAGATACGAGAAATATCCAGCAACGTATTCTAAACGCGGCATATTAATTACTACTCCGAGGTGAATGCTAAATATATAATGCATCATATTGAACAAATTCAATCTTGGTTATCATCTCACAAATCTAGCACATTACCTGCTTGGTTATCGCGTAATACTGAAATATTAGCCTGGGTCAATGCACAATATACTGACGTCGAAGTTAAAAATATCATGGAACGTGTGTATATCATTTTAAATGGTCCACCTCCTTATTGTGAATTTGGAAATAAACGTCAGTTTAACACATTTGATCTTGGTTATAGAGCAGGATGTGTATTGGGTAATAAATGTCAGTGCATTAAAACTATTAGACTCAATAAACAAACTGAAACACTAAAACAACGATATGGGGTTACCGCGGTATCAATGATACCAAATATAGAACAACGACGAAAATCTACTAATCAAAAAAAATTCGGTGTTGATTGGCCCAGTCAATCAACAACTGTTTCAGATAAAATTAAAAAAACACGAGCCGAATTTTCTGAATCACGACTTAATAGTATAGCAGAAAAAACCAAGCAAACTTATATTCAAAAATATGGTGTAGAGCACCACATGCAAAATAAATCACAAGTTGAAAAGATAAAACAAACCAACATATTGAGATATCAAACTACTAGTCCATTAAAAAATGCCAACATAGTTGCCAAAATGAAAACTACATTGGCGAATAAAAGTAAAGTGGAAATTGAACAAAGTAATAACTTTAGAAAATTAACTTTATTACATAGATATGGAGTTGATGCGGCCAGTAAAATACCCCTAAGCCAAACTACCTTGAATATACTTGGTGATCGTCAACAGTTTTTAAATTTTATTGATAAAAAGACTAGAGCTCAAGTGCAGGAACAATTGCAAATAGCTGCACATACATTGTATCTATATGCAAAAAAGTATCAAGCTTCAACACTATTTGAAGTTCCCTGGTATAGCAAATTGGAAACAGAGATATATGAAACTTTAGCCAACATGTTGGGTTCAGACTACAATATTTTAAGAAATGACAGAACCCTAATAGCACCACTAGAACTTGATATATACATTCCCAGCAAAAAAATAGCCATTGAGTGTAATGGGTTATACTGGCATTCAGAAGCTTCATCAGGTCGAGATAGAAATTATCACTTTAATAAATTTCTAAGCTGCCAGCAAGCTGGCGTTAAATTACTTACTATATTCGAAGATGAGTGGATATATAAAAAAGCTGCGGTACTACTTAGAATAAAAAATGCCCTAGGCTTGACGGCTAATACTGTGTTTGCTAGAAAGTGCAAAATAATTGAATGCAGTACAGATCAAAGACATAATTTTTTAACTGAAAACCATTTACAAGGTTCAGCCACTGCCGACATCTCACTGGGTCTGACTTACAACGACGAATTAGTGTCAGTTATGACATTTGCCCGGACCAGATATAATAAACAATATCAATGGGAAATTATTAGATTTTGTTCATCTTTGAATATACCAGGTGCTGCGGGTAAACTATTCAATGAATTTTTAAAAAGACATAATCCGGAATCTGTTCTAAGCTATAGCGATAATCGTTGGGGAACAGGTGTGGTTTATCAAAAGTTAGGTTTTGAAAAAAAGTCAATCACCCCAGGTTATTTCTATACCGATTATAAAAATAGATTTTCTAGGTTGCAATATCAAAAACATAAATTAGTGGCTGATGGGGCAGATAAATCATTAACCGAGTGGCAAATAATGCAGCAACGAGGATATGATCGTATCTGGGATTGTGGGCAAACATTGTGGGTATATCAGAAATATAACTGAATTTGAACTAAATATACGGTTGTTAGAAAACTATTAAGAGGTGTAATTTTGAGCTGGAAAAAATATTTTAGGACTGCTAATGTTTCGGGATCAATAAGTCCCATCAACGGCGGTGTACAGCAGGCACAATTTGGATATAAAAATTATCAAAGCAATTTGCCAGACGTTTATGTGGGTCATCCCAATAGATTAGAACGATATAACCAATACGAACAAATGGACATGGACTCTGAGGTCAATGCGGCCCTGGATATATTAGCTGAATTTTGTACACAGCCCAGTGAAGAAAACGGAACTGCATTTAAATTTGTTTGGAAGGAAAAACCCACCGACAACGAAATTAAAATTATTCGAGAGCAATTAATACAATGGGTCAGTCTCAATGAGTTAAACAAACGTGTCTTCAAAATGTTTCGTAATACCATCAAGTATGGTGATCAAATATTCATCAGAGACCCGGAGACATTTAAGTTGTTTTGGGTAGAAATGGGTAAGATTACAAAAGTAATAGTCAATGAATCTGAAGGTAAAAAGCCAGAGCAATATGTTCTTAAAGATCTAGCGCCGAATTTTGAAAATTTAACAGCCACACAGCTCAATGCCAGCGACACCAGTGTCAATCATCCGCAAGTTGGTGGTGCGGGTGGCGCTTATATACAACCTAAAACTCCCTATAGCGGGGGTAGTAGATTTAGTAAAGCACAAAACGAAACTGCAATAAATGCAGAGCATATAGTTCATTTAACATTAACTGAGGGCCTGGATTTTAGCTGGCCTTTTGGGAATAGTGTCTTAGAAAATGTGTTCAAAGTATTCAAACAAAAGGAATTACTTGAGGATGCGATCATAATATATCGTGTACAACGTGCACCTGAGCGTAGAGTATTTAAAATAGATGTGGGTAATATGCCTAGCCATATGGCCATGGCCTTTGTAGAACGTATCAAAAATGAAGTACATCAAAGGCGTATACCCACACAAACAGGTGGTGGACAAAATATGATGGATGCAACATACAATCCGTTATCTACCAATGAGGATTTTTTCTTTCCAGTTACTGCTGATGGTCGTGGTTCATCTGTTGAACCATTGCCGGGAGGGCAAAATTTAGGCGAAATAACAGATCTTCATTTTTTCACTAATAAATTATTTAGAGGATTACGTATACCAGCAAGCTATTTACCCACTGGGTTGGACGATGGCACCACCAATGGTAATACTTTTAGTGATGGAAGAGTCGGAACAGCATTAATACAGGAATGGCGCTTCAACCAATATTGTATTCGATTGCAGCGAATGATAGTTGAAAAGTTAGATCAAGAATTTAAGCTTTTCATGCGTTGGCGTGGTATTAATATTGATGGCGGATTATTCGATTTGCAATTCAATGAACCACAAAACTTTGCAAGCTATCGTCAAGCAGAAGTCGACGGTGCTAGAATCTCATCATTTACTCAATTGGAAGCTTATCCCTATCTTTCCAAGCGATTTTTATTAAGTCGTTATTTGGGATTGACTGAGGAAGAAATGAGTGACAACGAACGTATGTGGAACGAGGAGCAAGGTGACACAACCAAAGCCCCATCTGAAGCTGCTGGATTGAGAAGCGTAGGTATAAGTCCAGGTGGTCTTGAATCTGACTTAATGGGTGCAGGTGCGGGTAATATACCAGCGGTGCAAGGGCCACCCGTGGCGGCAACACCTGAAGCGGGTGCCGCGGCTACAGCAGAGCAACCAGCACCCCCACCGGGGCTATAAATTTTGATAATTGGTAAATACAACTATGAATATCACTGAATTATTTAATAATGTAGATTCTGGGTATCGTACAGACCTTGATGATAACACTGCCTTGTCAGTCAAAGACACAAGAAAGACAAGGCTGACTTTGTCTAGGATTAACAAGCTTCGTAAAATGAATGATGTTAGAGCAGTGGAACATGAAAAAAAATTAGAAAAAATAGCAGATCAATATCATGCACCAGCTGAAACTGGCGGTCTAGGCATGTAATTTTTGAAAAAAAGCCCAAAAAACATACATTTTACGCATAAAAACGCGGTTTTATGTAAATAACATATAAGCATATTTTAAAGGAGTTCCCCAATGGACAAATATTCCAAATTAATTGAATTTATCATTAATGAGCAAGAAGAACAAGCCCGTGAATTATTTCATACTATAGTAGTTGAACGTTCTCGCCAAATCTACGAATCATTGATTGATGAAACAGATTTAGAAGGTATCGGTGGTAATCAAGTTGATTCGATGGTTGATGAAATAACCAACGACGAAGAGGGTGTAAGCGAGGACGAGGATTTTGATTCGGACGAAGAAGAATTCGACGACAGCGAAGAAGATTTCGACGACAGCGAAGAAGAATTCGACGATGACGGAGATCTTGAAGGCGAGGAAGAATTCGGTGGTGAGGAAGGCGAATTAGAAGATCGTGTCATGGATCTTGAAGACGCACTTGACGAATTAAAGGCAGAATTTGATGCTCTTATGTCAGATGGTGACGGCGAAGATGAGTTTGATGCCGATGATGTCGATGATGTCGATGATGTTGCCGATGATGGTGATGTAGCTGATGACATGGGTGACGATGAAGTGGCCGGTGACGACATGTCAATGATGCCTATGGAAGCTAAGAAGAAAGATGTCAAGGTAATGCCCAAGAAGGATGCTAAGAAAAAAATGACCGAAGCCGAACGTATTCGTGAATACGCTGAAAAAATTGGTGATGCTTTCCCCGGAAATCAGGGTAGCCCCAATGGTAGCATGGTGGGCACAGGGCACGGCACTGAAAAGCAAGGTGAAAAAAATACCAAAAGCGTAGTTGCTGGAAAAAACGACATGGGCGGAACAGCTCATAAATTTGATCAAGGTGGTGCGAATCAAGATCCAAGCGGAACACCAAGCAAGAACCCCAGTGGTCTATTAAAGCAAGGCGGTGAACTAATTGGTAAAGTACAAAATCGTCCAGGTGGCGATGCTGGAAAGACTGGTTACAAGTCCAGCGCCGGTAAAGAATATTCTAAAAACCACGGCGCAGAAGGGCAAACCACTTCAGGTAAAGTGACTGTAAACTCTAAGAGCGTAGTGAACAAATAATTTTTAATATGACAACATATCTCAGAGAACATCTTACTTTTGACAATGCCAGAATGGAAATTCTGGCAGAGGATACTCATGATGGTAAAGGTAAGAATCTCTGCATGAAGGGTATATTTATTCAGGGCGGTGTAAAGAATGCTAACCAACGAGTATACCCTACAGATGAGATAGGTCGTGCAGTACAAACAATAGCATCTCAGTTAAAAGATGGTTACAGTGTTTTGGGAGAATTAGATCATCCAGATGATTTAAAAATCAACTTAGACAGAGTGGCACACATGATAACTGATATGTGGATGGATGGCCCCAACGGGTTTGGTAAGTTGAAAATATTACCAACCCCCATGGGGAACCTAGTCAAGACAATGCTGGAAAGCGGTGTCAAGTTAGGGGTGTCTAGTAGAGGTAGCGGAAACGTTAACGAAAGTACTGGGCATGTTAGTGACTTTGAAATAGTCACAGTTGATATTGTTGCCCAACCCAGTGCACCAAACGCATATCCCAAAGTTATCTATGAAGGATTACTTAACATGCGTAATGGGCATAAGGTACTCGAGGTGGCTAGAGAAGCCGGGGCAAATCAAAAGGTACAAAAGTATTTGGTTGAGGAAGTAAAACGCCTTATCAGAGACTTAAAAATATAACAGGAGAAATGATCCATGTTTGAAGTTATCAAACCATTAATAGACAGCGGCATCATCAATGAAGAAACACGCAACGCTATCAGCGAAGCTTGGGAATCTAAATTAACTGAAGCTCGAGAGCAACTACGTGCAGAATTGCGCGAAGAATTCGCGGGTCGCTATGAACACGATAAAGGTGTAATGGTACAAGCTTTAGATAAAATGGTCACTGAAAGTCTGCAAAAAGAAATTCTAGAATTTTCGGAAGAAAAAAATCAGCTTGCTGCTGACAGAGTTCGCTTTAACCGTCGTATGCAAGAAAGCGCCGGTACTTTTGACAAGTTCCTATTGGGTGCTTTATCAAAAGAAATAAAGGAATTACATGAAGATCGCAAACAAGTTCAAAGCACCACACGTCGCTTAGAGCAGTTTGTAATCAACACACTAGCCGAAGAAATCAAAGAATTTGCCAAAGACAAACAAGATGTAGTTAACACAAAAGTTAAACTAGTAAAAGAAGCAAAGGTAAAACTAGCTCAATTACAGCGTAAATTTGTGGAATCCAGCGCCAAGTTAGTCAAGGAATCAGTGTCGAAGCATCTAAATTCAGAATTGACTCAACTTAAAGAGGATGTCCAAATTGCTCGTGAGAACAATTTTGGCCGACGTCTTTTTGAAGCATTTGCCAGTGAATTTGCAATCACTCATCTCAATGAGAATCAACAGATTGCCAAACTAACAAGCGCAATGGCGAAAAAAGAAAAACAGATTTCAGAAGCTAAAAAAATATTGGCTAAGAAGTCTGCTCTAATAGAGTCAAGAGACCGTGAGCTTAAAATCTTAAAAGAAACACAAGAGCGCAAAGAAACTCTAAATGAGTTACTGAAACCTCTTAACAAAGAGAAGCAAGCCGTAATGGTTCAGCTTCTTGAAAACGTGCAGTCTAGCAATTTGAAGGCTGCATTTGACAAGTATCTACCATCAGTTCTTACTAACTCACAAATGCCCAAAGCTGAAAAGCAAATGGTATCTGAGAGTCGTGTAGAAGTGACAGGTGATAAAACTGCTAAAGTCAACGCATCACCAGACTATAATAATGTAGTTGAGATAAAGCGTTTAGCAGGGCTTAAATAACCCTAATCAGGAGTAAAAATAAATGACACAAGCACTATTAGAAGGCCGTTGGGGCGAAACAAAAGACGCCCTGTTAGAAGGTCTTAGCGGTTCACGCAAAACCACAATGGGCGTTATCTTAGAAAACACCCGTAAACACTTGGCAGAAGCTGCCAGCGCAGGCGCAACAAGCGTGGGTAACGTAGCAACACTTAACCGTGTTATTCTACCAGTTATTCGTCGAGTTATGCCTACAGTTATCGCCAATGAACTAGTTGGCGTACAACCAATGACAGGACCAGTTGCTCAGATTCACACATTACGTGTGCGTTATGCAGAAACTGCCACTGCGACCAGCCCAAATGCAGGTTTCGGTGACAGCACAGCAGCAGGTGAAGAAGCATTGAGCCCATTCAAGATTGCAACTGCATACTCTGGTAGCTTGACTACTGGCCGTGCTAGCTCTGTAACTGCTCTAGAAGGCTTGCCAGGTCGTAAGATCAATGTGCAAATTCTAAAGCAAGTTGTTGAAGCAAAAACTCGTAAGCTCAGCGCTCGTTGGACTTTTGAAGCTGCACAAGATGCACAATCTATGCACGGTCTTGATATCGAAGCTGAAATTATGGCAGCTTTGGCTCAGGAAATCACAGTTGAAATTGATCAAGAAGTTCTAGCAAGCTTGCGCGCTCTAGCTGCAACTGACTACGCTTACGATCAAGCCAGCGTATCTGGTACAGCTACATTCGTTGGTGACGAACACGCCGCATTGGCAGTTCTTATCAATCGTTCAGCTAACTTGATCGCTCAGCGTACACGTCGCGGCGCAGGTAACTGGGCTGTGGTAAGTCCAGCTAGCTTAACCGTGCTACAAAGCGCAACAACCAGTGCATTTGCTCGCACTACAGAAGGAACTTTTGAAGCTCCTACAAACACTAAGTTTGTTGGAACCCTAAACAGTTCTATGAGAATCTATGTTGACAGCTATGCACCAGATACCCAGCCAGTGCTAGTTGGATATAAAGGATCCAGCGAAGCTGATGCTGCGGCATTCTACTGCCCATATATTCCTTTGATGAGCTCTGGAGTTGTGCTAGATCCCAGCACCTTTGAACCAGTCGTTGGCTTCATGACACGTTATGGATACGTGGAATTGACCAACACTGCATCTTCTCTAGGTAACGCTGGGGACTATGTAAGCGAAATTTCGGTAGCTAACCTATCGTTCCAGTAATATTAAACCTTAGTGTTTAATGTAAAAGCCCAGTAATTACTGGGCTTTTTTCTTGACGTTTGTATTGACTTTATTTGATTTTAATATATACTGTAACAAACTTCAAAAAGTCGTAGGGACATGAAACAGAAAATATTAGAAATAATTGCCAACAAACCCAAGAATTTTTCAAAAATCATAAAAAATGATTCAGAATTAAATACCTGGGTTGTAAGTAATTCCAAAGTGGTTTCTGTAAATTACTCTGAGATGATTTATAGTGCATTGCATGATGTGAACAACATCTGTGATTTAGGGGCTATCAAAAAGTTTAACTCAGTAAATCAGGGGTATAGGTTTTGTGGCGCAGCTGGGGTATGTATATGTGCTGCAAAAAGTGTATCAGAAAAGGTATCTTCCACAAAAAAGCAATATTCCGAACAAAAGAAAAAACATATTTCTCAAAAAAGGATTAAAACCACATTAGACAAATATGGCGTTACTAATAATGGCCAGACTTTGACAGCAAAAAATAAACACGAACAATATTACAAATCATTTATAAGAAAAACTAGACCAATCAAGCAAACTGCATTCCAAAAATTAAATAACAAATACAAATCTATTGCTTCAATTGAATTTGTAACCCCAGAATCTGAATATGAAGGAGTCAGCGGGCATGTACATTATCAATTTAAATGTTGCGAGTGCAATAATATTTTCAATGATTATATTGATAATGGGCATGTCCCCAAATGCAAAATCTGCAATCCTTATATGCCTTCGTATACTAGTAAACAGGAAAATGAGTTATATGAATATGTAAAATCTATTGTTGGGTCTAATGTACAAAAGTCTAATAAAAGTATAATTAATCCTTGGGAATTAGATATAGTAATCCCTGATTTAAAGATCGCCATAGAATATTGCGGATTATATTGGCATTCTGAAGCTCACAAAACCGATAAAAATTATCATATTAATAAGATGAATCTGTGCAATAGTAAGGGTTACCGATTAATTACCATATTCGAGGACGAATGGGTTCAAAGGCAGGATATTGTTAAAAGACGTCTAAATAATATCTTAGTAAGGGATACAAAAATATATGCCAGAAAATGCCAGGTTAAGACTATACCTATATCAACAGCCAAATATTTTATTCAGGATGTGCATATTCAAGGCAATGCTGTAGCAAAGATTGCTTATGGATGTTATTATAATGATCAATTGATTGCAGTTATGACTTTTGGTAAACCAAGATATGACAAAACCTCTGATTTTGAATTAATACGATACTGTAGTATTGGAACAGTGATAGGCGGCGCCAGTAAGCTATTTGCAGCGTTTTTAAAGGATTTTAAACCTAACAAAGTTATTTCCTACTGTGACATGAGATGGGGAACCGGCAATGTCTATAAAAAGTTAAAATTCAAATTATCACCTGACCATTTAAAACCCAGCTATGCTTATACTGATTTTGTTAACAGATATCACAGGTCTATATTTACTAAAAAAGCAATAGCTAAAAACATTGAGGATAATTCAAAAACTGAACACCAGATTATGCGCGAAAGAAAATTCTACAGGATATGGGATTGTGGGCATTCAAAATGGATTTACGATACCTCATTGGCTAATGACTAGTGGTCTAAAAAGTTAATGCTTCCTCATTGACTAGCACTGATAAAATTCTGGCTTTTTCTTGACTTAGTCAAAACTTATATTTTCCTGTCTTTGCATAAATACATATGTTCTATGTTAATGAGAATTCCCGTGAGAGCCACTCCGGGTTGCCTAGAACGCTACCACTACAAGGAAAAAGAAAATGGCAAAATTAAAAATAACGCAAGTCAACAGTGCAACTAACGCTCAAGTTGATAACTATATAAGTCCTATTACAATTAACGGTACTAACATTGGGGGTACAGGTGGTAATACTAGTATTACTACACCAGCGACTATTCGTGCAAGTTTTTATCTAGGAAGCACATTGTATACTGGTTATATTAAACAACAAAAGGGCGAAAGAAAACATAGAGTGGTTGACACAACTGGTGCCAATACAACAACAGCATCAATAGTTAATCTATTAGCATCAGAACTAAGCACCGCGAATACCATGACAATTTTGGCTAATGTCAACACGATTACCGGTGCAAACATTGCCAACGTGGGTGCTGCAACACCATTGGGTTTAACCAATCGCACCAGTGCGTATGTTACCTGGGTGTCAGGTAATGTAACAGGATATGCTACTCCCAGTGTTAACCATCAATTATCTGGTACGGGTTTAACAGGCAACGTAACCGTAGTTGCTGTAAATTCGTCTACAAATGTTACCGTAAGCTGTACTACACAAACAGTCACTAATGCTCAGGCTAACATAGGTGAAACATTCAATGTAAAAACCCTTACAAATAAATATGTAACCGATTGGGCTAATACAAAATGGCGTTATTATCTAGGCGCTCCTTACACAACAGGTGCAGCAGTATTGGCTAGTCAGCCAGCCTGGCAAGCAGTTACATTGGTTCGTGTTGATAACGCTTAATTTTGACACAACACAAGCATGAAAATAGGCTGATTTCAGCCTATTTTCTTGTTACTTGTGATTAAATTTTTTCTGGCTAAATACATTAACTGGAACAAAACATGAGTGCGACTAAACGAATTTCTACAGGCGACTATACTATCAGTACTTTGCCAGCTGAGGGTAACCCCACTGGTAATGTGATAGTCAATACAAATACTTTTAGGATCAACGGTAATATATATGTCAGCGGCAATACTTTTGCTAATCTAGACACGATACAACCTGTGATAAATCTAAATGCCAATTTAAGTCCCACAAATAGCCCTTATTCGGGCAGCAGCGGTATAAATGTTATTCGAGGTACACAACCAACAACATCATTTTATTGGAATGAAACCGGGACATTTGCTGGGCAGTGGACATTAACTGATGCATCTGGCGCACAAGGCCCAATTGTCACTAGCTTTAATGCAAAAATTGCAGAAACTACCAATACACCCTCTTATAATCCAGGGTATGTAACAATTACTGGGTTTACATCTAAATTAGGTAAAAGCGGATTGTATGTCAATTCCGGAAACAAAATTGGAGAATTGGCCACAGCAGCAGCCGCACTAAAATACTCAATTATTTTTGGATAATCACATGTCACTACAAAATACTTTAATAACAACCACAGCAGCTAATATATTTGTGAGTTCGGCGAATACCGCCATTACTGCAATATATATTGCAAATTATTCAACCTCTGCCAATGTGACTTTCAATTTATACGCAGTCCCCAGTGGTGGCACGCCATCGAATACCAATAAAATATACACCAACGTAGTGGTAGTAGCGGGGGATACATATGTAATTAATTCTGAGAGATTGCTTTTAGATGTTGGTGATACAATTCGCGCAAATGCCAATGCAAACACAGTATGTACATCCACAGTAAGCTTTACTACAATTTAACAAAGGCCAAAAAATGGGTAGACTAATAAAACAATCGTCACTGTCAGCATATTCTGTTAAATCCAACGACAGCCCAGTGCTAACTGTGGCAAACAGTAATTTCTCCAATACATTATATGTGGCAAAAAATGGATCGGATTCAAATGATGGTAAAAGTCTAGCCACCCCATTCCTAACTATTAAAGCAGCTATGGCCGCAGCAACCAGTGGTACAGCAGTTAAAGTGGCCAGCGGATCTTATACCGAAATAAATCCAGTGACTATACCTGCTAATGTGGCTCTAATGGGCGAAGACCTACGTACAGTGTTTATAACACCTGCCACTCCAAGTTCCGATTTGTTTTATTTAAATGCAGGAACATATGTTTGGGGTATAACAGTAAAAGATTATTTGGCTAATTGTTTTTCTTATCCACCTGGTGGCGGATTAACCGTTTATATCAGTCCATATATACAAAATATAACCAGTAAAACAACTACCGGTACTTGCGTTTTAATTGATGGTAGTTTAAGTACATCAGACTCAACCAAAGGCATGATCTTAGGGTTTATGACTATTATTAATACTGGTGGAGTGGGGGTAAAATTAATCAATCAAGCCTATAGCCAAATGGTTAACATTTATACCATTGCTACCGATGTTGGGATCAAGATTGAAAGTGGTAGTTTTGCTACCGTAAACGGCAGTGATTGCAGCATAGGCAATTATGGTATTTGGGCAGATGGTAAAGTTGCTTTATATACCGGTACGGTATTAAATGCTGTTCAAGCTGGTAACACTTCGGTGACATTATCTGGAATGAGCAGCTTTCCAAGAACAAACAATGGGCTATTAATTGGTAGCGACCCAAATCTTTATTTTATAAGTACTTTTTCAAACATAGGAGCAAATACCTGGCAAATCAATGTAACTTCTAGATTTGGTAATTCATTTGCAGGTGGCACAAGCGCAACCGGTTATGCAGTAAGTACAGTAAGTGCCAGTGGACACACTATGGAATATGTTGGCGCAGGGACAAATCCCGCAACGGCGTTACCTCAATATGGTGGTATTCCTGTCCCAGCCAATGAAGTGGTTCAAACCAATGGTGGTAGAGTGAATTTTACTAGTACAGACCAAAAGGGAGATTTTCGAATCGGTACAGGGTTAACCATGGTTAGAGCCACTGGAACTATTGAAGGGGATGACTTTAATCGAAGTCTATTTGCTGTACTGACCCCGTATATATTAAGCATTGAAGGATAATAAATGGCAACTCCATTAAATACGTTTAAAACAGTAACAGCTAATTTAACAACAACTAGCGCGACGATTTACACTACACCATCCAATACAACAACAATTGTATTAATGGCGCAAGTGGCTAACATCACCAATACTTCCGCTAACGTTACTGCTAATCATTACGATGGCAGCAGCGTAACCACTGAGTTGGTTAAAAATTTTGCAATACCCGGCGCTGACGCAGCAGGTTTGCTAACTGGTAAGTTAATTTTACAAGCAGGGCAAAGTTTTACCGCGAACGTCAGTGCAAATAACGCTTTAAAGTTAACTTTAAGTTTATTAGAGACAATATAAAATGACTAAACGTATTAGTAATAATTTACTCAGCGGTAAAGTACCCAAAACACCCAGTGCCAGTGTACCATCAGATAGATATACTTGGCTTAGATTAAATGATGCCGAACCTGATTTAGGAGTACCAGCAGCAAATAATTACGTATTGATGGGAAATATCGATGGTTCTCGACGATGGGTGACAAGTCCAACTGGTGTACAAGGGCCACAAGGACCACAAGGACCAGCTGGTGGGCCTCAAGGTCCCCAAGGTCCAACCGGTCCACAAGGGCCCCAAGGACCACAAGGAATAGGTCCACAAGGCCCACAAGGACCAACCGGTCCACAAGGACCACAGGGTACAGGAACTCAAGGGCCACAAGGGCCCCAAGGACCCACCGGCCCACAAGGTCCGCAAGGGGTAGGACCACAAGGTCCACAAGGTCCACAAGGTACAACAGGTACACAAGGACCACAAGGACCTCAGGGATCAGGACCACAAGGGCCTCAAGGTCCCCAAGGTCCAACCGGTCCACAAGGGCCGCAAGGCCCATCAGGGGCTGGCACACAAGGACCTCAAGGTCCAACTGGTGTACAAGGGCCGCAAGGAGTTGGCCCGCAAGGACCAACCGGATCACAAGGCCCACAGGGCCCACAAGGACCCAGGGGTCCACAGGGCCCACAAGGGTCACCTGGCGATTCTGGTATACAAGGACCAACCGGATCACAAGGTCCACAGGGCCCACAAGGACCCAGGGGTCCACAGGGCCCACAAGGTGACCAAGGTGTGCAAGGCCCAACTGGACCAGGTGGTGGCACAGGATCACAAGGTCCACAGGGCCCACAAGGGCCGCAAGGACCAATTGGTCCAATAGGTAATATTGGCCCACAAGGGCCACAGGGGCCCATTGGGCCAGGTGGTGGCACAGGATCACAAGGTCCACAGGGCCCACAAGGGCCGCAAGGACCAATTGGTCCAATTGGCCCACAAGGTCCAACTGGTGTACAAGGCCCACAGGGTCCAAGCGGTGGTGGTGGTAGCCAAGGTCCACAGGGCCCACAAGGTCCAACGGGACCACAGGGACCACAAGGTCCAATTGGTCCAATTGGGCCCATAGGAAATCAAGGTCCACAAGGCCCAGCCGGTGGCCCACAAGGTCCACAGGGCCCACAAGGTCCAACGGGGCCACAGGGTATACAAGGTAATGCAGGCCCCCAAGGTCCACAGGGTGACCCAGGTGGCCCACAGGGCCCACGTGGCCCACAAGGTCCACAAGGGCCAATTGGTCCAATTGGCCCACAAGGTCCGCAAGGGCCAATTGGCCCAATTGGTCCAATTGGCAATACAGGGCCACAAGGCCCAACCGGTCCAATTGGTCCAATTGGCAATACGGGACCACAGGGCCCAACCGGACTTACGTCATTGGCGACCCCAATTAATATTGGTGGTGTGTATGGTTGTACTTCTACTGCACTAACTGGGTCGGCAGCATTGGGCTATCAAGCATTACGTAATAGCACAGGTAATAACAACATAGCAATTGGTGCTAGTGCATTATACTCAAATACCACTGGTTGTAGAAATACTGCGGTAGGTACTTGTGCATTAGTTCTAAATACCATTGGCTATGATAATACCGCTTTAGGTGACGGTGCAATGTATTGCAATACCACTGGTCGTGAAAATACGGCAGTAGGGCAAAGTGCATTGTTCAGGAACTCTGGTGGCTACGGTAACACAGCTTTGGGTATATGTGCACTGCGATGCAATTTGGCAAATAACAATACTGCTGTTGGTGAGCGAGCGTTGACTCTAAACGGCTCAGGCTATCAAAATGTTGCTATTGGTAATTCCACACTTTATAATAACACACAAGGGTATAATAATATTGCATTGGGACAATCGGCATTGTATGTCAATACCACTGGCTATTATAATACTGCTATAGGCCCATCAGCATTATATAACAACAGCTTTGGAAACAACAATATTGCCCTAGGTTTCAGTGCAATGAAAGACAACACCACAGGCTATCAAAATATTGCCATTGGTCATCTAGCTCTAGCTTGCAGTGTAACAGGAGTATCTAATATAGCTATTGGCTTTAGTGCCATGTGTAAAAGTGCCGGTGGATTTTATAATATTGCAATAGGTAATAATTCTTTAGCTAATATACAAAAACCTTATAATATTGCTATTGGGGATAGCGCCCTATGTGCAACCACCACAGGATTACACAATGTTGCAGTTGGTATAAGTGCGTTAACAGTTAATACTACAGGTTGCTATAATATTGCTATTGGTAGCTATGCATCGTATTATAATTCTAGGGGAAACTGCAATACCGCACTTGGATCTAGCTCTCTATATAACAATAGTATCGGCAGTAATAACACTGCGATAGGATTTCAGGCATTGTATTGCAACACTACTATATCCATGAACACTGCTATAGGTGCTAGTGCTCTTTACTACAATACTACGGGCTATGGTAATACGGCAGTGGGTGCATTTGCTTCATTCAACAATATTTACGGTAACTATAATGTCGCTATTGGATCATGTGCGTTACTTGCCAATACCACTGGTAGCAGTAACACCGCCATTGGGGTTAATGCATTGCGATGTAACCTCAGTGGTTTTACTAACACCGCTCTAGGTTATGCCGCTTTGAAGTGTAATACAACCGGAACCTCTAACTTAGCTGTGGGTGATAGTGCCCTATGTGCTAATTCAATTGGTTATAATAATACCGCTGTTGGGTCATATGCATTGGGTGCAAATACTACGGGTACAGATAATGTGGCAGTGGGGAGGTTTTCATTATATAGTAGCACCATTGGTACTTACAATATTGCTGTTGGGGGCAATGCCCTATACACGAATACAACAGGTGCCTGCAATGTTGCTATAGGGCATAACTCATTAAACTGGAATTCAATTGGCCATAACAATATTGCTGTTGGGCATCTAGCCTTGGCTGCGAACACAAATGGCTACGGAAATGCGGCGCTAGGTACTAACGCCCTATCAACCAATACCATAGGGTATTACAATACAGCAATGGGTAAATGTGCATTGTGTGGAAACACATATGGTTGGGGTAATACCGCTTTGGGGCTGGCGGCTTTGTCTTGTAATACGATCGGATGCCGTAATACTGCTATAGGTTTTACTGCAGGTAATAGCCTGGTATCTGGCATCAATAATACCTTTTTAGGCGCTGGCTCATACCCAGCAGCAACTAATTCAAGTAATTCGATTAATTTAGGTGACACTAACATAACAGTATTACGTGCACAAGTAACTTCTATTACCTTTTTATCGGACTCACGTGATAAGAAAGATATTGAACCAATTCCACTGGGATTAGAATTTATACGTGAACTGCGTCCTGTTAAATTTACTTGGGCGATGCGTGATGGTGCCAAAGCGGGAATCAAAGAAGCTGGTTTTATAGCACAAGAATTGCTGGAAGTCACTGAGCGATATGGTATCAAAGATTGGTTATCATTAGTTCTGGAAGATAATCCAGAACGATTGGAAGCTACTCCAGGTAAGTTGTTACCGGTTATTGTCCGAGCAATTCAGGAATTAGACACCAAAGAGCTATCTTTAGAGGATAAAGTGCTGGATTTGCAAAAACAAATTTTGGATTTGCAAAATCAAATTGATAAATTGAAAACAAGACTAAGTGGTTAACCCAAATCTAAGATTTGACGCTCTAGTGAAAAACACTAGAGCTGTCTCATTGTCTGAGCTAAATACATAAAGGCATGAAAGAACGCGGTAAATGACCCAGCAAATTATTAATTTAGGTAATGGTCCAGACACTCAAACGGGTGACACAGTTCGAGCCGCGTTTACAAAAGTAAATGACAATTTCACAGAACTTTACACAGTTTTTGGGTCCAATGGTGGCACCGATTTAATTGGCAATACCATAACTGCCAATACATTTGTTACAACTGGTAATATACGTACTGGCAATTTATTTGCCTACGGGAATATAGAAACTCTGGGAAATAGTGTTGCCAGTGGATTCTTTTATCCCAATGGTGTTTCAGTATTTGGGGCAATTGGGGGTAATTTAACACCCTCGCCCAATAATACCTACACTATAGGTACAGTAAACAATCAATGGTCCTCAGCTTACATAGGGTCAAATCTTATATTAGCTGGGTCACTAATTACAACAATAGACGATAAATTATATGTAAACGGGGCTCTGGTATCGGGTAACTACAGTAATGCCAACGTTGAGGCTTACTTACCTGGATATTTAACTAGTTATTTGCCTAATTATTCTGGTAATTTAAGTTCGATTAATTCGTTAACAGTTAGCGGTATAAGTTCATTGGGTTCAGTGGCCAATTTACATCTCAGTGGTGGTGCCTACGGGTATACAATAATTACAGATGGCATGGGCAACCTAAGCTGGGGCCCAACAACTGGCGGAAATGTTGGAAATCTAGCCATATTTGTTGATGACTTTATTGGTACAGGTAGCCAATCCGTATTCACTTTATCTACTAGACCACCCAACATTAATTATACCACTGTGGTTATTGATGGCGTGGCTCAACTTAGAACATCATACACATTAAATAACTCTAATATACAATTTTCAGAAGCACCGCCACCACTGTCAACAATAGAGGTACAAACATTACTAGCAGGGGTCGGGCCACAAGGCCCACAAGGCCCAGCCGGTGGTCCACAAGGTCCACAGGGCCCACAAGGTGTTCAGGGCCCACAAGGGGTAGGACCACAAGGCCCACAGGGCCCAACTGGTGTTCAAGGTCCAACTGGTGTTCAGGGCCCACAAGGGGTAGGACCACAGGGTCCACAGGGCCCAACTGGTGTTCAAGGTCCAACTGGTGTTCAAGGTCCACAAGGAATTGGTGTACAAGGGCCACAAGGCCCACAGGGTCCAACTGGTCCGCAGGGAAGCCAAGGCCCACAAGGAATTGGTGTACAAGGGCCACAAGGCCCACAGGGCCCACGTGGTCCACAAGGTCCACAAGGGCCAATTGGGCCAATTGGCAACACAGGACCACAAGGCCCACAGGGTCCAACTGGTCCGCAGGGAAGCCAAGGCCCACAAGGAATTGGTGTACAAGGACCACAAGGCCCACAGGGTCCAACTGGCCCCCAGGGCCCAATTGGGCCAATAGGTAATACTGGTGCACAGGGTCCACAAGGGCCAGCAGGCGGACCACAAGGACCACAAGGTCCACAGGGACCAGCCGGTAGCACTAATTTAATCTTTGCCAACAACAATACTACTACCACTACACTGTATCCAGTAATGGTTGGGGCTGTGGGTTCAGATCAAACTGCAAATGTGTCATCTACTGCTTTATATTTTAATGCGGTTACCAGCAATTTATCTTTGTCAGGCAATTTATTAGTAAATAGAACTATCTATGGTAATATAATTGTTAGTTCCCCATTACGATCCGTTACGTCAAACAGCACAATAACCTCTAATGATGCAGTAATTTTTGCAAATGGTACATTAACTCTTACATTGCCTACAGCTTCGATAAATACAGGTATAAACTTTGAAATTAAGAATATAGGAACGGGGCAGGTAACAGTAGTGGGTACAGGAGCAGAAACTATAGATGGTTATGCAAATATGATAATGACAGAGCAAAACTCAATGATGGGTTTAATATCCAATGGTAGTAATTGGAATATATTTTAGGAAAAATAATGGCATATTTTGAAACAACAAAGGTCAAGGATAGTTCGGGGAATCTGATAAACCCAGCTACTCAGGAAACTCTGGCTAATATCAATTCCAAATTAACTACTCCTATTAGTGTATCACCTAGTAATGACGCTCAAGGACAAATTTTTAGGTCAGCAGCGGGCAGCATTGATGAGCAGATAATATTATTACGCAGAATGCTTAAACTAATGGAATCTCAAAATGCCACAGATGCGGGTAATCGTCAACGTATTACCTTAGACTCGATTGCTTCGGCATTGACTTTGGCAACAGTTTCGACTGTAACCACGGTATCCACAGTTACGGCAGTTACTGGTATCACCAATGCGTTACCCGCAGGAACTAATAATATAGGCAGTGTTAACTTGAGTGGTGTTGATCAACGACAATTCATTGATGTATCCAGAACTTCCTACAACACTGGTATACGCAGTAAACTAACATTTACCTAAAAGAATAAGGAATAGCATAATATGGCTTTATCAGCAAATCAATTAAGAAAACAAGTAGACTTACCTACATGGGAATGGCTACGATTTTCTCCGGTAGTTCCCTCTGCTGGTTTATCGTGCTCATGTGTAGCAGACACCTCACAGTTTAATGAAAACTCTGGACGTTACATCTATTACCTTCTAAACGCCACTAACTTTTGGAGATATGACACCATTGCTGATACTTATGAACAATTGGCATCTCCTCCTCAGGCACCCCTAACAGCATCAAGTATGCGTTTTTCGGGCGCACAAGGCTACTATAATCGTGTAATTTCTGCTACGACAACAACATTTACAACTGGACTCCCATTTGGCGGTTCAGCAGTTGGTTATAAAGTTCGTATTGTAAGTGGTCGTGGTGCTGGCCAAGAACGTGTTATTACAGCAGTTAGTGATCCTGTTGTAGCAGATTTCGGTGGTGCAACAGCAGGTTCAACAACATCATTAACTGATACCGCCAAGACTTGGACTTCGGGTTATGTTGGTGTCACAGCCAACGTCAATGGTTGGGTTGGATATGTTGTACGTACACTATTCGGTACTGGTGCTAACCAAGTTCGTAAGATATTATATAATTCGGCCACAGTGTTAACTACTGGCGATATTAACTTTTACCAAAATGATCCTTTTGCTAATAACACTATGACTGCGCCAGCGGCCGGTACTGTTTATCAAATTGAGTCTTCAGTTTGCACTATTGATACTGCCTGGGATGTAACACCTGATAATACCAGTAGATTTGTCATTCAAAGTGGGGCAATTTGGTTAGTATCAGGCGCAGCCGCTACACCATTCTATACCATGCAATACTATGATGTGTTGCATGACACGTGGTATTCTAAAGCTGCTGCAACTAACATGGTTGTTGCCGCTCCTACAGAGATAAGTATTGAACGAATGACTGAAAACTCTTCTCTCTGGGTTCAAAGCATTGCAACTGCTGGTACTACAACTACTTTAGCTGATAGTACTCAAAACTGGGCAGTTAACCAGTGGGCTGGCTATGAGTTGTATATTTACAGTGGAACCGGTCGTGGGCAGATTGTAGTTATTACAAGTAACACAGCTAATACACTCACATTCTCTGCTATCACTACAGCACCTGATACAACATCTAGATATCAGATAATAGGTTACGATGGTGGTAAATCCAGTGGTTCTAACTTATATAACACGATTAATGACACCACTAAATCTTGGACTGCAAATCGCTGGACTAATTATGCTGTGCGTATTTTATTTGGTACTGGTGCAGGACAAGTTCGACAGATATTATCAAATACAACTACAGCGCTAACGGTATATTCACCTTGGCATATTTTACCAGATACAACATCAGTATATGTAATCCAAGGTGCCAGTGACACCATGTATATTGGTTGGGGTGGTTCATCCGAAGTTTTCATGCACCATGCTGGTAACATTGATATGTTAACTCATGGCAGAATGTATGAAACAGGTATAGCTAGTATTGCATGTGCATTGCTTTCTGACGCAAACCATACTATATATGAGCAAATGCCGTTTTCGATAACATCTCTTGCTGGAACCACAACAATCACAGCTACGACTACACAAGCACATAATTTTAAAGTTGGTCAATACGTAAGTATACGTGGTGTAACATCAGCAGCCGCAGATCAGTATAACATCACAGGTTTAGTACAAATTGTAACCGTACCTTCGACCACAACTTTCACTTACACTCCAAATGCGGCAGGTACTGGTACTTATGCGTATCTGACAGCTCTATCTACGTCTAACATTTCAGACGCAAGTAAGGATTTTAGAGATAATGCATCCTCAGGCACAAATACCTCTATCACTTTTGCTCGAGCCACTCCCACTAATATCAATGGTTGGTATGCATCTGGTACAAACATAACTCCAGGTGCAATAGTTACAGCAGGTGCCGGTACAACAACAGTGACACTATCAACAGGTGCAGCAGTTCCAAGCGGTGTTATTACATTCTCGCCTTGGGGTCCTAACACCGCAATTACAAGTGCGTTCTCATCTGGCGGCGGCGCTGGTGTTGCAACAGTAACAATGACGGCCAACACTTCTTCATTGATAACCGGTTGGTATGCAGTGGGTACAGGTATTGCGATTGGTACAACCGTCACAAGTGGTGCTGGTACAGCAACAATTACACTATCTAATGCATGTACTGGTATCGTATCAGGTAATATTACTTTCTACCCACCAAACGTAGCAGGTCGTCAAATTGTATCAGCCACAGCAGCTCCTGTGGCTACAACAGGTTTACAAGCCACTCAGCTAATGCAAGCTACAAGTTCTGGTGTTGGTGGTGGTACTATGGGTTTCATCGCTGCTCTAGGTACAGCACCAACAGGTGCTATTAGCAGATATGTAATAACAGCAAAAGAGTTAATAGGTGCAGCAATGGACCAAACAACCACTACATATAATGCTGGTGTTGCAACAGGTGGCTCTACAACAACATTGGTGGATGCCAGTGCATTTTGGGCTACTGCAACCGGTACAGGCTCTGCACAAGGTACCACAATTACCTTAAGTGCTGCGGCTCCAGGCAATGTAAACGGATGGTATGTAACTGGTACAGGTATTAATACCGGTGCTAAAATTATTTCTGGTGCAGGCACAACAACACTTACCGTTGACGTTGCTCACTCAGGTGCAGTGTCTGGTACAATTACTTGTGCAGCCTGGAACCAATCATTGGTTGGTAGAAGGATCAAAGTACAAAGTGGTGCTACTGGTCTGAATCAGGAGTTGGTTATTACTGCTGTTGCCCCAACAACCGGCACACTTACCTTTGGTTTGGCCACCGCCCCATTGGCCAACGTTGCAGTTTACTCATTACTATCTATTCCAGTTAAAGGGGCCGGACATGAACTAGTTTGGGCGTCAGCTAATACACCAGCTGCAACTAAGGGTAGATATCTCTGGATGCCTCGTTGCGGTGCCTCTGTGGGTATTGACAGACTTGACCTCACCACTGATCGTGTTGTTTTAACATATCTAATACCTTTTACTGAAACACTGGGTTCTGGGTCTATGTTTGCTTATGATGGTGGTGACAGGATATACTTTACAAAAGACGTAACCCAAAGGCTATATTACCTTGACGTCAATACAAATTGGGTTCACGGTGCAGGGATATTCCCCTATGTGGCTGGTACCGCAGGTATTGGCAATAAGATGGAAATCTTTGTAACTGTTGATGGTTTAAAATATCTATGGGTAAATCGACAACAGCAACAAGAACATTTCCGAGAGCTATTATTCTTTTAAAGAGGCAAGTTAATGAAATTACAGGATATCTTAATTATAATGCAAAATAGATTGCTGAATCTTACCGAAGCAAGAAAATCTGCACTAAGTACTGGCAATTTGGAAATGTTAGCAAACATTGATGCTGATATAACTTCAACTGAACTTACAGTGCAGCAATTAAAAGACGCTTTAGTTTAAATTTTGATAAAACAACAAAACACATGATAAAACATCTAATCATGTGTATAACCTCTTTTGGAAAAAAACTCGACTATAGATACATTTACAATTCGGTGCTAAATATACAAAAAGGATAATCGATGTCTCTAACCAAGGTACCTGGTAGTCTAATCTCCAGCAATAGTAATGTTGTATTAAATACTGCAACCACCAATACACTAACTACTAATGTAGCAAATATTACTTCATTGACTGCACAAACCGTGATATCTACGGGGAATATTAGTGCAGCTGGATTTTTCTATTCCAATGGTTCACCAATGGGTTCCGGTGGGATAAATGCAGTCAGCTTGATAAACAATGCCAATGTTACAAGCAATGTAATATCAAATGTAGATACTTTAAGGTTTGATGTTGAGTCAGGCTTTGACGTTCTCGATCTAGGTGCCGGCGCAGTTAAAATTGCCATGAATTCCACCTTTAAGTATTGGGTTACCCCAGGTGGCACAGCTAATCTAGTAGCTCATGGATTGGATACTGTAGAATTTATTGCAGGTGACAATATCACCATAACATTAGATGGCAATCAAAATCCACAAACAATTAGGTTTGACGTTCAGAATAGTGCTGGGGCACAAGGACCACAAGGCCCACAAGGTTTACGTGGTATTCAAGGTATACAAGGTGATGAAGGACCACAAGGCCCAACTGGCCCTATAGGGCCAATAGGTCCCTTAGGCAATGAAGGACCACAAGGTCCAACTGGACCTATTGGCCCAGTTGGACCACCGGGCATTACCGGTGCACAAGGCCCAACTGGTCCACAGGGCAGTCAAGGTCCAACTGGACAAACCGGACCTCAAGGTCCCACTGGCCTTCAAGGTCCACAAGGACCAACTGGTCCGCAGGGAAGCCAAGGGCCACAAGGAATAACAGGTAATACTGGCCCACAAGGACCTCAAGGACCTTCGGGGTCAGGTGGGGGAACAGGTGCACAAGGACCACAAGGACCAACTGGTCCACAGGGATCGCAAGGACCACAGGGTCTAACAGGTAACACTGGTGCACAAGGACCACAAGGTCCAACTGGACCAATAGGTAATACAGGTGTACAAGGACCACAGGGCCCACAGGGTCTAACAGGTAACACTGGTGCACAAGGACCACAAGGACCAACTGGTCCACAGGGATCGCAAGGCCCACAGGGAACTGGCGTACAAGGACCACAAGGACCAACTGGTCCTCAGGGATCGCAAGGCCCACAGGGAACTGGCGTACAAGGACCTCAAGGTCCAACTGGTCCACAGGGATCGCAAGGCCCACAGGGAACTGGCGTACAGGGACCACAAGGCCCTCAAGGCCCAATAGGTAATACTGGTCCACAGGGACCACAAGGTCCTTCGGGGTCAGGTGGGGGTACAGGTGCACAAGGTCCACAAGGTCCCACTGGTGCACAAGGGCCTCAAGGACCAACTGGCCCAATTGGCCCAATAGGTAATACTGGCCCACAGGGCCCAACTGGTCCAATTGGACCAATAGGTAATACTGGTCCACAAGGACCTCAGGGCCCAACTGGTACACAAGGCCCTCAAGGACCTTCGGGGTCAGGTGGGGGAACAGGTGCACAAGGACCACAAGGACCAACTGGCCCTCAGGGTCCTCAAGGCCCAATAGGTAATACTGGCGCACAAGGGCCACAAGGTCCAACTGGTCCAATAGGTAATACTGGTGCACAGGGGCCACAAGGTCCAACAGGTCCACAAGGACCACAAGGCCCTTCGGGGTCAGGTGGGGGAACAGGTGCACAAGGACCACAAGGACCACAAGGTCCAACTGGTCCAATAGGTAATACTGGCGTACAAGGACCACAAGGACCAACTGGCCCTCAGGGCCCTCAGGGTCCAATAGGTAATACTGGTCCACAAGGCCCACAGGGCCCCACAGGATTAGGATATGATGGTGTAACATCCACTACAACAGCTACACCGGCATCAACTGGTACCATAACATTAACCACCAATAAACAAGGAGCATTTGCGTCTGGTTCAAGAGTACGTGCTGTCAATACAACTTCAAACTTTTTTGAAGGAACAGTTACAATTACAGGTGGTACTTCTTTTGCAATAAGTGCAGACTATAATATAGGTACAACACTAGCCAGTTCTTGGACCATTGTGGATGTTGGGGTACGTGGACCACAAGGCCCACAGGGGCCACAAGGTCCAACTGGTCCAATTGGTCCAATAGGTAATACTGGCCCACAGGGGCCACAAGGTCCAACTGGTCCAATAGGTAATACTGGCCCACAAGGCCCTCAGGGTCCAACTGGTCCAATAGGTAATACTGGCCCACAAGGGCCACAAGGTCCAACTGGTCCAATTGGTCCAATAGGTAATACTGGTGCACAGGGGCCACAAGGTCCAACTGGTCCTCAGGGTCCTCAAGGCCCAATAGGTAATACTGGTGCACAGGGGCCACAAGGTCCAACTGGTCCAATTGGTCCAATAGGTAATACTGGCCCACAGGGGCCACAAGGTCCAACTGGGCTAACGTCGACGGCTACCCCAACTACTTTAGGTGGCGTTTTTGGATATACAACTGGGTTGGGCAATACTAGTATAGGTTGCTGTGCAGGTAATACCACACAGACTGGTTCTAATAATTTTGCAGTTGGATGCCTAGCACTCTACGGCAACACCACTGGCAGAGATAACTTTGCTCAAGGATATCGGGCGCTCTACAGCAACACTACTGGCAATGATAACTTTGCTCAAGGATATCGGGCGCTCTACGGCAACACTACTGGTTCGAATAACTTTGCTCAGGGTTGTAAAGCACTCTACTGCAATACAACTGGTTCGTCTAATTTTGCTCAAGGCATTGTAACCCTCAAATGCAACACTACTGGTCGTAATAACATAGCTATTGGAGAAGCTGCACTCTACGGCAATACTACTGGTTCGAATAACTTTGCTCAGGGTTTTAGTGCACTCAGATGCAACACTATTGGTAATAATAATACTGCTATTGGGTGTTTTGCACTGAACAAAAACACCACTGGTTGTCATAATTTTGCTCAAGGATATAACTCACTCTACGGCAATACTACTGGATGTAATAACTTAGGTATTGGAAATCAGGCACTCTTCAACAACACCACTGGTAATAATAATTTTGCTATTGGATTATATGCACTCAGATGCAACACCACTGGATCAGACAGCATAGCAATTGGGCTTTGTGCATTATTCTTCAGCAATGCCGCAGGTAATAATATAGCTATTGGTCGCGAAGCACTGTCAAAGACCACGACCGGTTTATGCAACACTGCTATTGGTTTATGTGCATTAGCTAGTAATACTACGGGTAATGCTAATACTGCTTTTGGGACATGTGCATTAAGGCTAAACACTATTGGTAATGGTAATACGGCTATAGGTTACGGGGCATTACCCAAAAATACCACTGGATGTAATAATATAGCTATAGGTAATGTAGCGTTATACGGCAATACAACTGGTTCCGGTAATGCTGTTGTGGGATATGGGGCGGCAGTTAATAACACTTCGGGTAGGTGTAATGCTACTCTGGGATTTTACGGATTACGCCAAAATACCTCGGGTTGCAATAATATTGCATTTGGGGCTCAGTCACTGTATTCAAATACAACTGGATCAGACAGCATAGCAATTGGGCTTTGTGCATTATACAACAGCAATGCCGCAGGTAATAATATAGCTATTGGTCGCGAAGCACTATCAATGACCACGACCGGTGTATGCAACACTGCTATTGGTTATTGTGCATTGGCTAAGAATACCACCGGTTATGGAAATACTGCTATAGGAAACTTGGCATTATGCAGTAACATCTATGGTTATAATAATACTGCTGTTGGCGCTGGTACATTAATATCTAATACCTCAGGAGTGGGAAATATAGCCACAGGATTTTGTGCATTAAGAAACAATACCACAGGCAGCTATAATTTGGCTGTGGGTCATAATGCTATGTATAGCAACACCGGCGGCCTGGGCATCGCTCTAGGTACGTGCGCGTTGTACGCTAACACTACCGGTCTGTATAATATCGCTATTGGTGGTTGCGCGCTGAAACTAAGTACAGTCTCTTGCTATAATATAGCTATTGGCCAAAGTGCATTAGAGAACAGTACAGCAGGTAACCAAAATTTGGCAATAGGCACCAACAGCTTACGCAATAACGCTGGCAGTAATAATGCGGCTCTAGGTTTTAACGCAATCTACGGCAACACTGCTGGTAATAATAATACTGCTATTGGTTGCCGGGCACTCTGCTGCAACTCCACTGGATCAAATAACTTCGCACAAGGTGCTTTTGCACTGAGCAAAAACACCACTGGCTCTAACAACTTTGCTCAAGGATATCTAGCGCTCTACTGTAACGCCACCGGGACTAATAACACAGCGATAGGATGTAATGCAATGTATGCCTCATGTGCGGGTAAAAATAACATCGCCATCGGGTATTGTGCAGGTTATAAAAATATTGTCGGTAGTAATAATATTGCATTGGGTGAAAATGCCCTTATTAATGAATCAATATTAGGAACTTTTGGTGCATTGGTCCCTGGATCTGGATATCAAAATGGCACTTATAATAATGTTACTTTAACCTTATCGTCTGGGCCAGCGCCATTGTTGTTTCCAACTGCAAATATTACTGTGGCGGCGGGTGCAGTATCAACTGTCACAGTTAACTCTCCAGGGGCAAGTATTGATTCCACTACTATATTTACGGCCCCCAATACTAGTCTGGGTGGAACTGGATCTGGTTTCACGGTTGGGGTGGGGACTTTAATTTCTGGTAATAATAATTTTGCTGCTGGAGCATGCTCGTTAAACAAAAATAATGGTGGATGCCATAATTTTGCTCAAGGATACAGGGCACTAACATCAAATACATCGGGGTCCAATAATTTCGCACAGGGTTACAAGTCTCTATTTTCAAACGCCACTGGAGTTAATAACTTTGCTGTGGGGTATTGTGCTTTGTATTCAAATATTACCGGGTCCAATAACTTTGCTGTAGGATATTGTGCACTAGCATTAACTGTTTCAGGATCTAACAATTTTGCCCAGGGGTATAGATCATTATCAGCCAATACCACTGGTGCTAATAATTTTTCTATGGGGTCGTTTTCTTTGGCTGTGAATACTACTGGGTCCGTTAATTTGGCAATAGGAAATTGCTCGCTACCAAGTTTAACTTACGGTTCTAATAATATTGCCATTGGTTATTGTGCTTTGCTGAGCAATTCCACTGGTTGTAATAATACGGCAATCGGATTTCGAGCTTTGGGTATAGATACCTATGGTATTGATAACGTGGCGATTGGGTTCAATACCTCCAGTCAAAATTTGAATGTCAGAAATAGAACAGTAGCCCTGGGATCCTCAGCCAATGCGGGCTCAACGGGATCAATAGCCATTGGCGCCGGCGCAATTGCATGTGCCACGTTTTCTTCATCCATTGCATTGGGAGATCTGGCCTGTGCACCTGGTAGTAGCGGACTAGCAATTGGGTGTGGAGCGAAATCCGGAATCGGCTCTAATAATACAGCTATTGGTCGATTCGCCGGCGCCGGCGGCTCCAATAATTTTGCTCAGGGATATAAAGCCATGTGCTGTGCTACGACCTCGTCACTGCACAATTTTGCACAAGGATATTACTCATTGACACTGAATTCCGGTTGTAACAATTTTGCTTCAGGATATTGCACGTTGGCTTCAAATGTCTCCGGTAGCCATAACCTTGCTGTTGGATATTGCGCCCTAGCATTGAATACGTCGGGATGCAACAATTTTGCTCAAGGGTATAGATCACTATCAGCCAATACCACTGGTGCTAATAATTATGCAGTTGGTTATTGCTCATTGGCCATAGGAACAACAGGTACAAATAACTTCGCCGTCGGCTTTTGCACCTTGAGTAAAAATACATTTGGATGTAATAATTTTGCCCAAGGATATAAATCATTGTCAGCTAATACTACGGGGGCTAATAACTTTGCTGTAGGGTACTGCGTCATGACCGTGAGTACTACTGGGGCTAATAATTTTGCTGTGGGTTATTGCGTTTTAGGTAAAAACACTTTTGGTACTAACAATTTTGCCGTTGGATATTGTGCATTAGCGGTGAATACCACCGGCGGATGTAATACTGCAATAGGGTGTGCTGCACTTTCGAAAAACACCACAGGTTATAATGATATCGCAATTGGTACTAACTCACTATGCTCAAATACCACTGGATATGGTAATACAAGTTTAGGTGCGGGTGCGCTGTCTCAAAACATCACCGGGAATCAAAATGTAGCTATTGGTTCTTGTGCATTGTGTTCTAGTACTAGTGGTATTAATAACGTTGGATTAGGCAATGGCGCCGGCAATGCGATAACCACTGGTTGCAATAACACTATTGTTGGTTCTTTTGCCGGCACCGCTGGTATGACTAGTACAGCCGTTATAACTGCAGGTGGAAACGCAGCATATATAGATAATAATTTAAATAATATAGGATTGGCTCGCGCCGGTAATACAACACAGTCTGGTAGTTATAATTTTTCCAGCGGGTATGGTGCTTTATGCAGTAACACCACTGGTAGTTATAATTTTGCTCATGGGGCAGCAGTTCTTTGTTCTAATACTACTGGTAATTATAATTTTGCAGCGGGATTTCGAGACTTGACTTCGAATACTTCGGGATCATATAATTTTACACAAGGTTATAGATCACTATATTTTAACTCCACTGGTAGTGTAAACTTCGCACAAGGGTATAGAGCACTGCATAGCAATAACGGTACTGGTAATTTTGCTCAGGGGTGTAGGGTTCTTTATGGTAATTCTACTGGTAATTTTAATTTTGCTTTTGGTGGGTGCACCCTTTATACAAACACCACCGGAAGTCACAATATTGCCATTGGGGCAGCCGCAATGTATGCTAATACGATTGGGTGTATTAACGTTGCTGTAGGTTATGGTGCTTTATATAATAACACCACCGGAAATAATAATTCCGCTTTTGGCTATTCATCCGGTAGTGGAAATACTACTGGTAATAATAATACTTTTATAGGCTGTAATGCACAAGGCGCATCAGCAACCAGTTCTAATACTATTACCTTAGGTGATACTAATATTGCAACTATACGGGCCCAAGTGACTACTATCACTGCACTATCTGATTTGCGTGATAAGACGGAAATTGAAACAATCCCACTGGGTCTTGAATTTATTAGGGAACTGAGACCAGTTAAGTTTACTTGGGCTATGCGTGACGGTGCTAAAATTGGTGTTAAAGAAGCAGGATTTATCGCACAGGAATTGCTGGAGTTAACAGAGCGTTTTGGTATCAAAGATTGGTTACCATTGGTACTGGAAGATAATCCAGAACGATTGGAGGCTACCCCAGGAAAGCTGCTACCAGTTATGGTCCGAGCAATTCAAGAATTAGCTGCTGAAAACGACTCATTGAAAAAACGCTTAACTGCACTGGAGTATCGCATAAGTAATAGCAGTTAACTCAATTACTACAATACTGCAAATTACTATGAATCCCTTAGGTGGATCGGAATTACTCTATAATAATCTGTTACGATACTTAGGCCAAGATTGGCAACAAACTGTCAATCTTGTACTAAGTCGCTGCGATAAAAATATCATTGATACAGGGCGAAAAAACGTCGTTTGGCAACATGTAATGCCCAATCAAGGGGTAGTTCAGGGTCTAAATGACCCTGATTTTATCAAATCTATAGATCACTATGTCTATGTAAGTAACTGGCAATTAGACAAATTTAAACAACAATTTGATATTTCGGAATCCAACAACCACGTTATTTACAACGCCATCGAACCCATAGAATTACGAGACAAACCCAAGGAAAAGATAAGGCTAATCTATACCTCTATGCCATTTAGGGGGCTAGATGTTCTATTGGACGTCTTTGATTTGCTTAATCGTGACGACATTGAACTGGTCGTGTATTCTTCGAATATAATCTACGGAAAAGGATACAGTGATGCGGTGGGGAGAACCTATGATGCATTATTTGAACGATGCCGAAGAACTTCAGGTGTGATTTACCGCGGCTATGCAATGAATCGAGCAATTAGATCAGCATTACAATCTTCACATATACTGGCATATCCCAGCACCTTTGAAGAAACTAGTTGCCTAGCAGCTATAGAAGCAGGAGCAGCAGGGTGCCGAATAGTCACTACAGATCTTGGCGCACTTCACGAAACCTGCGGAGAATATGCAGATTATGTTCCTTTTACCTTTGATAGACGTGAATTGGTTGAATCTTATGCTAAAAAATTGAACTCGGTTATTGATCTTTGTCAACAAAACCAGTATAATCTAATAGAGCAAAGTGTTTGGTTTAATCAACGATATTCTTGGGTGAATCGTGCGGTTCAATGGCGGGAATTTTTCAATAAAATATGCTAACCATAAATTATGGTAAAACAGCTGACAGTAGGCACCAGATCTTATCAGATCTACGTGCAATTCGTGCTGAAAACCCCAAGTACAGAGTTATTGACATAGGTGGCGCGGTAAATGGCTGGACAGCACCTGTAGTGGATCTTGTGGTGGACGTCAATGCCAAAGATACCAATTCTAGCTGGAAATTAGATATTTGCAAGCAAGAATCTTGGGATAAGATAATAAAGTTCACTGAAAGTCAAGGTCAGTATGATTATGCAATTTGTACACATACGTTAGAGGATATTTACAATCCCTTTACGGTGTTGGATATGCTGCCAAAAATAGCTCGAGCTGGAATAATAACCATGCCCAGTATAAGAGCAGAATTGAGTAGACCAGAAAGTGCAACTTGGATTGGATATATACATCATAGGTGGATTTTCGACCAGCGTGATACTGAAATGTTGGTGATTCCCAAATTAGAAATGTTGGGTGCCTTAGTTTGGAATGCGGTAAAGTATATTCCAGCAACCGAGGAAATCATTTTTAGATGGCGTGATTCAATCCCCTATTCCATTTTTATGAATAATTATCTAGGACCTGATTCAGCCACTGTAGTTGAAGAATATCGAAAAATCATTGAAAATATTAAATGTTAGGAACGATCTAATGCGAAAAGTTTTGATTGGAACTCCCTCATATGCAGGTCAACTGGACGTGTGGTATACCAACAGTCTCTGCAATACTATTAAAATGAGCGCAGAGCACGGGGTAGAGATAATCCCAATGTGGGTTAGTTTTGATGCATTGTTACAGCGTGCCAGAAATGACACCGTACAAATAGCCATGGACCTTCAAGTTGATGATTTATTTTGGATAGATGCTGATATTGAATGGAAACCTGAATGGTTTTATAAAATACTGGATCGGCCAGAAGATGTGGTTGGTGGTACATATCGTAAAAAAGGCGATAAAGAGGAATACGTTGTTAGACAAATAGAGCGCAAACCACCTGACCCACATTCAGGATTAATAGAAGTAGAAGGTTTAGGTACAGGCTTTGTTAAGATGTCCAAAGCAGCATTTACGCACTTATGGGATGTTAGCAAAGTTTATATGGACCCCAAGGATATGCGTGAGCGTAGAATGATATTTGATGTAGTGATTGAAAATCAAAGTTTAGTCAGCGAGGACATACATGCATTTAACAAATTACGTGCTGGCGGATTCCCTGCATACCTAGATCCCAAAGTGATTTGCAATCATATAGGACCTTATAAATTTCAGGGTACATCTGAAAATTTTATGCGCTGGAATCGTGTATCTAACCTAATTAAACGTCAATTATGAAACATTTTGTAATGTTGTCGGGTATTCCTAGATCTGGGTCTCAGGTCTTGGCCAGTTTATTAAATCAACATCCTGAAATTCACGCCACTACAACAAGCCCTGTATCAGACTTAATAGCGATATTCGCTAACAATTGGCAAATTGTGTCGCAAGGTCAGCTGAACACGCCACCTGAACAATTTACTAATATAGTGGCAGGTATAATTGATGGAGCATATAAACATATATCGGCGCCAATCGTTGTGGACAAAAACAGATTGTGGCCAAGATATGCGGATTTGATGTCTAAAGTCTTGTCCGGTAGGCCAAAAATTATTTGTACAGTTCGTAGTATACCAGATATATTATCCTCTTATATTTTGTTGATACAAAAAAACAGTGATAAAATAACTTTTGTTGATCAAGATCTAATAGATTTAAAATTACCGATTAATAATAAAAACCGTTGCCGAGTGTTATTGGAAAAGTATATAATGCACCCCTATACCAGTTTGCGAATGGGATATACCGCAGGTAATTGTGATATGCTATTTCTTGAATATACTGATATAGTTAATTCTGGGCCTGAGACCATGAATAAAATTTGTGATTTTATAGGAGTGGACCATTGTTCTGTAAACATAGATTCTCTACAGCCCATGGACGAAAATGACGATTATCACGGTGGAATGCAGGGCCTACATCATGTTAGATCCAGTTTGAAAAAAACAAGTCCCGGACCCGAACAAATAATAGGTCACGAATTAACTAGATTATATACAGAAATGAAATTGGAATTTTGGCGTCAATGATTATTACACCTTTCAAACATCGGTTTGACAACTTAAAAGCGCGTGGGCAGCATATCAATTATGTACTAGATATTGGTGCATATAGAGGTGATTTTACAGAAACAATAAAATCGATCTGGCCCAATGCCATTGTTTGGCAATTTGAGGCGGATCAAAGGCAAAAACCCTGGCTCAATGCCACAGCAATTTATGCATTGTTGGGTGATCAAGAGCGAGCCAGAGTAGATTATTATACTCTGAGTGAGGATAAAATCACCACTGGCAGCTCTATATTTCGAGAACTCACCAATCACTATACCGATGAAACAACAGTGGTCATGCCCTTAGAGATGACAACTTTGGACAAGCTCAGTGAAACACATAATTTTTATGGAAACTGGGCATCACAGGGATTGGTAAAAATAGACACCCAGGGTTCTGAATTGCTGATTCTCAGTGGTGCACAGAAATTTTTAAACTACAAAAAGCCAAAATTTATACTTTTGGAATGCTCAATTATGCCATATAATCAGGGTGCCCCAAGTTTTTATGATACTGTGTCCGCCATGCATAACTATAGTTATAAGGTCAATGATGTTTTTGACTTGAACTACGATCAACGGGGTGCTTTACTTCAGACTGATATATTATTTGAAAGAATCGATAAATGAATACTGTTTTTTACATAGATGGCGGTGCAGGTAGAGTATTATCTGCTATTCCAGCATTATTGAAGTTTAATAAATTAAACCCCACTGCAAATTGGGCAGTGGTAGTTGGTGGATTCGACTATCTATATTGGGGAATACCTGAATTACAAGATAGAGTTTACAGTACAGATACCAAAGGTGTTTTCGACAATGTTTGTTTAAAGGCCGACAAAATCGTCACACCTGAACCCTATAGGAATCCTGCTTACTTTAGACAAGAAATTTCTTTGGCGCAAGCTTTTGATAGAGAAATTAATAACACCACAGATCACAGTGACCTAGGTTTGCCCATCATGGTGTTTAATAAACAAGAAATGTTGGTGGCAAAAAACACGATCAGTGACCTAAAAGCGATACAAAAAAGAAATAAAACAGTGGTAATACAGCCATTTGGGCGGGGGGCAAAAATTGAACGCGATTTGATACTGGACGAAGAATCCAGAAGCCTGGATCCCAATGCCTACTTATTTCTAGTAAAAAGATTGGCACAGAGATATAACATGATATTTTTTGGTGAACCAGCATTTCAAATGAAAGCTGATACATTCGCAGCCAATTATACCTGCGACCTAAGGCAATGGGCAGCACTTATATCGTCAGCTGATTACTTTATAGGTGTTGACAGTGTGGGTCAACATATGGCGCGAGCACTGAATATACCTGGTACTGTTATAATTGGATCGACATTTCCAGTGAATACCACGTACCCGGGCTATTTCAACATCATAGAAAAACCCGGTGTGAGAAAATATAGCCCTATTAGAATAGCTGGCCTAGACACCATGCTAAGTAATAGACTAAATGAAGCTACGATGAAATTCAGTGATAAAGAACTAAATGATGTCTATTCAAACATAGTATCCGACATAGAAAAGAAAGTAAAATAATGCAAGAACCCATACAAACAAATAGACTAACATATTCCATCATGGCAATTAACCCCGGACACAATGGGTCTGCGGCATTGGTTGTCAATGGTGAGCTAGTGTTTTATGCCGAAGAGGAACGTCTTAGTAGATTAAAATACGATGGCAATCCTTTTAAAGCCATGTTGCAAATACTGCTCAATCATCAAGTTGACGAATTAGTTATTGGTGGTACAATGTCTCAGTTAGCCCAATTGCCCTGGACTGGCGAGGATGCCTATACTGCTTTGGTTAGGAAATTTAATCCCAATGTTAAAGTAACTAGAATGGGGCATTTACATCATCTTGGGCATGCTGCCAGTGCATTTTATAATTCTGGATTTGAAACCGCAGCCGCTGTTGTTGTAGATGGAGCCGGATCATATACTCAGGAAGTGATTGAGCAACAAAACATCACTGTTGGTGGTTTTGAAACCGAATCTATCTATCATTGCAGTTACCCACATGAATTTAATGCACTACACAAGCGTTATTCGGATGGAAATCAAAGTTCCCCATATTATGATAATGGTATACAGGAATTTGATAACAGTGTTACCATTACCAAAGCCTATGAAGCAGTTTCACAATATCTGGGATTTGGTTTTATTGAAGCAGGAAAAACCATGGGGTTGGCCCCCTATGGCAGTCAAGATGAAAATATCCCTAGACTATTTGTTCAGAACAAAGGTAATAAAAATGTATTCATTCCCAACTATCCAGCCGGGGCATTTATTGATGAGAATCGTTTTCCATATTTGAAGAGATTCAGTGACCCTGTAGTCTGGCATAACGATTTTTCCATGGCACGTGATGTAGATAAAAATCTAGCTTATCATGTTCAAATTGAAACTGAAAAGATGGTTATTGATTTGATACAAAAAGCTATCGACATCACAGGTGAAACCAATGTTATAATCTCTGGTGGATATGGTTTGAATTGTGTGGCCAATTATAAATATCTGCAAAATTTTCCAAACATAAAATTTTATGTAGATCCCATTAGCCACGATGGTGGAACAGCAATTGGACTTGCAAAATATGCTTGGCATCAGTATTCCAAAGAAATAGCTATTAAGCCATTACGCCATGTGTATTTGGGTGCACCACCTGATTACGCACAATTGGATATTGTTAAACAAAACGGTAAGATCAATGTAGAAGATGCCACCGTTGATACGATAGCTGAATTAATTGATAAGGGTAATATAGTGGCATTGTTTCAGGGATCGTCGGAAGCAGGTCCACGTGCTTTGGGAAATCGCAGTATACTATTTGATCCACGACGGGTTGATGGAAAAGACATTGTTAACAGGGTGAAAAATCGAGAATGGTTTAGGCCGTTTGCTGGGTCAGTGCTAGAGCAGCATGCATCTGAGTGGTTTGACCTTTCCGGAATGACTGATAGTCCTTTTATGATGTATGCGGTAGATGTAAAGTCAGACAAACTAGAACTAATCCCAGCGGTTACTCATGTTGATGGTACCTGTAGAATTCAAACCGTGTCAGAATCTGACAACAAGAATTTTTACCAATTAATAGAAGCATTTTATAGACAAACAGGGGTTCCAGTATTGTTCAATACCAGTTTGAACTTGGCTGGTCAACCATTGGTTGAATCTGTATTTGACGCAATCATTACGTTGTTCAACAGTGAAATAGAATATTTATATATGGCAGATTTGGGTAAATTAGTTACCAAAGTCAAGGACACTGGTGATGATACGCAAGTATAATTTTATATCGGGCTTGCCTAGGTCTGGGTCAACTTTGTTGTCCAGTATACTCAAACAAAATCCCAGATTTACAGCTGGTATAAGTGACCCATTGCAAATGTATGTGCATAGTATTATCAAAGATACCAGTACTGCGGTGGGTATGGAAGCAGCCGTACCAGTGGAAAAACGAAGAACCATTGTACATGGATTATTTGACAGTTTCTACAGTCAAGACTCAGAAGTCTGTTTTAATACCAATCGAGGATGGAGTTCAGATACTGCATTATTGGCGGATCTTTTTCCAAACTTTAAGATGATTGTTTGCATCAGGGAGATACCCTGGATATTAGACAGTTTCGAACGACTGAATTCTAAAAATCCATTTACTATCAAACCGTTGTATCACCATCAACAATTAGCCAATGTCTATGAGCGCAGCGCCATGTTGATGGGGGATTTGGCCAACTTTCCCGGCTATGTGCAGGGCCCACTGATGGGCGTCAAACAATGTTTGGCCAGTGACGAGCGTCGTCACATATGCTTTGTGGAATATGATACATTAGTTTCAAACCCTTTAAAAACCATGCAGCAAATTTACCAATTCATTGAGGAACCCTGGTTCAATCATGATTTTAATAATGTAGAAGCAACCTATGATGAATTCGACACACAAGCAAAAATTCAAGGATTGCACACTGTGAGACCCAGAATCGAATATTCTGCTAGAAACAGTGTATTACCCAATGACCTTTGGCAAAAATATGAGGCGCAATCATTTTGGAAATACAATTTCAATATTAATCAGCCCAATTTAAATTGGATCAAAAGCACAGCGAAACCTGCTGTTACCGTTAATACTAAACCATTTAGACAACTATGATGCAATTATCAAATATACAACCATCGCCCTATGATGCTAGGGATCATTTGGCAACAATACCCACCGCAACTATTTTACCTAAATCCATTGATTTAAAACCACTGGTGTTTGAAGTAGAAAATCAGGGTCAATTGAATACCTGCACTGCAAATGCAGGGTGTTCTGCCTTAGAACTGATGTATAACAAAAATAAAACCCCAGTGGATCTAAGCAGATTGTTCCTGTATTATTATTCTAGAAAATTGGGTAATATCAAAGGGGATTCTGGCTCATATCCCAGAGATATGTGCAAAGCATTGAAGGAGTTTGGTACTTGCCCAGAGACAAATTGGCCCTATGCTTCCAGTTCATTGGATACAGAACCAACCACCGAAATCAAAGCATTAGCTGAAAAATTTAAAATCTATTCCTACGAGCAAATTCAGGGGGATAAATTAACTCAAATAAAAAATGCATTAAATCAAGATATTCCTGTACTGTTGACAATACAAGTTCATCGAGGTTTTGGCGCATTAACCGGGAATTGGAAGACTCATACTTGGGATTGGGAAACCAGCGCCACAAATCCACTGGCGGGTTGGCATGAAGTGCTCATTATTGGATATGATGATGACTCTCAGAGATTATTGGTGGAAAATTCTTGGGGGCCAGCTTGGGCAGATGGTGGTTTTTTTGGCATACCCTATGCTATGATATCTTCTCAGGCTTTCGGTGAATTGTGGATATTAAACCCCAATCTATCCATACCATATGTCAATCCTAAACCTGTACCCTTTTACAATACTAGAATTGGTGGTTTAGTAATATTGGCCCTGTTAGCAATTATTGCTACTATACTTTCAAAGTGATAAATAAAAATATAACCTATTAGGAGTTTAATTATGCCAGCCGCAGCGAATATAACAGATACACATCCAACCACAGATGAAATTGTTCTCAGTGAGCGTGTAGTATCTAAAGAATTTAAAATATTAGAAATACGTGAACAGATTTTTGAAAAACGAGTTCAAGTTGAAGTTGAGCTTGGGCCATTTATAACCAGAGAGCGCCCTGATGGTTCAACTGAAGTTTTTGGCACTTCTAGGCGTGGTTTATTAGTATGGCAAGGAGATGAATATGATGCAATACGCGACCACTGGTCAAATGCTGATTTATTGCCTGCTGTGATAGCCAAACTTGCAGTCTAAATAGTTGCATTGACAACCTATATTGCCTCATGCTATCGTGGGGCTTTTCTTTGCCAGGCTGGTAAATTATACCACCGAATCAATTTACTTTACACCCGTTTAGTGTATAATTCAAAAAGATATGAAACAAACTTTACATATATTAGCTAATCCCTATGGTATAACACACACCCGATATAGGATGGAACCATTTAATGTTGCGGTTCTTAAATTTATTGAAAACATGGTGCCACGTGGCTATGACATTGTGCATTATGGGCATGAGTCAGCTGGGGTAAATTGTGAAAATGTTGTGGCAATTACCAACAGTGAGTTGCCCCCACCGCCAGATGGTGATTTATTTCTAATTAATCATAGTTTGCAATCCATTTTTACTGATAGAGTAGATATGGAGTTAACCAGACGTAAGAAACCCAATGACATGGTGCTATGCTTTTATGGTTTAGCACACAAGCCAGTCGCGGATCTTCACAGTGATTTAAAGATACTGGAACCCAGTATAGGTTATCCACCAGATACTGTATTTGCTCCCTATCGGGCGTTTACCTCCTATAGTCAAATGCATTATTATTATGGTGTCCATGGTAAATTGCTGACACCAAGTTGGTATGATGAGGTTATCCCCAATGCATTTACGCCCAGTGAGTTTTCAACGGCATCAGATAAAGAGGAATATTTTGTCTACTTGGGCAGAGTAAACTATGACAAAGGGATTGATATTTGTATACAAGTTACTCAGCATCTAGGTAAACGACTAATAATCGCAGGACCCGCGAGAGACCTAAAGCATCTGGGTTACGAGACAATACCAAATCACGTTGAACTTGTGGGCTATGTAAATCCTGAACAACGACGTAAGCTATTGAGCAAAGCTCAATGTCTCATGGCGCCAACCCATTATCTAGAACCGTTTGGCAATATTGTAGCAGAATCTATGTTATGTGGCACCCCTGTAATTACTACAGATTGGGGAGGATTTGTCGATCAAGTTGTTCCTGGTGTCACAGGCTATAGATGTAAAGATTTTAAAACCTTTGTTGAAGCAGCTAAAATAGTTCATTTATTGGATTCACAAACGTGTAGGGATTGGGCATTGCAGAATTTCTCAGACTCTGTAGTTCACGATAAATTTGATGCTTGGATACAAAAAATAGATAGGCAGAATTTTTATTATGTATAAAATATACAGTAAAATAAATCCAGATAAATTATTACATCTAGTTCACAGATTAAATGACATATCTAATAGAACAAATGTCAGTGAAGATAGGGAGTTTTTACAATTAGCTACATTACGTATGGATAAAGGCCAAACATTTAAGCCACACCAACATATATGGAAAAAGCCCAGCTATGACAAAACTATCGCTCAGGAATCTTGGGTAGTAATACAGGGTAGTGTAGAGGTAAGTTTTTATGATACCAATGGTGAATTATTGGAAAAACAAGTAATAAATCGTGGGGATTGTTCGATGACATTTGAGGGGGGTCACACTTACCTAATACTGGAGGATGACACCGTTGTTTATGAATATAAAACTGGACCATATATGGGGCAGGCTTTAGATAAGGTCTTTTTATGATACAGGGAATAGATGTCAGAGTACATGCTAATTCTGAGATAACTAGACCCGATTTATGCCAACTCGGTAATCACGTAGCTATAGATTATGGGTTTTATTGTTCAACTAAATTAATAATAGGTGACTATGTGCATGTAAGCCCGCACGTAGCAGTTATTGGCGGTAAACATTCAAGTCTATGCGTTGAAGACTTTTGTTTTTTAAGTGTGGGATCAAAATATGTCTGCGGCAGTGAGACTTTTATGGGTGATGGGTTAATTGGCCCACTGATACCCGAAGAGTTTAAGGATACACAGATTTTGGGGACTATTACACTTAAACGGTTTAGTGGAGTATTAGCAAATGCTGTGGTTTTACCTGGGGTCACACTGGCAGAGGGTAGTGTATTGGGGGCCAATAGCTTATTAAAACAAAGCACCGAACCCTGGACTATTTACGTAGGGAACCCCGCTAGACCTATTAGGCTGCGAAATCAAGACAAAGCCTACGAATATGCAGAAAAAATGGGATACAAATATCAATGACTAAATTTTCAAGTTGGCCCAACGGGCAATTACCCAAAGAATTTCAAAGGCCAGAGCTAGAGCAAGTCAAAAAACAGGGCTATAACTGGACTGATGCCAGAGATATAGTTGATATTTTTGAGAAAAAAGTAGCAGAGTTTGCAGGATCTAAGTATGGGGTAGCGGTGGATTGTTGTAGCCACGGCATGTTTTTGAGTTTAAAATATCTAAACGCCATTGGAACAGTAACCATACCCAAACATACTTATGTCAGTGCAGCTCAACAAATAGTACATGCAGGATGCCGAGTGGAATTTGAAGATCTGGAATGGACGGGAAGATATCAATTAAAGCCATTTCCAATATGGGATGCAGCTACTCGTTGGCGTCGTGGTATGTACACTGGTGGATTGCACGTATGCAGTTTTCAACTTAAAAAACAAATTCCCATTGGAAGAGGGGGTATGATTCTCACTGACGATGCTGAGGCATATCGTTGGCTTAAAAAAGCAACTTACGATGGCAGGGATTTATCTATTCCACAGTGGGAGGATGACTATGAGATCATGGGCTGGCATTATTATATGACACCAGAAGATGCTGCGCGTGGTATACTTTTAATGGATCAAGTAGCAGACTATACGGAAGATTGTGGTTCTAATTTGCATTATTCAGATTTATCACAGAAAACAATATTTAAAAGGTCAAAATGAAAAAGCGAGCATTAATAACTGGTATTACCGGTCAAGATGGTAGTTATCTTAGCGAATATCTATTAGACTTGGGCTATGATGTCTACGGTATAGTTCGTAGACATAGTGTAGCAGAAAATCAAAGTTCTAGATTGATGCATATCAATGATCAAATAACTAGAATTTATGGGGATTTGACTGACGAATGGAGTATTGCTAAGATCGTTAATGATGTAAAGCCCGACGAGATATATAATCTTGCAGCAATGAGCCATGTGCGAATTAGTTTTGATATGCCGGCCTTTACTATTAAAACCAATAGTCTGGGAGTGTTGACTATGCTTGAAGCATATCGACAATTTTGCCCACAAGCTAAGTTTTATCAAGCCAGCAGCAGTGAAATGTTTGGTAATAGTATAGATCCAGATGGGGTACAACGACTTTCAACACCCATGACGCCAGTGAGTCCCTACGGATGCAGTAAAGTCATGGGATTTAATCTAACAAGACATTATAGGGATGCATATAAGTTACATGCCTCAAATGGGATATTATTTAATCACGAAAGCCCACGCCGCGGTACAAACTTTGTAACAAACAAAGTTGTCAAAGCTGCTGTAGATATTAAAAAAGGTTTATTGGACAAGTTGGAATTGGGGAATTTAGATAGCTGTAGGGACTGGGGTCATAGTTATGATTATGTGCGCGCTATGCACATGATTGTCAATCACGAAACACCACGTGATTGGGTAGTTGCCACCGGGGAATCACATTCAGTTCGCGATCTTTGTGAATACACATTCAACGCTTTGGGGCTTGATTATAGAAATTATGTAGTACAAAATGAAAAGTTTTTACGCCCCGAAGAGTTAAAATATCTAAAGGGTGACAGCAGTGAAATTAGAAGTCAGTTGGGATGGAGTCCCAAATATACATTTCACAGCATGTTGGATGAAATGATTAAATATTGGCAAGACAAATAACAATGAACCAATGAAAACAGCTTTAATTTATGCAACATGTCAGGGTAGGATGATCTATGATGTTCTTTATGCTTCCCGTCAATTTTCTGAACAATATATAATTGTTGACCATATACATAATTACGAATTAATAAGGACTCAACGGTCGTTCTTAACTTATTCGGATTATTTTGTCAAATTGAAAAATGCTGATCTTTTCATTTATCAGCCATTGGCCGAAACCTATGGAGAAAACGCCACAGACACATTGAAAACTCATATGAAACCCGGCTCCCAGGCGATCAGTATTCCTTATCTTTGGAATTTTAGTTTTTGGCCTATGGTGGTGACATCTGCCCCAAATATCAGCGACAATTTTAGATTGGTGGATACTGAGCTAATTAAAAATTCTTCGATTATTAAAAAGTTGTTAGTGGATGGGTGGACTGAATCAGACATTTTGTCGGCCTATGATCATGGGCAAATCGACTTTAACTATGCAGAGAGATTTAGGCGAAATCAAAATATACTTAGAATCAAAGAGCGAGGGACTGATGTAAAAGCCGTTGACTTTATAGAGCAGAATTATAAAACTAAAAAGCTATTCAATGATGTGAGTCACCCATCATATGAATTGATATTGCATATGGGTAATCAAATTTTAAACAAGTTGGGTTTTGATCCTGTAGAGACCCTTGATATGGACCGCTGCTATATGCCCACTATGCGAACCCCATATGATCACAGTGGCAAAAATGCTTTTAATTTTGAATTTCCTATTGATGACAATGCATCAGAATATTTTCACAATGTGATTAAAAAGGTAGTATCGCAAAATCAACATATTATAATATGAAAAATTTTATCTATATAGTTCCAGGGGGCGGTATCTTTAGTAGATTGCTGCAATTTGGGATATTACCTTTGTCGGAAATTGATTTTGACAATGTTTATTTGGAACTAAGCGGTTTCGTCCCAGTGACAGAAACCAATGATGAGTTCAGTAATCAAGCTTGGAAATTCTGTGAAGACCACGTAAACAGAATGCAGCAATATGGCATTGAAGATCCCTACGCACATATCTTAGATTATATTTTAGTGCAAAAAAAGGATGCCAGCTACGAACATCGAGGATTTTTGAAACAAGGCACTACTTATACAAAACAAAATAAAATAGAGTTAAGCCCTAATTTTTCAAAATATCAAAAAGTTATAACTAAATTAAAATTCCAACCAGAAGTTTACAACAAGCTTAATTCATTGCCTGTGACAAGTCAAATTACAAATACAACATTGGGGGTGCATGTTAGACTGACATCAATGAATATGTTGCATGGTGATCAATACCAAAATATTAGCTTGGATGAGTATAAACGTTGTATTGCTCATGAATTTGAAACTGGTAAATATTCCAATATTTTTGTAGCTTCAGATAATCATGAATCGATATATAAACTACAGGCGTATTTTGGTGATTTAATCATTTATCACGACAACTTTTTAAGATATAAAACTGAAACATTCTCCAGTTTTTTTGACTGCTTGGCAGAATATGATTGGTTTTATCAAAAGAGATTTTGGCAAGAAGCCATGGCCGAAGTGATGAGTTTAAGCCGTGTTGGTGCGCTAATTTGTCGAGAAAGTAATCTCAGCAATATGGCTATAGTATTAAGTAATTCAATGAATAAAATTATTAGGGTTTCCAAGAATGTTTGAAATCTCAGAAATTGGATATATGCCGGGTTACAGTGGCAGTACAAAATATAACTTCACAAAAAAGTTTCCAGTTAAAATTAATGTCAGCTATGACGATGTGAGGCACGATCCCAATGCAGATTACAATGTTTTAGTGCAATGCGAGCCTCCGAAATTGTATATTGACTTCGCAGGTATGGTGGCAAACGCTCATGAGAATTTTGATTTAATATTGGCATATGATGATAGATTATTACAATATCCGCAGGCACGAGAATTTTGTCCAGTTGGAGCTTGGGTAGATGATTTAGAGATCAAAAAAACTAATCAAATAACTTATTTGATGAGTAGTAAAATTTTGACTCATGAACATCGTATGAGATTTATGATAATGCGTAGAGTTGATAAGTTAACCAAAATTGGAGATTTTGACTTTTTGTGGCATAGGAGTCCACCCAGGGTTGAATCTAAAAATCCCTTTTTTGTAAACGCTAAATTTCACATTGCCTGCGAAAATCAAGCCATGGATAACATGTTCACTGAAAAGTTACTGGATTGTTTTAAGACCAAAACCGTACCTATATATTTTGGTTGTACTAATATAGGTAAATATTTTGATACTCGAGGTATTTTAGAATTTAATTCAATTGAAAAATTTGAACATATAATGAACACCTTAACACCAGCAAAATATGATGAACTCAATGAGTATGTATTGATGAACTATGAATTATCTAAACCCTACTGGCAAAAATCAATCTATCAAAGGTTAGAGGAAGAAATAGAAAAACATCTGTTCGTTAATCTAGCACAATAAATTATCCCACAAGTTTTGCAAGCAATAGCTCGCATTAACATAAGTAAGTATAATAAAGGAAATAAATTGAGAACTAATGTAATTATCACCGACGATTTTTATAGCAACCCAGACAGTGTTAGAGCATTTGCAATGCAGCAAGAATTTAAAGTCAGGGGCAATTTCCCTGGATCACGCACTGTGAGTTTTCTAAACAGTGATATGCGTGATACTATTCAGACTATTCTTTGGAATGCCGCTGGCGAAGTAACAAATTGGAATGAGGGCGATGGGCTCACCGGTAGTTTTGAAATTGCAACAGCCAAAGACCGAAGTTGGATACACACAGATCACTATAACACTTGGGCTGGGGTTTGTTATCTAACACCAAATGCGCCACATACCAGCGGCACAGGGTTGTTTAGACATAAACGCACTGGAGCTAGAATTCAGAGTGAATTGGAAAGTTACGAATCTCAGGATATGACCAAATGGGACTTATTCGATGTAATTGGCAATAGATATAATAGATTAGTGTTGTATCGCAGTGATCTATTTCATACAAGTTTAGATTATTTTGGAGATGACTTGGAATCAGGTAGGCTATTTCAATTGTTTTTCCTTACCACTCAATATTAAGAAAGATAACAATGATTCATATAGTTCCTGATTTTTTAGACAAAGAAACATTTGACAACATAAATGCAAAATATGAGAGCTCACGCGGGAAACCTGTATTTGAGATAAACAACATGGGTCGATGGGGTAAAGGGCTAGATAGCGGGTCATATGCCCCAGTATTTGTGTTACCGCTGGAAGAATATAAAGAATATTTTTTGGAAAAATATAAAACAGTGGATCCGGTATTTGCAGATTATAATAATTTAAATTGTTTTTTACATATTTGGCCACCTGGAAGTCAAATCAATTTTCATCACGATGCATCTGAAACGGTTGAGCGTCTAAGCAGCACAATTTATATCAATGAGACTTGGAATTGGAATTGGGGTGGATTTTTTATTTGTGATGACCCAGATGTTGGGCAACGTTGGGTTTATCCTATGCGTAATTATATGGTTTGGTTTAAGCCTCCAGTTTGGCATGCAACCACCATGGTTACCCCATTGGCGGAACATCCTCGCTTGAGTATACAGCTATTTTTCAGTAAATAACATGCATTTAGATAACTGGTTTCCAACCACGGTGGGTCGAGATAACCACCCAGAGTGGATTGACCCCATGAATCTACTGCTGGATAAGATTTTTAATGTGCCAAACAAACAAGTAAACACGCAGTTTTACTACAATGGTGAAACCACTTATGGCACTAGATCATTGACAGAGGATCCTGAATTCAGTCCTTTTATAGATTTTGTTAAAAAAAAGGCTGTGGGGTTTTTAGATCAGCAAGGCTATGACACCAGTAGGATTCCCTGGAAGCCATACTTTTTTGCCAACAGCTTTTTGGAAGGCAGTAACCATCCCAAACATCTGCATAGTCAATGTACACTAAGTGGTATATATTATCTAAAAACTCCTCCAGGGTCAAGTAAAATTAGGTTCTATCCAAATCAACCCTTCAAGGATTTTTTTGATTATATGTATATGATTAAAGACCCAAATAATTGGTATTGCATGCCACATGTTGATTACGAACCCTGTCCTGGATTGTTATTGATATGGCCCGCATGGATGTACCATGAAGTACCTCCCAACCAAAGCAAAACCCCTAGAACCAGTATAGTTTTTAATCTTTGATTGATTCTTGACTTTTTATTTTACTTCTAGTAGATTTCTGCTTTAGTGTTCGATAAACACCAGGGTGCAAGGGAGTTGGATGATCATCAAGGCCTACCCAACAAAATCCCTTGTGCTCATGATTGAGCTGTGGCACAAATTCTTCTTCGATTTTTATTAAAAAGGTGTGATAAGCAAACTTGCCATTGTCACTGGTATATTTTTCAATTGGCAATACTTTAGCACCCGAAATCTCCCCACCGAGCTCTTCACGAATTTCTCGAACAAGGCCAACCAGCATTGATTCAGAGTTTTCCAATTTACCACCTGCTAGACCCCAGGTGTTGGCGAATTTACCACCATTACGTAGTAAAAACAAATATCTTTGAGTGGCAGTACAATAAATTAGCGCGCCACAACTTTCTTTTATATTACCAAAGTCCACTTTCCGGCCTCATAATAACCTTCGTAGCTTTTGGTCCAGGATTTACCACTCCAGCGATATTGGGTATTGGTAGTCATATTAGTGACATAATTTACAGCCGGGGTCTTAGCAGAATCAAAAGCAACTATCCAATGCTCTCCGTTGTATTGTATGATGTCATTGGCAAATGCTATTAATGGAGTGTTGTCAATTCCCATCCAATTATAAGTAGGTTGTTCTCCGTTGGCTGTGGTATAATCACCCACCAACAAGTATCTAGTACCATTGGCTAAATTTTGCAAATCTTTGGCAGGTCTTGAACTATTAGGATCAATTATTGCATTGACTGGCACAAGAGTATTTGTGGGCAAAGTATCAATGTCTGCGGTCCAAAGTAATGTGGTATCATCTACAGGATTATAAGCCACAGTGCCAACTACTTCAGTGGAATCCAATTCCAACCTAACTTGACTCGATCCATTTATAAGGTTGCCATAGATGTTGACGATATCACGCCAAGGCTCGGTGACACCATATTTTTTAGTTACAGCACTGAATACAATGCGCTGACCACTGGTCGCCGAGACCACGTTGCTGGATACTACAGAGTTTCCGTTGACAGATATAACCGTACAATTGCTGCCTGCTATATTATTAAAATAAGAATAAATGCCACTTGACACATTTCCTGAGGCATTGGTGTTTAAAATTATCTGTGTATCATTGACCACTGAAGCTACAGATCCAATACTTGTACTATTGTAATAAATTACAGCGTTGGCATATAAATCAGAAGTAAAAGAAGTTCCCACACCCACTAATACATTGCTGGCAGTATTGCTGGATATTGTACCAGAACCAGTGGTGTACAACCCTGATATAAGCATTCCGGGTTTCACTCCATCGGTATTGTCCAATACTAGATTAACATTGGAACTAATTGTGTTGGATAATTTCTTGACCACTTGTTGCCCAAATTGATCATCCACTGGCTCATTATATTTTACCAATCTCAATTGATTTTCAAGTAAAATTACACCATACTGCATGGGGGTGATATATTGTCTGCTGATAAGATTTGCATCATCGTAGATTGCTTCATCTATATTCCCACTTGAATCAAACACACTGGCGATGATTTTTTGTACTACTCCCAATTTTTTAACTAGGGCTGGTGCACTTACAAAGATTGGTAATTCAAAAGTCAATGTAGCGATGTCTATGGGGTTTTCGGTACCCATGGGTACTGTTCTGGAACTCCAGGTTAGGTTAGTTAACAACACATAGGTTAAACTAGTCCAATCAACATAATTGTCGGTGCTTTGAATTTCAAGTGCAGGATTGAACAATATAGTCAATTGTTCCAATAATTGCAACTTTTGCTCAGTATTGGAAGTCCAAATATCAAGTTTCAAAGTCAATTTATAGGGGACAGGCATCAAACGCTCTACAGTAAAGGCATCCCCTTGTTGAGTGCTGTATTCTCCAGTGCTTGGTTCATAATACCGTTCTCTGAGATTTAATTTTCCCACAAATGTGGGGTTTTGAACACGATCTCTATCGTACTGCATGTCACTGACATATACTGCCATAACTGGTACTGAATTCAATGAGTTCTCGCTATTTTGACGTATAATAGATGCCGCTTGTCTACTACTGTCCCCATAGATAACGGGTACACGTTGTAAAGCAATGCTACCGTCTCTGCCACGGCCAAATTCAACTTGAAAATTTGACACCATGCGAATAAACTGGGTGATATAACGTCTCACCTGACCTGAATAAAAAAATTGTTGCATAATTATTAGTTATCTGACCTAGGTGTTAATGCAGCATTTAATGACTGTCTCGTTGGTAATGTTTGACCTTCGGAATTCGTAAAGGTGCTGGTGTCATTGACAAAGATACTACGTTGAGTTCTATTGTTTGGCCCCGGAGTCAACGACGTTCTAACATTGTCTTCGATCTTAACCCAACGTTGGCCATTGTACCTAAATAACCTATTGGGTACATAATCTGTACGTAATGCATAGTTCCCAATCGCTGGGCTTACTGGAAAACTTGTACCAGCAGTCACAGGCCAACCATCGGGGGTTAAACCGTCACCTCCCAGATATGCTGATATATTTTGATCTGGTGTTATTGGTTGTGCTGCAAAATCTACATTGCTGTCTACATATAGATCAAGTGAATCTACAGTTTGGCCTTGTGGGTCACCAGGACTTCCGTCTGGGTTCAGTGGCAAATTGTATAAATTGTCTATGTTTGTTCCGCTACGTGGGACATCAATTTCAGCTTGTGCAATTATTGCATCGTTGATTTGGTTCAGCTTGCTCATAGTGCTTAGAACTTGCCCAATGGGGGTGTTGTCGCTGTCCCCAGAGCTGATATTGTTCAATATGTCCTTGTACTCTTGACTATCTACTAATGGTGTAACTTTGACTCTTAAAATATGCGGCCACCATGTTTGGCTAAATCCTTCTGCCCCAAATGTAACATCCTGTACTACATAATATCTTTTCAATGCTGCTGGTATCCCGGTATCCAGTGGATAATAGTCTTTTTTGTGTTGCAACTCAATAACATCACCGCTGATAATTTTTCGACCCAAATAAGCCACGGTGTCATTTAAATGAAATGTTATATACAGAGTGTCAGCACTAAGAAAAATACCAAATTGTTGTAGATCAAAATCATTGTCATTGACATTATAAATTCCACGCAATGTATAAACACTGGTGTCGTATTTACGATCTCTGTTTTCTAAGAATAACAAATCTTGTATATTAAGTGCACTTTGATTTGAGTAAAAAGGTTTTGTGGGGTCGTTCCAATAAATGTTAATTGGTGTACCAGCACTGATGGAACTTACCGTATTTGAACTAATCGATATGGTATTGACTGAGGTATTGGTCCCTACAATTACAGTATTTGCAGCTATACCAATTCCACTGAGTGTTTGTCCAACTTCAAATATAGAAACATTGGCAAAAGACAAGGTGTTGGAATTGAGTGTGGTATTACCAGTAGTGGTATAGGCATTGGCTTGGATATTGGTGCCTAAATATTTATGCAACAAAATTCCAGTGCCACCAATGGTGAACGATTCCGATATGCGCCTATCAAAAAATTTATAATCGGAAGTATGATTCTCCCTCCACATAGATAGACGCGGCACAGTTTAATCCTTTAAATATCAAGTATTTATGCCTAAGTTCAAATTGAAATTGACAAAAAATATCAAAAAAACTATAATACACACATGGATAATATGGAACATGCGATTGCCGTCGATGAACTGCATAAAAAAATGGAAATAATGATCTCGCAAATCAATAAATTTTCAGGTCCAACTGGTGCTGATCTTCGGCGCATGCTTAGGGTAGTATCGGGTCTTCGACACGAATGTTCTAGAGAATTGGTAACTTGTCGTAGGCTAGGAAAGCCAACAAGTAAATACTTGGAAGTCTATGCAAAGTTTTCCGCAGCCATGGAAAACTTGGACACCTATCTAATTATGCTTATGTTAAGTCGCGCTTGATTTTAAATCGGCTTTGTGTTACAATAGATGTTATAGTTAATTTTGAGGTGAAATTTGATGGCTACGAAATCCAAGCTTAAAGCTAAAACTACAACGGTCAAAGCCCGTGCACCACGGGTATCTACCCGCGTAACCAGTGTTACGATTCGTGAAAATGCTAAAAAAGATCTCAGTCCAAATTGGACAGATGCAATCAATATGAGCGGTGAAGAATTTACCGCTTATTTCCACTTTGCCATGAATTACTACAATCAGAATTTCACCGGCAAACTTTTGAAGCCCCGTGTTATTGACTGGATGACTCGTAACGGCTACAGTAAAACAGTAATTGCAGCTTTTAAAGCTACCGAAGACTGGCGAACAAATCTCACTGCCGGTGCTATTGCTAGTTGCCTGTTACGTGGGATGCCCGAATGCCATCCGGAATTCAATTCCGGTCGCAGTACCTCAGAATGGCTACGCAAGGAAATTGAAACTATTTTGCTTAACGGAGTAAATGATTCCGTAACTGCAACAGATACCAAAACAGCGAAGCCTTTGGGGCCTGTTTTGACGATCCAGGATCGTGTTCGTGAGCAAGCTGGGGCAATGAGTGAGGAACTAGACCTGGCTTTGGACAGCTGGGTTACTGATCCTGAAGGTTTTGATCCGAAGGCTTTTAAAGTGAGTAGTTTGCTTCGTGGCAAAGGTACCAAAGCCGCACACGCTCGTTTTGTTAAAGCATTCTACCAGCGCGGTCATAATGAGTTGATGGAATTGGTTAGTGCAAAAGCCGATGCCCAACTCAAAGAGGCTTATGGACATAATAGCCGCAAAAATATCAAGAAATTGATGGAGTTCTATCAGGCTATCATGGAAGCCTGCGATCAGATCAGTCAAGAAGCCAAGGTTTTGCGTAAAGTGCGTGCCCCACGTGCTGTAAGCAAGGAAAAGATTGTGTCCAAAATGAAATTCCTAAAAGAGGACAAAGGGCTTAAATTGATCAGTGTTAACCCAGCAGATATTGTGGGGGCTGCTGAGCTGTGGTGTTTTAATGTCAAAACACGTAAACTCTGCAAGTATGTGGCAGATAGTTTGACCGGACCACTGGGAGTAAAAGGTACAACTATCACTGGTTACGACGAAGCAAAAAGCATCAGCAAAACTCTGCGAAAGCCTGCAGAACAACTCAAAGAGTTTGCAAAGGCAGGTAAAGTTGCTTTGCGTGGGTTTCTAACTGCAATTAAAGCTACAGAAACCAAATTGAATGGTCGAATCAACAAAGACATGATTTTGCTTAAAATTGCCTAGATGATATCTGAGTCCTATTAGCATAAATAATGCTAACAGGACTCATACCATGACCAACACCGTAGTTATTCAACCAGGGCTTCAGAACGATTTAAGTTTACCTACTCAAAACTTAGGGGGGCCTGGGCCAATCAGTCAAGAAAGTGCAATTGCAGCAGCAGGCTTACAGGGATTAAACCAACTTCGCAATGAAATGATAGACTATATAAGATTGCGTTTGGGCGATCAAATAGTAGATGTTGAATTAGACAAAGAGCATTACGAGTTAGCGATCAAGCAATCACTGACCAAATATAGGCAAAAAGCTCAAAATTCAGTTGAAGAAAGCTATGCTTTTCTAGACTTACTTCCCGAAGTGCAAGAATATATACTTCCTAGTTCTATTATGGAAGTCAGAACAGTCTATCGCCGTGGTATAGGGTCGGTGACTGGAACCACAGCCAGCCAATTCGAACCTTTTGCCAGTGGGTTCTTAAACACATATATGTTAGTATCAGGCAGAGTTGGGGGATTAACAAATTATGAATTGTTTACCTCTTATCAGAAATTGTCAATGACGATGTTTGGTGGCTATATGAATTACACTTGGAATCGTGCAACAAAAAAGTTGACATTGAATCGTAAAATCCCGCAATATGGCCACACTTATTTGTCCCTGGACACCATAACTTCTTCAGGTACTGCTGTTGGAAGTACCATAACTATAACAACTAAAATTCCCTATAGTATAGAATCTGGCTACAACCTATACATAGCAAATTGTCCAATCTCTGGATATAGTGGGCAATATATAGTAGAATCAGTGGATAGTACGGGCCAAATCATTACCGTAACTGCTAGCCAAATACTTGGTGCAACATCAGTGACTGGGTTTTCGGTGAGCAAAACACAAGTGTGGAGTCCACAAATAGATGGTTTGAACAATACTGAGAGTGTGTTACTTTGGTGCTACAATTATAAACCTGACAGCATGCTACTCAGTGACCCTCAGGTTTTCCCTTGGCTGCAGGAGTATGCCTTAGCTTTTTGTAAGAGTATTCTAGGTCAGGCTCGTGGCAAATATTCAACAATTGCAGGACCACAGGGTGGTACACAGTTGAATGGCGCGGCATTGTTACAGGAATCTCAGGCTGAAATGGAAAAGTTGGAAGAAGACCTCAAGAATTACGTTGACGGCAGCGTTGGGTTAACTTGGATTACCGGATAGGGTTTTTAAATATTCTCCTAAATGCTATTTCTATTAACTGAACTGCTGTAGAATAAGTATAATATAGGGGGTTTTATGATTATTGGTATTTCTGGTTTGATAGGCTCTGGTAAAGATACCGCAGCAGATTATCTTTGCAACTTCCATGGTTATCGTCGAGATAGCTTTGCTGCCGCACTCAAAGATATTATTTCGGTATTATTTGGGTGGGACAGGGATTTATTAGAGGGTCGAACTGCTGAATCTCGTCGTTGGCGTGAAGCCACAGACCCATGGTGGTCCAATAGACTGGGACGTAACATAACCCCAAGATGGGTATTACAGTATTGGGGCACAGAAGTTTGCAGAGTACATTTTCATGACGATATTTGGATTGCCAGTTTGGAAAACAAAATACGTAACATAAACGATTCAGTAGTAATTACTGATTGTAGATTTATGAATGAACTCAATTCTGTAAAATCATCGGGTGGGATAATTGTCAGGATCAAACGTGGCCCTGATCCGATTTGGTTTGAAACTGCACAAACTGACAAATCTAAAATGCCTGTACTATTTCCCAGTATACATGCCAGTGAGTATAGTTGGGCAGCAGCGAAATTCGATTATGTAATTGACAATAACGGCACAGTTGAAGAATTGCATGCCCAACTTAAAAATCTGGTTTGATTTCTGCCTCTCGCCAAGGTAAGTGGCTAGCAGCAATTTCTACCCTGCAATTTAAACATATAGTTTTTAAATTCAATAAATTGTTGTTGCGTAGATTACCGTCAATATGGTAAACGGCCATTTGACGATCTACGTATTTGGCTTGCCAGCCGCATTTCTCACATCTGTCTTTTTTTCTATAACCTGATTTGACCCAGGCTGGCGGAGCGGGTTTTAGCTTTTTTCCTTTTCTAATACAAGAATCGCAGATTTTTCTGTAATGAATCTTGTCTCCAGATCGGTAGTTTATAGCCACTGGACGTTGATTGCAAATAGGACATATACTTCTCATCTAGTATTTAATCAAACCTTTGGGAAGAGTGGTCTAAAGTGCGGTATTTTGAACCTTTGGATAAATATCTATAATAGATTACTAGGAGAAAAATACATGGCCTTAACAAGTCCTGGCGTACAGATATCAGTTACTGATCAAAGCAATTACGCACCTAATGCTTTGGGCTCAGTGGCCTACATTTTGCTAGCCACAGCTCAAGATAAAATCGCACCTGGCGGAACTTCAATCGCTGCAGGTACAACATCGGAAAATGCGGGCAAAGTATGGAATATTTCCAGCCAGCGTGACTTGGTTACCACTTTTGGGACACCAACGTTCAAAACTACCTCAAGCGGAGTTGCAAGCAACGCTGATGAGCAAAATGAATATGGTTTGCTAACCGCATACAGTATACTTGGTGTCAGCAATACAGCCTATATACAACGGGCTAATGTGGATCTCGCTGGCCTAACTGGTACTACAACTCGTCCTTTATCCAACCCAGATGATGGAACATTGTGGATGGATACCGCCAATACTAATTGGGGTATATACGAGTGGAGTGCCACCAGCCAGGCTTTTACGTTAAAGACCCCCTACACTATCACTAGTTCCAGTGAATTGGTGGGTAATGTTACACCAAATGTAACAATTGGCTCAATTGGCGATTACGCGGTCAATGTTGTCAGCGACAAAAATACTGTATTTTACAAAACTTATGACAATACTTGGCAAATGGTTGGTAATGTGGGTTGGCAATCAAAGTTACCGGTAATTACTGGCACTACAACAAGTCCAGTTATACCAGCAAGTACATATATCATAATCAACACCAACAATGTCAATCTTGCCAGTGGTGCAAATGTGGCACAAGTTGCGTCTGCAATTAACTCAGCAGCTATAACAGGGGTTTCGGCAAGGGTGTCGTCAACCAATCAATTAATAATCAGTGGCACATCGGCAGCAACTTCCAACGGTTTCGTGGCAGACGGGCTGATTAACATCACCAACGGTAATTTGACTCCACTGACTACCTTAGGCATTACCTCAGGATACTATAAAACACCGTCAGTGCAGATAAGTCCTTATTACTCAGTTCCAACTTGGGAAGGCACCATACCTGGCAACATAGCTCGTCCTTCTGGTAGCGTTTGGCAAAAAGCTAGCCAAATTGGTTCTGGTTTATCTGTAGCAGTAAAAACCTACAGCGCCAGCACCGAATCTTGGTCATCACAAACAATATCAAACTATGGAAATGTTTTTGCTGCAACTTATGGTTTAGACCCCACTGGCGGTGGCAACAATATTGCAGCAGGTACAATATTTGCACAATATAATGTCTATGAGACCACAGATGCAAATATAGCAACATATCTATGGTATCGCAGCGGTACAGGTGCAACAGTGGCTACTGGTGTAACTACTACTCCAGTGGGAGCCGCTATTGGTTCTAGTTTTACATTACAAACCAGAGCTAATGCAGCTAGTGCTACTGTAACAACATATTCTGTTTCTATCACTTCAAACACTGTACCAGGATTTATTTCAGCAGTGTCAGCGGCTAGTATCCCAAATGTGTCAGCTGCCTTGAACGCAAGTGGTGCAATGACCTTAGTACATGCATTGGGCGGGGATATGTTCTTAACTGACGGTACAGGTACACCATTGGCAAACATTGGCTTGACCACAAGTGCAACCAATGTCTATGCAAGTCCAGCACTGGGAAGTTCTGTAAGAATTGCGACAAACTGGAAACCATTGACTAATATTGGCTATACAGTAAGTGCCACTCAGCCTTATGTTGCCCCAACTAATGACACATATTGGTACTATAATAATCCAAGTCGTCCCGATATAATGATCAGCAATGGCAGCGCTTGGGTTGGATATCAGACATTGACCTCAGATATTAGAGGGTACAATTTGACGAATTCCAACAGCACTGGCGCTATTTTGAGTTCTAGTGCCCCTACTAAACAAGACGATGGTACTCAGTTGGAGTATGGCGATCTATGGTTAGACACAAATGATTTGGAAAACTACCCAGCACTTTATCGTTGGCAAAATGTCAGCGGTGTTGCGCGGTGGGTATTAATTGACAATTCAGACAATGTAAGCCAAAATGGTATCGTATTTGCTGATGCACGTTGGGGAACATCGGGCAGCATAAATCCGGCAACAGATAGCATTCCTAGTATTGCAACTTTAGCCAAGAGTAATTATGTAGATTTAGATGCACCCAGTGCTGCATTTTACGCACGAGGTACATTGCTATGGAATACCAGAGCTAGCGGTTTTAATGTAAAACAATTCAAATCAAGTTATTTTACTGCGGCAGCGTATCCAAATCAATCATTACCAACTGTAGCGTCAACCTGGGTATCAGCAAGCGGTTATAACGAATCTGGTGTGCCAAATTTTGGGCGTAAGGCTCAACGTGGTGTAGTAGTTGCAGCATTAAAAGCAGCTATAGATGGCAGTACAGCTTTGCGTGAAGATGCTAATCTTTACAACTTAATAGCTTGCCCAGGCTATCCTGAATTGCTGCCTAATATGGTTGCACTAAATGAAGATCGTAATAATACCGCGTTTATTGTTGGTGACACCCCAATGCGGTTAGCCGCAACTGGCACCGCAATACAAAATTGGGCACAAAATACTTCAGGGTCAACTTCCACTACAGAAGATGGGCTAACAACAGTAAGTCCTTATGTTGGTGTTTATTACCCCAGTGGGCAAACCAATGATCTATCTGGTGCATCGGTGGTAGTGCCAGCATCACACGCAGCATTGCGAACAATCATCAAGAGTGATAATGTAAGTTATCCCTGGATGGCACCTGCTGGAACACGTAGAGGTCTAATTGATAATCTGAGCGCTATTGGTTATGTAGATGCTGACAGCGGTTCATTTGTAAGTATTGGGGTTACTCAAGGCCTACGCGACACATTATGTGCAAACAAAATTAATCCTCTAACACAATTGCCAGGCACAGGGTTAGTGGTATATGGTCAAAATACCTTGAGCTCTGATCCCAGCGCAATGGATAGGATTAATGTTGCAAGGTTGATTAATTATCTAAGGACTCAATTAAATATATTGAGCAGACCTTTTATATTTGAGCCCAATGATCCTATTACACGTAATTCTATCAAATCAACAACTTCTAGTTTGCTTAATGATTTAATTGCTAAACGTGGTATAACAGATTACTTAGTTGTCTGTGACTCAACAAACAACACCACAGAGCGCATTGCTAGACACGAACTATGGGTAGATATAGCAATACAACCAACTAAGGATGTTGAGTTTATTTATATACCAATACGATTAAAAAATCCCGGAGAAATCCAGGGTGGTAATCTAGCATCGTCTAGTACCGTAGGAACAGGAGCATAAAAAATGGCAGTTTCATCATTAACACGGTTCACAGTACCGTTGGGTGGCAATCAAAGTGCCACCACACAGGGTATGCTAATGCCCAAATTAAAATTTCGCTATAGAGCAAATTTTGAAAATTTTGGTGTTAGCAATCCCAAAACTGAATTGACTAAGCAGGTTTTAAAATTTGGAAGACCCACAGTGGCGTTTGACCCAATAGAAATTCCTGTGTATAACAGTAAAATCTATTTGGCTGGGCGTCCAACTTGGTCTGCGGTGACTGCTGATCTACGTGACGATGCAGGTGGTAATGTCAGCAGATTGGTTGGCGAGCAATTGCAAAAGCAATTTGATTTTATGGAACAAGCCAGCGCAGCCAGTGGTATTGACTATAAATTCGTGGTCACTATAGAGATGTTGGATGGTGCCAATGGTGCTATAGAACCAACAGTTCTAGAATCCTGGCAGCTATATGGGTGTTTCCTAACCAATGTAAATTATGGTGATGCAGATTACAGCGTCAATGACCCAATGAGCATTACAATGGAAATACGCTATGACAATGCAATACAAATTTCCGGTGGTGGAGTTGGTACAAGTGTTACAAGAACCAATGGCACGGTTATAACGGGATAATTTGCTAATATTAATTTAATTTAAAACGCCCTTAGGGGCGTTTTAAATGGGCTAAATATCTATATGGCTTCTTTATACAATGCAGATTTAAAATCACTGGCGCCCGGTGTTGGCACACATCCCTATACTCATGCGTCCAAGTTATTCCTTGCGGACAACTTTAGACTGGCTCCTAAACAATCATTTTTATATTATGTCTGCATCAACATCGATAAAGACACTTTGCAGAATATATTAATTACAACTCAATCTATTAATACTTCGGTTAGTAGTCAAACTCTTTTGGAGCAATATGAAGCAGGATTAATGGCCAAAAGAGTAGATCTACCTAAATTTAACATTGGATCTAAAACTTTAAATTCTTACAATAGAAAAAATATCGTACAGACCAATATCTCCTATGATCCTATAACTATATCCTTTCATGATGATGCTGCTGATATAGTAACTAATTTTTGGAATGATTATTATACTTATTATTACAGGGACAGCGACTATGATGCTACCCTGTATCAAACTCCGCATAAGTATAACCCTAGGCTACGTTCCAATTGGGGGTTTAACCCAAGGAATTCCAGCGCCACCCCATTCTTACGTAATATACAAATATTCAGTTTGCACAATAAGAGGTTTACAGAATATTTGCTAATTAACCCATACATAACTGGTTGGCGTCATGGTGAGCATAATTCATCGGGTGGTGGCGATACCCTAGAGAATACCATGACTGTGGCATTTGAGACTGTCAAATACAAAACGGGTTATGTCAACCCTGTGGATGTCAATGGGTTCGCAGTGTTGCATTACGACAACTTTGACAGCCCAATTTCAACAAGTGTTACAAATATATACAGTGATTCTGGAATTGTGGGGGCGCTAGCAGACGGCGCAAAAGATCTTGCAAGACCACCAGGTACAGGTAGCGGTCGCGGGGTATTTGGTAGTGTGTTAGATGCTTATCGTCTTTACAATGGTGCAAAAAACGCAAATTTTGGAACACTGATTGGTACCACTATAGGTCAAATTGGTGGTAGAATAATTAATGGAGCGGTTAATAGCACATATACTAACTCCAGTTTCTTCCCAACCCTCAGTGGAATTCCCGGATATAGTGATGCGGCCACCAGTCAAATTAAAACTAATACTGGATTGATATCCTATGAGAGCCCTTATGCCAACCCACCCAATGGTGATGGAGTATCAATTTCAGGATCAGCTTCGGCTATAACAGTGGGATCAGCGATAAATTATGTACGTGGCGCTTTTGATAATTGGACTCGAGGTACCATTAGCAATCAGGCTGGCGCGGCAGGAAACCCAAATAGCACCACTGTCTATCAAGCAACAGATAATTCAGGGGAAATTGCAATCGCTGCTAGAACCGGGCAACCTGTAACTGGACAGCAAACTGCATTATTATTAGATAGTTCTGGAACGGTAGTAAGTAATTATGCAACCACTGGGGCACAAGCGGGCTCATTTAATCCAAATAATGTCAATGAAAACCTGAAGGTAACACAAACTTTTACTGACTCCAGTGGGCAAACAATTTTACAAAAAACTTATAACGATGGGACACGGGTAATATTTAATAGTTCAGGAGAAATATTGCAGACTTACCCAGGTGCCAAAACTAATGCTACAAATATTGACACTAACCCCACCAATACTCGTGATATAATAGCAGCGGGTGGTTCGGTCAATCCCAATGCTCCACAATATTTTACTAACCCGGTAACTGGTTTGACCTACTCCGTGGGTAATACTTCCAGTGCCTATATAACCAATGCTTTAAGTGGAGTAGCGGGTATAACTGGTGGATTGTATGCTGGAACAACTTTGAATACTGTGCTAAACTCAACTGCATTGGGTCGATCAGTGATAGGTCAAGGCGTTTCAGCGGCAGTAAGCGGTTTATCTGGTGCAGTAATTGGTAGGGCGATCAACAACGGAATTCAACCTTTAACAAACGGTATAACTGGCAGTATTGTGCAGGGCTGGGATAGTGTAAGTGGTAGTATTAAGAACATCGTTGGAACTTGGACCGGCAATGGCGGACAAGTGGCAAACAATCCTACTCAAAATGTGGTCAGCCAAGTGGAAAATCAATATGGCGGTAAAACCACTGTCTTTAAGAACGGTAGTGTCATAAGTACCAATGCAGATGATGAAGTGGTATCCACAACTGAAGGAATTTATGAGCCCACCTTTACTAATTGGACACCCGCTGTTTTGGGAGAAAACTCAGACGTTTATGCATCACTGCCAAATTCTGGTACATTAGCGTCAGACGTTTCTAATAATACAGTGTGGCCATTTACAGACGGCGACATCACCATTGGATAATTATGTCAAATATAACTTATAACCCTCAACAGCCCAGTAATTTAAATACAACTGGGTCAAACTCAACTACTAGATATTTTAATAATTTTTTCTTACCTAAGAATTCTATTAGTCAGAATACCAATGATGCAATATTGAGTTTTTTTGAAGAGCAAACCGGTAACAGGGAAAGTGCATTATTGTTATCGCAGGCTGTGATAGATACTGCACAAGCCAAAAAGGAAGACCCCATGACTGTGTTAACTGAATTTCAAAAGCTATCACAGGACAAATTAACAGCCCTACTGTCATTGTACTTAAATGCTTCAAGAGTCAATACAAGTTTGCTGGGAATAAAGAATATCCCAAAAACTAATAGCTATGTGTCTAGAACTATAATAACTTAAAATCATGGCAAAGTATAGTCAAGGCTTTTATCAAATTAAAAACCCTGAAAAATATGTGGGTAAAAAGACGCCCCATTATAGAAGTAGCTGGGAAATGACATTTATGCTATTTTTAGATAATAACCCTTCGGTGTTGCAATGGGCCAGTGAAGCTATTCACATAAATTATCGAAATCCCTTTACTGGGAAAAATACTATATATGTGCCAGATTTTTTAATAGTTTATGTAGATAGAAATGGTAAGAAACACGGGGAAGTAGTGGAAGTAAAACCACTTAAAGAAACCACTATGGAATCTGCTAGATCTACCAAAGACAAAGCGGCTGTGGCATTAAATATGTTTAAATGGGAAGCAGCCCGTAAATTCTGCAAAGCTCAAGGCCTTATTTTTAGAATTGTCACGGAACACGACATTTATGCTGGCACTAAAAAATGAAATCCCAGCGCTAATTTAAACGATAAATACTCAATGACTAAACGTTTAGAAGCCCTTTTTGACTTAGCTCCTGTTGAATCAGATGACGACACCACTCATGAACAAGTGGTAGCAATAACTGAAGAACAAAAAACAACGATCAGTGAAATAGATAATGCTATAGATAAAATAGATCTAGCGTTGCCATTTGTCAATGACTTGGACACCAGTGACGCTGAACTAGACGAGTTGGCCAAATTGGCTAAGGATAATTTTTCAGATTTAATGTCCCTAGGTATGAACGTGGAGGCTAGATTCAGTGGTACTATATTCCAAACAGCTGGGGTATTACTGGGTCATGCGATCACTGCTAAACAAGCCAAACTAGATAAAAAACTTAAAATGGTTGATTTACAATTAAAGAAAATGAGATTGGATTATCAAATCAACAAAGATAACCAGGGAGCCGACGAATCTATTGAGGGTGAGGCGCAGGTATTGGATAGAAATTCATTGCTAGCACAAATACTAAACAGATCATCCAATAATTCTAAAAATTAATAAATACTCTATTACAGGAAAAAATATGAAAAGTTTGACCGATTACGTTACAGAAAATACCAGGACCTTTGATTTTAGAATTAGGCTGGCCTGTGAAGTGGATGATACACTAATAGAAAAAATAAAAACGGTTCTGGAAGCCTATAAGATAGTAAGCATTACCAAACCCAAAAGGTTGCCAATACACGAGTCTCCGGAATTTCCAAATTTGGGCCCTGTAGAAATTAATATTATTGATGTATGTCTAAGTTATCCAACTACTGATGCTTTGATCTTGTCAAAGGTGTCGGAAAGAGCGGGAATGCACCAATCATGTATTAAGGTAACCCCATTAAACGGCCCCTATGAAGCTGCTTTGGCTGGTATGGAGCAAAGTAATTTGCAAAAATGGGGTGAGAGTGTTTTAGCAACGCCTGAAATGACCACCACCAAACCACCAGCGGACCTAGTTGGTGATGCTAGGGTGCCAGTTCTTATAAAAGAATTAGAAGCTACGCGCCGTTACGAATACTCTCAAGCAGCAGGCGGCAAAACTACAGCGACCAAGACCAGTGATACATTCCCAGGTGATACTGTTAGCCCCCTAGGAAGTAGGCAAATTAAGTTGCCAACAATTAAAAAAATATCAGGAAAATAATATGAGCCAAGAAAATAACAATATTTATGACATTTTGGATAACTTTAACAAGGTGACAGACACAGCAGTTGAACTCTCCAAAACTCCCAAATCAAATACATTGCTAGAATCTACTATGGAGCAGATTGTTTCTGAGAAATATTTGGGCTGGAAAAAAACAGTTGCCGGAATTGAAAAAGGCGGCTCAGCAGAAAATCCCGAAGCAGTGGCAGCAGCGATTGGGCGTAAAAAATATGGTAAAGAAAAGTTTCAAAAGGCGGCAGCTACAGGTAAAAAACTAGCTCATGCATCAGTATCTGAAGGCGAAACAAAACACACCAGTACTGGTAGAATTCACAAAGGCACTTATGGCACAAGCTTTGATGATGACTACAAAGCACCACCTACGCAACGTGGACGTGGTCGCCCGAAAAAAGGAGCAGACAGTGAGACAGGTGAAGTCATGAAGCCCGATTGGAGTGCTTTCTCTAAGAAAATAACTACTAAAACCAAGTTACCAACCACACGTCATAAAATGGTGGGAGAAACAAATGTTGCAGAAAGTTCTTATAGACGCCGTGGCGATGCATACGAAAGAGATATACA